GAAAAATTTAAAAGATATGAAGAAAATTTTAACAGCATTAGTAATTTTAGTATTAACCACAATTTGTATTAGTTCATGCAGCAATGATGATAATGAAAGTAATAAAAACATTGTTGGTGTTTGGGTAGATAACTCAGAAAAAGATGGATATAAGTTCTTAGATAATGGAAGTTTCTATGAATATAGTGCCACTAATTCAAATAAAAACTGGGGAGATTCTGGAACTTATAGTTTGAGAAAGGGAAAATTAATTCTTTATTGGGATGGAGAAGTAAATGATGTAGATACATTTAATATTATATTTAATAATGAAAATAGTTTTTACTTTATCTACACATAATTATTTCAATACCTATTATAGATTTTATACTGATTTAAAAAAGATTGTTAAGTAAAATAAAAGCGAATATAGCACAAAGGTAGTGCGTAGGCCCTCCAAGCCCAAGATGTCAGTTCGATTCTGATTATTCGCTCAATAAAAATAATTAAAGTATGAACTTTGACAGTCCACTGGGTAATTCCACAGGAGTGCAGTTAGGTTTGCATTTTGGTATATAGCGCAATTTGGTAGAGCAATTCCCTGATACGGAATCGGTTATAGGTTAGAATCCTGTTGTACCAACTATAAGAAATCATACAGCAATTTTATTAAAACAAAATTATATGTGGATTATAAGTAAAAAATGATTTCTGTTTCTTTAGAATTATTTCAAGAAAAATGTTCACCTTTTTGGACTAGGATGGGATTAGATACTTGCGCAAAGCCTAATTTATTCTAGTCCTTTTAAAATTATTTCTCATAAAAAAAAAGAAAACTCACAGCAATTTTAATTAAAACAATCTTATTTAGAAAGGAGTGTATAAAAGTTTTCTGTAAATCGCGGGGAGAATAAGTATTCAAGTTGGTCTCATAAGCCAATCTCCGTCGGAGCGTTACCGACCTCCGCAACTATAATTTATATTATGATCTTGGGAATTTAAGTATTTGTGATTGATACTGGCACATAAACAAAGTTTGAGTCTTTGATTTTCTAAAGATCTTAATAATATAATTAAATGTGCGTATAGTGTATTAGTTCAATTGGTAGAGCACCACCCTGTCACGGTGGGAGTTACGAGTTCAAATCTCGTATACACTGCTTTTAGTCCGTATAGTTCAGTTGGTAGAACGAGAAACTGTTAATTTCTAAGTCGGAGGTTCAAGTCCTCCTGCAGGCGCAAACCTACATAGCACACGAATGAAGTTTTGTAGGGACAAGATTATATTCAACACTATTTTATGACGATATTAATAGTAAGGAGTATAATTTTGTATGAGGGAATGCAGAGCGAAATCTGGAAAAGTAATTAACTTCAATTTAAGGATAAAACCTCATTAAAAACTCTGCTTTTGGGCCATTAGTTCAGTTGGCTAGAACGTCTGCCTTGCACGCAGAATGTCGTGAGTTCGAGTCTCACATGTGTCCACGATGATTGAGGTAATCCGACTTATACCTTCAGGCCTATCGGCAATCATTTGATCCATTGGCCAAATTGGTAAGGCGGTAGTCTGCAAAACTGCAAATAGTGGTTCGAGTCCACTATGGGTCTCTTTTTATTGGGGTTAATCTTCCTAACGGGAAGATGAATAGATAAGCATAAAAGAAAAGTAAGTACGTACCACTTATCTAGCCCCATGTCTCTGGAGAGTAATTGGTAGCCGCACGGATTGTAAATCCGTTCTTTAATTAGACTAGGGGGTTCAAATCCCTCCTCTCCAACAAACAATATAAGGTAGTTAACTCGATAACGCAGTGGTCGACAAAAGATTTCGAGTGGTCGTAGACTCTATTCACCAGATAGAGATATTGTTTCATCACTATACTTTCTTGTATAGTCATAATAAGTTCCTAATGGCGTGACTGTCATTAAAAAACGTCCTACCTGATCTATTGTATGGAAGGTTGATCACTTCTATTGAAGATAGAACTGGATTAATTATATAAATCATTATACATACTAGTAAATATATAGTGAATAAAATAATTTTATACTATTTGGTGCAATGAGATAGTATAGTGGAACTTATTCTTGTCAGATTAGCACAATGGCTAGTGCGTCAGTCTTCCAAACTGAGGATGCCAGTTCGATTCTGGTATCTGACTCTATTAGAATACTTACAGCAATGTAAATAATTCTTACCAATTAAAGGAATAAAAAGTATTCTGTATGTTATATTTAAATGGATTTTTAGATTTTGCTAAGAAGCATAATCTAATGGAACTCTCTGTTACTGAAGCTATAGAAATATACTATAAAGCAATAGAGATGCAAGAGAATGAAGCTGATTACATATGTAAATCAGATGAGTATTAACAATTTAAACAATATGAAAAATGTATAAACAAGAAGTAGAGGTTCTTAATGAACAACAAAATGTGTTTACTAGAAAACCAAAAGTAAACATAATTTCTTCTGAAAATGGAAGTATAAAACTTGATTCTACAGGAAACAAGTTTTTAGATGATTTTGCATCTTTATCTAAGTATAAAGAGTTACGTGATCCTGATGATATATTCAAAACAATGGAAACATTGTGGAATATAGATCCTCTTAAAGCTTTAAAGGAAACTTTCTATTTAAGAATAATTAGTCGTCAAGCTAAATATCTTGATGGAAGTAAAACTGAAAGAAAGCAGATTGGTACTGGTTTAAAACATGAGTTTATTTATAGATTACTCTGGATTGCTAATTACAAGAGTGGAGTATTTATAAGAAACTTATATTTAGTTCCAGTTGTTGGTAGTTGGTACGATGTATTTCAACTATTGAGAGAATATTATTCTCATACAGACAATGGTCATTTGCCATTATCAGTAATGCTAGATTTTATTATTGATGGATTAAATAATCCAGAAGTATCTGATTTAGTAAAGAAATATTTACCAACTCTGAAATCTAAGAGTAACTGTACAACAGTTAGAAATATGGCAAATAATCTTATTGCTCGTGCAATAATGAAAAGAATGCGTATTTCTGTTATTGAATACAGACATCTTAAAGCATCTGGTAAAGCTCATCAATGGCAACAAGCCCTTTCAAGAGGTGAGAAAATAGACTTCTCTACTATTGCTGGCAGAGCATTGTCTAAATTAGTAAAAAGTAGTTTCTTAAATAATCAGAATTTGGAGGAAGACTTCAATGAATGGATTAAAGAACAACCTGTTGTTAAATTCACTGGTTATCCATATGAAATATTTTATTTCGTAAATGAGGATTATCAAAGAACTCTTATTAACAAACAATTCTTAGGATTGATTGAAGGTAAGAAACTTGATTCTAATATCATTTGCGTTCTAGATACATCTGGAAGTATGGGTTCTACAGCTAAAGGAACGAATAGATGCTCTCTTGATATTGCTAAATCTATGGCTTTGTATTTTAGTTACTTCCTAAAAGGGAAGTTTAATAAAACATGGCTTGAATTTAACGATACCTGTAAAATTCACACTCTTAAAGGAAATACTCCGTATGGCCAATACATGAGTATGAATCGTAACTCTTATGGAAGTACAAACTTCTTATCTGTAGCTGAAGAATTTGCTAAACTTAAATTAACTAATGCTGAGGAAGATTTTCCAACAGGTATTCTTTGTTTAAGTGATGGTGAATTTAATAGTTATTCAGAGCAATTTACAACTAATTTCCATAAGTTTAAAAGAATTCTTAGATCTGCTGGATTTAGTGAAGAGTTTATAAAGAACTTTAAGATTATCCTTTGGGATATTCCTAATAGTTTTTATGGTTCAGATACAACACCTAAGTTTGAATCTTTGGCTAATGAAGAGAACTTCTTCTATATGTCTGGATTTGATCCTGCAGGTATATCCTTCTTATTTGGAACTAAGGAAAGTCCTAAAGTGCCAAAGACTGCTGAAGAATTGTTTGAAACAGCAATGAATCAGGAAGTACTAAACAAATTGAGTTTATAAAACTATAGAGACCTCTAATATTAATTTATTAGAGGTCTTATTAATTAAAATTTAGATAATTTATGAAATTAACAAAATTACAAGTAAAAGCTGCTGTTAATAAACTCAAAAGAGAGTTTAAAAACATGCAAAATGAAGATCGAGAAAAACTAGAAGCTGATTATGAATATCCAAAGGATGTACAAGATCTAATAGCTGAATTACCGACATATTATTCTATTATTGAAGAAATGGAACAACTTAGGAATAAATATCGTTTAGGTTATTGTTCAAATCCAGAGGATGTAGTAAATACTAAAAAAACTTCTGATATTAATGAATTAATAGCATCTAGGTATAGAGTTCCCGATTATGATGCTTTCTCTGATAATCTAATATTATCTGAGACTGATATAGACGAAGCTATAACTAAAGCATTAGCTGCAGCTCGAATATAAGCGTAATGTCTAGTAGCTTAGGCTACTAGATTTGGCTCCTTAGCTCAACTGAATAGAGCAATAGTTCAATTCAATTAGCTAAGGAGTTTTTAATATTTTTTAACTAAATTACAAAAAGCCTCTGTAGCTTAACTGAATAAAGCACCAATCTTCTAAATTGGTTAATCTCAGTTTGAATCTGAGCGGAGGTACTAAGCTATCGGTTTTGGGTCTGAATCCCAAAGGAGTCACTAATTTTAAAATAAATTATTATGACAGATGAAAAAATAAAAATGATTGTAGATATTAATAAAGAATTAGAAGAATTAAAAAAAGCTTATAAAGAAGTAAATAATAATCCTAAATATAAATTAGCTTTTTATTATGATGCAACTTTTCCAGTTGTATCAATTGCTAAATCTTCTTATATTAATTCTTTGTTAGATAACTATAGAATAGTAATAATATCAAAGATTGAATCTGAGATTACAAGATTAAAAAATAAATTAAAAGAATTATGAAAAAAATTAAACTTCCATTTGATTTAAAAGGTTTAGGTAAATATCCTGTTGAAAATAAACGCGGAGATAAAATTAGAGTTATCTGTACTGATGCAAAGAATTCAGTATATCCTGTTATAGCTTTAATTACATCATATAGTAATAATATAGAATATGAATCTGTAGAAAGTTATGCTTGTAATGGTAATTATCATTGTGATAGAAAAACTGATATGGATTTAGTTTTTATTGATGAAGAGTATGAAAAAGGAGATATACTCTATAGTTCTAGTGATAATAGTAAACAACATTATATTTATTTCTATGATTCTCCAGATACTCCCTGTTTAGTATATGGTATTACTGAGAATAAATGGAATTTTTATTCTAGTTCTGATTTCTTTTATAATGAAGATATTCGTCCAGCAACTACAGAAGAAAGAATGTTATTTATTACTAAGTTAGCAGAGAAAGGTATATATTATAATTCTGACACTAAGAAAATAAATTATAAGTTTACTCTAAAAGATTGGTGCTTAATGAGAAAAAGTACCTGTTCATTATGGACATTGTGTCAATTCAGTCATATGGATGGAGAATCTTTTGTAGCCGTTGGTGGAGTAACTTATGATTATTGTATTCCTTGCACAGAGGAAGATAAATATTTAATAGGAACTTGCGATGATTATTAATATATTAGTAATATTTATATGTGTCCTTATTAGCTATGAAATAGGACATGCATTTGGATATGCTGATGGTATGTTCGATACTAATATTAATCATTATAATGATATAAAAGATAATACTTAAAATAACTAAATTGGTAGAAATGAGAACAAGAGAATATCGTCGATCTAAAGAGCTTAATAAATATCTTACCAGACTTAAATTTCATTTACCTTTTGCTGTAATAAAGAAAGATAATGAATTTAAGTTTGCTGAATCCGTAGAGGAATTATCTAAAAGTAGATTTTTTAAGAAATTGAAAAATGGTGATGTAGCTTTCGGATTAATAAATAAATTAGATAGAAAATTAACTAATAAAGTAATCAGACGATTTTTGAAACAAAAATCCTCAAAATTACCAGATAAGAAATATTATAAAAAGATAACATAAATTAATTGTAAAATGAAAAAATTATTAGTATGTTTGTTATTAGTGTTTACAACATTAATGGCAAGTGCAGAAACTAGATCTTATCAGATTGAAAGTTTCTCGTGTAAAACTTATGTAACTGGTGTTTGGTCTACATGGTCAACTCCAGAAGCATCTGACTTAATATTAAGTATGAATGAAACTAACATTAGTATTAATTCATCTGACCCCCAATTTTATACTATAAGAATAGATACTTATTCTTCTAAAGTTAAGAGTGATGGATATACTTATGATAGTTGGTATGCCGTTGATAAAAATGGATTAAATTTACAAATTACAATGATTAGTAGAAATAGTACATTATATTATTTATTAATAGCTTACAATGATGCTAAATGGTTATATGGAATAAGTAAATAATTTATACAAAGAATACTTACAGCAACTATAAATTAATATTATAGTCTTCCGAAGCAAACGTCTAAAGACTAAGCACAAATTTGGAATTTTTAAATAGTATTCTGGTAATTGTAGAGTGCTGCAACTGGTAGACAGGGTAGTCTTAGAAACTATTGTTTGTGGGTTCAAATCCCATCTCTACAACTAGTTATTATGGGCTAGTTTGGCTTTGATTCTCGTAGAAGGATTGTATTTCTTACACATAGGAGTTATCCTTAAATAACAAAACAATAAAGGACAATAATTGTAAAATTATTTCTATGACATCCATGAAAATGGCTGCCTGAGTTTCACCTACTTGGAAACAGAAAAGTGAATAAGATTTGTATGTTAGATTAAACATACTGGTGGAAACGTTGACTTCTAGTCAATCCCTTAGAGATAAATCACTCTTAAAAAGGATATGTAAGTAAAGAAAATATGATAATGAAACGTGAAGACGTGGGTTCGACTCCCACCTAGTCCACAAAAAGTGCTAATCATCAGCCAGATTAGTTAAATGTTGGTTATTAACAGCAGAGCAGCTTTTTAATATTAATTAAAAACTTTTCAACCTATCATAGGGTTTATTATGATGACTTTCGGTCTATGTTCAACAAGAATCGTAGATAAGTAATGGCATACTTTACAGTTAGTTAAATAATGCACAGGGATTGTAAAATCTGACATTGGATAACTTATTATATAGTTTGAAAAGTCTATATTTTAGGTTATCCAATTTTTTATTGTAAATTATTTGATTTATTAATAAATTTTATATATATTTGTTTTGTTAAAAAAATTTATAACATTTAAAATAAATAATTATGAAATTAATACCAAGGTATTTAAATGGTTCAAAAATTACCTTTTTAAAAGGTAGTGGTAATGGTTGGCAACCATATAAGTGGCAAGCTTCTAAACAATAGTAGGCAGCTTAGGATTATGCTAGATAGGTAGTACAGAGAGTACATGAAATAAGCGAAGATTTAGATAAAAGTAGAGCTAATTTAAATAAAACATCTAATAAATATAAAATACCTAGAGATAATTCTGATATAGTAAATTTACAAAAAGATTTATTTAATAAAGGATATTATGGAAATATAAGTTATAGTAAAGCTATAGATGGGATATGGGGAAATATGACAGAAAATGCTTATAGAAAAGCTACTAATGATGGATATGTAAGAGAACATGGAAAATTAGTAATTCCAGAAGATAATAGAACTCTAGGAGATTATTATAATGAAGCTAAAAATCTTTTATCTGGTCCAGCAATACCTACATTAGTTAATGATGTAGTTAGAAATACAATAAATAAAATAGCAGGAAAAACTGTTTTGCCTGGAAATACTGTAACCTCTTTAAATCCAGGAGAAGAAGATGCCATTAGAGAACTTATTAGAAATAGTCAAGATGGTATTGTTAATGGTGATTCTTATAGAAAAGTTTAGAATGTATATGCTGGAGGAAAACGAGATATTCTAAATAGGCTTGGAACTAATACTGGTTAGATAGAACATACTTTAGGTCAATTCAGTAATTATGTTGATCCTGAAACTGGAGATACTATTGTAACTGATACTTATGACTTTAATAAAAATTAGAGATCTTCTAATCAAGGTTGGTACAGTAAAGTAAGAGATCTTGCTGGAAAACTAGCTTCATAGGATGATTCTCCAGATGCATAGAAAACACATTTTAAAATAAACATATCTAAAAATAGAAGAGAAAGAAATTCTCTAAATAAAATTTTTAATTAAATAGATTATGAAGATAATAAAATATATTGTAGAGATAATGATAATAGTAATAATATTTACTATTATAAATCTATTTTATTGGACAACATCCGATAGACAGCAACAATGTGTAGCTAAATTAGAAAATAATAAAGAATTAAATCTATATGAAAAATGTAGTATTTATTCTATACACGTAGCTATATTTACTATAGGACGAGTAATTTCTCCAGAATCAGCTACACAACAATTTTATATGTCATATCCTCATGGTAAAAAGCTTTTCAAAACTAACATATTGGATAATTTAAAAATAGGAACAGTTAAATTACCTTATACATTAAAAAATGCAAGAGTAGCTTGTACTGTAAATACTTGGCATGTAAAAGAAAAAGTAATTAATAATAAACATATAAAATATATACATAGTATTTGTAAATATGATTATATTCATGATGATACTATTATTTTAGGATTTCGTTTTAATGAAGGTTTATTTAATTATTTACAAAAAATAGGTTGGTTGTTTCCATATGAAATTGAATATCAACAATATACTTAATATAAAAGAGAATAATCGTATTTATTATGATTATTCTCTTTTTTTTTATGTATAATTAACTTTTTTTAAAACTAGACTTGATTTAAATCAAGAAATTCAAAAGTACTTGTTTTTATAAAAATAAAAAACTATTATTGTGTTCGATAACAATGAAGAAGTACTTCAATATGGGCCTGTTAGTTTAACGGTTAGAATAGTGGATTGTGGCTCCGCAAATGGTAGTTCGATTCTACCACAGACCCCAAAATTCCATCCTCTTAGATTATTTATTTTATGAACTTAAAATTTATAATAAATTATGAAAAGAGTTAAAAGTTTATTTAAGAAAATGGGTAATTATTACATGAGATGTATTAATACAGTTTATGGTCCAGCCTTAAAGTCTGGATCTCCCATTTGGCTTTAAAGATTAATTTAAAAATTACAGATTATGAGAAGAGACAATTTTAAATGGTTATTTTACTTAGTATTAGGAGTTCTTATAGGTATGCTGATTGGAAAGTATACGTTGGCTTCTACTCAATCACACGATACTAAAGTAGAAATAACGGTAAAAAAGGATAGTATAGTAACTAAAAAAGATACATTATATGTAAAAAGAGTTACGAAGCCATCCTTGAATGACAATAATTTGATGGCTGAATTGAAATTAAATAAAATACAGCATCCAGAAATAGTATTAGCTCAAGCTAGACTAGAAACTGGAGGATATACATCAAAGGTTTGTAGGACGTGTAATAATTTATTTGGACTTCGTAGAGGTGATTCCTACAGAAGTTTTAGCCATTGGACTGAATCAGTTAAAGCATACAAAAGACTGATTCAATCCAGATACAAAGGTGGAAATTATTACGCTTTCTTAGAAAGAATTGGGTACGCAGGAGACCCATATTATACATCTAAACTTAGAGATATTATTTAATTATCCAGATTATTGAAAAATTTAATTTAATTTTTAAAAAGAAATGAAAAAGTTTTTATTTGTTGTCATAGCTATTGTTGCTATGAGTTTTGCTGCTTGTGGTAACAAAGTTACTCCAGCAAGTTCTAATGGTGCAGACTCTGATTCTGTAGTTGATTCTACTGTTGTAGATTCTGTAGATAGTGTTTGTGTAAAATAATGTTGAATTTTTAAAATGATTAATGAAATGATGAAGAAGTTTTTAATGTTGATTGTTGCTCTAGTAGCATGTATTAGTATCAATGCCCAAACAGCATTGCAGACAACTAAAGTTTTGGATAATACCTATATTGGTATTAATGCTGGAGCAAGTACTCCACTCTCTTTTAATAGTGTATTCCCAGTAAATGGAATGTTTGGTGTAAAGGTTGGAAAGAATTTCACACCTGTATTTGGTCTTAATGTAGAAGGAAATACTTGGTTTGGAAGTAATACTGATCCTCAAACACGATTTGATCGTACCGATATTCATAATGCTTTCAGAGCAGTAAATACTGGACTTAATGGAACTATTAATTTAACTAATTTGTTCTTAGGTTATAATGGTGGTTTTAGATGTTTTGAATTGTCTACTGTAACTGGAATTGGATGGCTGCATACATTTAAGGCTCATGCTAGTGATGGTGATGATTTTTCAGCTAAGACTGGTTTAGACTTTACATTTAATATGAAGCATGGAAATGCTATCTATGTAGAACCAGCTATCTATTGGAATCTAACTGAAGGAACTGGAGTAAAGTTCAATAAGAATAATGCACAACTTGCTTTGGCAGTAGGTTATGTATATAACTTTAAGACTTCTAATAAGACACATAATTTCAAATTGTTCGATATTACAGCAATGAATAATGAAATTAATAGTCTTAAAGAGAAATTGGCATCTAAGCCAGCTGTTGAAAGAATTGTTGAAAATAAAGAAACTGTAATTGATAATTCATTTGATGTAGTATTCTTTGCTCAAAATTCAGCAGTACTTAGTCCAGAAGCTAAAGAAACTCTTAATAGTATTAAGAATACGCCAGTAGAAATAATTGGTTATGCTTCTCCAGAAGGAACTCAAGAATATAATAAAGATTTGAGTTATAAGAGAGCTAAAGCAGTAGCTGATTATTTGGCTAATGAAGGTTTCACAATTAAATCTTGTGTTGGTGCAGGTTGTGAAAATGATACTTCTAACAGAGTTGTTATTATAAAGAAATAATTTAATTTAAGGCAGTCATTATTGACTGCCTTATTTGCTTAGAATGGTTGTAGTAAAGTTCGATTCTTTATCTAAGCACAATATTTTAATATATAGAGATATGAGTATATTTATTATTATTATTTTATGTATTATTTATATCGAATTATGGTATAAGCCTAGAATTAATGTTTCTGGTGAACATATCATATTATGGTATGGAAAGGGATATAGGAAATGGATATACCTAAAATAATACGCAAAGTGGGGTTTACATTAAACCCAGATGATTCTATTGTAAATGCATTATTACAGTCTATAGCTGAAAATAATTGCAAATGCATTAGTCCAGGTAATGAACATAATAAATGTCCATGTGATGCTTATCTTAAAGAAGGTAAGTGTTATTGTGGTCTTTATTTAAAAGTTAAACATGGATGAAAATTTACACAGATGGGGCTTATAAGCCAACAACAGATCAAGGTGGATGGGCCTTTGTAACAGATGATGGATTTACTGATTGGAATGGAGTAAAGAATACTACCAATAATAGGATGGAAATACAAGGAGTATTAGAAGCAATGAAATATATTATTAAAAATAATATAAAAGATGCTGAAATCTATTCTGACAGTCAATATGTTATTTGTACAATTACCAAAGGATGGAAGAAAAAAATGAATACTGACTTATGGGAAGAATTTGAAAAATTAATATCTCAAATTGATTCCATAAGTTTTATGTGGGTAAAAGGTCATTCCGTAGATAAATTAAACAACAAAGCAGATGAGTTAGCAGTAAAGGGTAGTGAATTATATTTAGTGGATTAATAGTCCACTTTTTTTGTGCCCTGTAATTTTTAATTTAATTTAATTATGGAGGAACAACAAAGTTCTTTGAATAATGTTTCTGAAGAAAAAGTAAAGAAATTTAACGAAGTAGCTAGAGAGATAGAAGGCTATATTTCTAAGTTATGTTCTACTAAAGAATTTATATGTGAAGAAGCATTTTTTGTTGGCGTACTTTTAACTTATTTATTTATTTCTGATACGTTAAGAACTATTAGTAAACATAAAGATAAGCTTGATGATAAGATACTAGATGAAAATACTAAACATATAATGGATGTATTAAGTAAAGCAATTAAACCAGAATGAAATATAGTAAACGTAGAGCAAGACTATTAGCCAGACAAAAAGCTTGGGAAGCAATGGCAAGTAAAGATCAATCAGCAACTACTAAACCTGGTTCTTTAAATAAGTAATTATGGAAATTAGAGAAGATGATTTTATTCTAACTCCAGCTATAAATGATGCTTCTCCATTTTGGGATCTTCAATTATTGGTTACTATTAAACCAAAAGGAAAAGAATCCAGAAGTGAATTTAAAGCTATGGGGTATGGAATGACTCTAGAAGGAGCTATTAGAAGAATAGCTAATTATAGAGTAATTCATAAAATAGGAGATGGTAGTGTTAGTTTAAAAGAATATGTAGCTCAATATACAGCCGAAGTAGATAAGATAGATAAACTATGTCGAGCGCAGAAAAAGTCTTCAGACAAAAATTAATAGAAGAATTAGACAATTTATGTGATAAATTAGATAAAAAGTATGATATTAATTGTGGTGGATGTTGCTATATAGCATATCTTATTTCATTAGTATTATCTACATTTAATATAAAATATAAATTGACTATTTATGACCATGAAGTTAACTTTCATAAAAAATTAGAGATTAGAAATAATATAAGAAATAATAGAGGGTTTCCATGTCGATTAGATACAGCTAATCATTATGCAATAAGCATATCAGGTAGAACTATAAATAAAAGTACTTTTAGTCCTTGGTCTGGAAAGCATTTAAATATAAGTTATATTAAACCAGAAGAGATTAAAGAAATGTATACGAAAGGTGATTGGAATGATTATTATAATAGATCACATAACGGACACATTAGTAAATTATTTTATAAAATAATAAAGAAATATGAAAAAGAAAGCAAAAAACGAGTCGATAGTAACTCTTAAATGTTCTTGTTGTGGTAAGCCTACCAAACATTATCTTACAAAAGATGGCGAATACAAATGTATCATCTGTCAGCATGTAGATAAAACAGTTGCTTTGAAAGAAGTTGTATTTGAAAGCGACTTTGATAATGAATTATCTAAAGTAGAAAAAGAAGAGGCTGCTCCAGAAGTTGAAAATCTTTTGAATGAAGGTTTGGATGAAGTTGATAAAAATACAGCAATTCCAAAAGAATCTTTAGATGAAGCAATTAAATCTATTGATGAATCATATAGTGAATTGATTTGATAAAGTTCTATAGACATCCTAAATTAGATAAGTCAGAAGTAACTACTTATGTAAATAAGGATGGTGATAGAATAGAAATTGCTCCATTCTTTTTATATGAGATAACATTATCTAAATATATTGTAGATGATAAACAGAGAAGATATGAGCAATTAGACTCTAAATTTGTAAAATCTAATAAAGAAGTACCAGACAAATGTGATATTAAGTATTTTCCTAATAAAAAGAAATTACAATATTGTATTGTCAAAAATTTTACTATGGTCGGTGCTACCAAAGAATATATAATGAATAACAATTTCCCAATATGGGAATTAAACAAAAAGAAACATGAAAAAAGAAAAAGTAGTTTACAAAGAAGGAACGTTCACAAATTACGAAGGTAAAGTACAGAAGTTTATAATCTGTGCTATTAGTAGAGTACCAGAAGTAAATACATGTTTATCATTACCTGATAATAATGAATATATGATGGAATATTATGGTGATGAACTAAAAGAACTTAGTGTTGGAGTTAGTATAACTAATACTAAAGATTCCTTTGATGAAGAGTTCGGAAAGAAAATTGCTTATAGTAAAGCTAAGTCTAATAAGAAGTCATTTATGCTTACAAATAGACCTGGATTTATTAATGAAGATGTAGTAAATGCTCTGCTAGCTAATTATGTAAAGTATATTCAGAAAGATCCAGGTTCAGTAATAGCTGGATATGATGCTGCTAAAAAAAAGTATTTCGAGAAAAAGAAATATGTTAATTTAGCAGAAGATATGGCTTCTGATACATTAGCTGCAATGGGAGCTTTAGCAGATGCTACTAGTGATGAGTTAGAGACAGCTAAAAAACTACGTAAATATAATATAATTTAATGTCAAAAGATTCCAAAATATTATTGGTATTTATGATATTTTGTGTAGCTACTTGTATTATTATTACTATTAATACTAAGCCAGTTAAACAGTCTAATTATGAGAGAGTCATAGATTCTCTCAATAATAAAATTGATTCTATACAAAATAAAAGAATTAAAATAATATCTACTATAGATTCTAATGACACAAAAATAGTAAATGTACGAAAAGAATATTATAAAACTGTTGATAATATTATTCATCAGTCTTTCGATTCCAACAGCGTCTATTTCACAAACTATATCGACAGATATAGGAAAAACCATGACTCTGACTCCTCAGCAATTAAAGACAACTAATCTAATATTTGCTGAACATGAAAAATGGTCTAAAGAAATACCACTATTAAATACACAAATTAAGTCTTATAAAGAGTTAGTTAATTCATATGTTGTTGAAGATTCATTAAAGTCAGAACAAATTGACTTTTATAAATTGCAAATAAAAGATGATAAAATTAACATTAATAAACTTAATAAGAGGTTAAAAGTAGTTAAAGTTGCTGGGATTTCTAGTAGTATTTTATTATTTTTACTAGGTGTATTTATAACGAAGTAATGTATGGAAAAGGACAAAAACGGAGTTGTATATAAATATCCAGATAGAAGTTGCAAAGAATGTAACAAATATCCATGTTTTGAAGGAATAGACACTTGTAAGTGTGATTTCGCTAAATATGGATGTAAAACATACCAGATTACAAAATAAATAAAATATAAAATTATAAAAATAATGGGAGTTTTAGGAGACAAATTAGCATCAGCTTTAGAAGCAAAAACAAATGACATTAACAGCTTTATTTGGAAAGGACCGAAAAAAGAAAATCGTACTCAAGATGAAATAAAATTAGTTGATGCTACCCCAGATCAACTTAAAGAGTTCTATGAGCATTGTAAATCAATGTTATATAGTACTGATAAAGTAAATCCTGGTAGATATACATTGAAAGATATAGTTAGAGATCAAATTAATAAATGTAATACTGAACTATATCTTAGATATTTAGAAAATAAATATCTTAGTAGTACTGAGCGTAAATCTTATCCTAGATATTTATTAATGAAAGATTTAAAAACTTTTCTTGATGCAAACATAGAAGCAATACCTAGAGACCAATGGAAAATTGCGAAGGTATCTGAAGCTATGGATAATATTCCAGAAGAGTTTAGAGATGTAACAATAGAAAATGTATTAGATGGTTGTCTTGATACATTAGGAACTTTTGATAAGAGGCACTTATCTCTTAATTTCTTAACGAAATTGGGAGTTTGGTTTACACCTGCTGAATTGAAAGATCTTACTGTTAAAGACGAGGTTACTGGTAAGAATAAAGATAGAATTAAAGTAATTATAGAAAGACTTAGACTTAATCCTAATACACAAATTAAGGTAAGTAGTAAAGGTCTATCTTATGCTGAACTTCGCTCTATGCTTACTCTTAAGGTTAAGAAATATTCTGATTTAACTACAGAACAATTACTTACTTTAAGAAATAAAGTATTGTTTAGATTTGAAAACGAAATTGATTATCATATTAGTCAATGGGAAGAGAGAATTAAACAACTTGAAATGGTAGCCAATTCTAAAGGATTTTCACTTTTATCAAAAAATGAATAAATAGGTGGATACAAGTTTAGACTTATTTAAAACATTAACTAGGTCTGAAAGACAAGAACTAGGGAGACAACTATGGATTAAACATAAATGTTGTGGCTCCCTAGTTTATCCTACGGGAGTAGGAAAAACAAGAACTGCTCTTAATTGCATTGAATGTATATTGAAAAAATATCCAACTTTCAGAGTATTAATAGTAGTTCCAACTGAAACTTTGTATAACCAATGGAATACAGAACTTGATTCTAGAGGTTTAGCTTTGAACTGTGAAGTTCAAATAGTAAATACAGTATCTAAACATAAATATAAAGCAACTATACTTGTAATCGATGAATAATTTGTCGATTTAAAATCGGGTGAACTGCTGGAATATCCTTAGAGCTTTTTAAACTACAACATAGAAAGTAATTTCAAGTGTGATAGTAAAAAATTAAAAAGATTGGACAATCAGCAACCAAGTTTCCTAATATAGGAAAAAGGCTCACAGACTATCTCGTAAGAGAGTACATTTAAGTTAAATAGTATTTAATTTATTTGGAAGTGCCCGAATAATTTACTATATTGTTATGAATTAAAAAAATTTATAGCAATGAATAAAATTTATAATTTTTATGTATTAAGTGCTTCTTCTGATGAATAGAATATTCGTTATGTGGGAGTAACTACAAGATCAATAATAGAAAGATTTTATGGACATAAATATTGTGCTAAACATGAAAATAAACGTGGATTGCCTGTTCATAAATGGATGTTTTCTCATTATTCAAAAGGAGAAACTATTATTGTAAAACAAATAGATAAATGTGATAGTAATGAATGGGAAGATAGAGAAAAATATTGGATAAAATATTATGAAGATAAAGGATTTAATCTCTTAAATGTTTCTGAAGGAGGAAGTGGAATTGTAACTAAAGAAATGCGCTCAGAATCATCTATAAATAGATCTATACAAGGACATAAAAAAGCAATTATAGCTTTAAATATGGACGGTACATTTTATAAAGAATTTGATAGTGCTATTGAAGCAACTAAAGAATTAAATATAAAAAGCAAATCTTCAATTAATAATGTCCTTAAAGGCAGGAGTAAAAGTTCTGCTGGATATATGTGGATATATAAAGAGGATTATAATTCTAATAATATATATAAATATAATAAAGTAGAAAAAGGGACAAAAATATATCAATTTGATATTAATGGATCTTTTATTCAAGAATATCCATCTATACGAAATATTAATTCTATAGAAGGATTTAGTTCAAATGGACTTAGGGCCGCACTAAAAGAAAAAAGATTATATCACAATTGTTATTGGTCTAAAACGAAAACAATTGATATAGATGAATTCGAACCTTATTATAAATATGTAGAATTATCAAATAATAATGATATAGTAGAATTATATCATGATCAAATAGAAATATCCAATAAATTTAATATAAATACTAGCACAGTATGCACAAAAATTAAAGAACAAAAAATATTTCCGGGAGGAAATATTATTCGTAAATTATAAGATATAGTCGATACTATTATGAAAATAATAGAATAATAGGAAATACATCGTACTGGCTCATTAGAGTTCTCTAAGATATTTCAAAATGTAGATTATAAGTATATATTAGGATTAACTGCGACATTTGAACGATTGGATGGAAAAGAAAAATTAATAGAAAAATATTGTCCAGTTATTGATACTATATCTACTGAAGAAGCTTTGTTTAATGGATGGATTTCTAAATATAATGAGTATGAAGTTATCATAGATGTTCCTGATATTGAAGTTTATAAAACATATAATAAGGAATTTACAAAACACTATGAATATTTTGAGTATGACTTTGGACTAGCAATGTCTATGGTCGGACCTAAAGGATATCTTAATCGTATTAAGTTTAGAGATTATAAATGTCCTAAAGGTTCTAAATCAGAGAAATCTGAAGTACTTAAAGATGTAACATATCATGCCATGGAATTTATGAGAACTATTCAAAAAAGAAAAGCTTTTATAAATAATCATCCTAAAAAATTAGAAATAGTTAATAAAATAATTGAAGCTAGAAAAGATAAGAAAATTATTACTTTTTCTAATAATGTAAAGATGGCTGAAGGAATAGGTTATGGTGAAGTATATACAGGTAAAATTACAAAGAAGAAGGGAAGAACTACAATAGAAGAATTTAACGAAAAGAAAACAGGTGTATTAAATACTTGTAAGAAAGCAGATGAAGGTCTTGATGTAAAAGGTCTTTCCGTTGCTATTGTCTTAGGATTAGATTCTTCTAAAATAAAAGCAACTCAAAGAAGGGGTAGAGCTATAAGATTTGAGCCAGATAAAACTGCTGAAATATTTAATATAGTTATTAATAAAACAGTAGAATTAAACTGGTTTGCAGAATCTCATAAGGATGAGAAATATATACAAGTTGATGAAAAAAATTTAGAAAAAATTCTTAAAAATGAAGATTTTGAATCATATAAAAAACCTGTACTACAATTTAGTTTTAGGTATTGATGATTAAATAGAATGTATGTGAAATGAGCCGTCCTGGAAAGGAATAAACTTTTTACAATTAAAGATAGTATTTTATAAACTATTATTAATTGTTTTTATGACAATATACGGAATATTAGAAGCTATACAAAATGATGTTAATGGATATGTAACATATGTATTTAAAATATTAGAAGATAATGAATGTCAACTATTAGGTTATAAAAATTTGACATGTGTTAGATTTCCTAACTGGGAATGTAGAGAATTAAAAATTGGAGATATGGGATATGTAAACTTTGAATTTAGAAGAGCAGGAATAGACTGTTGGTATAATGGAGAAGAACTAATTCCATATAGAAATAACATAGTACAATTTATGAATTTTATATTTCCAGGTAAAAATAAAACAGAATCTTGTATAATGTAACTAATATGAATAAATTTGATTATAATATTGATGAAGAAATAGCTATAATGGAAAAATATAGCTTATCACCGACTGAGTTGTTCGTGATTAAAGCTATTCTATTATTACAAGAAGGATATGAAGAAAATTATTTAATTAGATTTTTAAGTATTCCAGAAAAAGATCGTGGAGATTTTAGAGAAATTTTAGTTTCTTTACAAAATAAAGGTATAATATTAAAAAGTTATACAATACCAATGAAAGGAAGAGAGTTTGATCCTGAAGAGATTCAGATAAATAAAGCTTTCTTTAAAACAATTTATAGATCTAGTTTTGAACTCGGAAAAGAGTTATTTGAAACTTATCCTATGTTTACTACAATTAATGGTGCTACTGTATCAATAAGAGGTATTAGTAAAAAGTTTGATAGTTTGGAAGATTTCTATAAGTTTTATGGTAAAACTATAAAACATAATCCAGAAATGCATAATCATATTATTGAATTATTAAATTGGGAAAAAGACAACAATATTGGATTTATTAATATGTCATTGGCCTCTTTTGTAATTGAAAACAAATGGAACGAACTGGAAGCTTTAAGAGATGGTAAGATTGCTAATGTTAATTTTAATACCATTAAGAGCTTATGATGTCTTTAATAGATGAAATAGCGAGGGGTAGGGAAGGAAGAAACTGGGGTTTTAGTCTTGGACTTCCAAAACTTGAGGATTTAACTGATGGTTTAACTAAATCTACTTATACTCTATTATTTGCATCTTCTGGTGTTGGAAAATCAAGTTTAGCTATTTATGCTTATATATATAAACCACTAATGGAACATTTAGGGGATGATAATTTATTATTAATATTATTTTCTTTAGAAATGAAGAAAACATTTATTATGGCTAAGTTATTAAGTATATATATACATGAAATGTATAATATTGATTTAAGTATGAAAGAATTATTATCTAGGAAAAAGGGATATAGATTGTCTGATGAAAATATGAAGATAGTCGAAGAATGTATTCCTTGGTTGGAAAAAGTAAATAAAGTATTACATGTATATGATGGTTCATTAAATTCTACTAAGATGTATGCTATTTTATTAGAAGAACTTGAAAGTGTAGGAAAATTTACTAAAGAAAATCATACTGGATATATTCCAAATAATCCGAATAAAGTAGTACTAGCTGTTTTAGATCATGCTGGTTTATTACAAGCAACCAATGGAAGAAGTAAAAAAGATGAAATTGATATGGCTTCTCATATGATAGTCAGTTTAAGAAATAGAACTGATATATCTATGCTTTGGTTAATGCAATCTAATAGAGCAGTAGCTGGAATGGATAGAAAGAAACAAGGATTTAATGAACCTATGATAGAGGATTTACGATAAGAAAAAAAATTAGTCCAAAAATTTTGTTTTCAAGTTCTCTTTAAACTCCGTTAAACAGGGAAACTCCTTAAAGGACAATCCTGTGCTAAACCTTTAAGAAATTAAAGAAAAAGCTAAACGACTAGAAGTGATGCCTAACGTAAAGACGAGGCTATAAAATCTTCCACGAAAGCGGGGCACTATTTAAAGTAATACTTGTGAAAGTATAAAATAAATTAAAGATATAGTCTAGACTATATAGTAATATATAGAAATATAGGATAAAAACCTATATGATAATAATATCGATCAAAGATTCAGGTAGTCCTTCAGAAGATGCTGAGATAGTATTGAGTATATATAATCCAAATAAAGATCATTTAGCAACATATAGAGGATATGATATTAAACAGATGGGTGAAAACTTCAGAAGTATATTATGTCTAAAATCCAGATATGGAGAATCTAATGCTGCTGATTGTTGCTTTTTTAATGGTAAAGTTAATGTATGGCAAGAATTACCAAAGCCAACTGAAATTTATGATTATTCAAAGTATTCCATAGATAAGAAAGAAGAAGCGAAAGATATAGTAAAAGAAAATAATAAAAAAATGAAATTTACAATTTAAATGAGTAATATTATAGGTTGTGCAGGATTATCTAATTCTGGAAAAAGTACATCATTAAAATATCTAGATCCTAAAGAAACTTTTATTGTTAGTTGTACAAATAAACAATTACAAATTCCTGGATTTAGAAAAAAATATATAAAAATTAAAGTAGAAGAAGGAAAACTTGTTGGTAATTGGTTAGTTAGTAATAATTATGCTACAATAGAAAAAATAATGAAAATTATTTCTGATAAAAGGCCAGATATAAAAATAATCGTAATTGATGATGCTAATTATCTATTATCTAATGAAGAGTTTCAAAATGCCCTAACCAAAGGATATGAAAAATTTACAGTTATGGCTAAAAATTACAGTGATTTTATTCAAAATTGTAGTAATTTAAGAGATGATATTACTGTAGTATTTATTTCTCATATAGAAAATTGGGGGACTGATTTAGATCCAGAATATAGATTATGGACTACTGGAAAAATGTTAACACAAAAGACTAATTTGGATGGTCTATTTTCTTATTTGTTGTATGCAGAAAAATATCAAGATGATGGAGATGATGAAGTAAAATATAGATTTAGAACTAAAGGAAATATTAATGATACATGCAGAAGTGTAGAAGGATGTTTTAAAGATAGATATATTGAACCTAATATGAAATTAGTTATAGATAGTATTAATAAATTTGAAATGGATGAATAATGAAGCTATTGAAAATGACAGTAACTACCGAATGGGTAGACGAAGAAACAGGTGAAGTAACAAAAGATGTAAGAGAATTAAAAGATGAATCAATAAAGAAACCAAGAGCCACAAGTTCTAAAACAACTAGTAAAGTAGTTGAAAATGCAGAACCTATATTAACTTTGGAGGATAATAAATATGTATTAACTACTGGTGCAGTCGATGCTCTTGACGTAGAAGTAGGAGATAAAATAGATATTAAATTCCAAAAAGTTGATAAATCAATGATACCAGTGATTGGATCAAGTGATACTTTTGGAACAAAAGGTGGTAATAAATTAACCAAGTCTAATACAGTGTCTTATAGAGGTAAGGCAAATGATGAACTAAGAGTATTTGGAACTGAGTTCACTTTAGAGAAGCATCCTACAGCATTAGGTTTGTTTATTCTTAAAGGAGAAAATACTCCAGATGTAGAGTTTAAAGAAACTCCAACTCCTGAACCTGAAGAGGAGTCTAATGAGGAGATAAATGATATTGATGATATGACAGATGATGCAGAAGAAGTAACAGATGATGATTTAAACTTTACACTTTAATAAAAATATAATTAATTATGAAAATGAATTTTGGTTCAGTAGCAAACATTTCAACTAACGCAACTAGTAATTATCTTAAACCTTGGAATATTTATGATGATGTTAAATTTGATGGTATTAGCGATCCTGTATCTGGTAATACTAAAGATGGTGGTACATGGAGAGCATGGGATTTCACGTTTACATGTCCACAGGGAATTTATAGAGAAAGAGTATTTGAACCACAGAATGATGAAAGAATGACAGTTACCAATTCTAATGGTCATGAAAGTCAACTTCCATCAGCACAAGAAAGATTACTATTCTTTGCAATGCAATTAATAGACACCTATAATCCAGATGTAAAAGATAAATTTATAGCTGCTTGTGCTAAAATAAATGAAGAAGCTAACCCCCATAAACAATTTGATTTGTTCTTTGGAGCATTGAAGAAAGCTATTGAAGGTAGTGAAATAACTGCTCAATTACTTCTAACAGGTAGAAAGAGTGGAGATTCTGTATATGCAAGTCTTCCTAATTTTGTAAGAATTAATTCTAAAACTAATGAGCCTTTTACAAGTGAAAGATTTATTGGACATAATTTAGGATTTAGTGCTTATGAAGCTGGAGAAAAGAAAAAGTATGATGCTGCTGCCCCAACAAATATGGACAAAGTAGAGAAGAATGAGTCTAAAGCAGCTAAAGGCGATGAAATAGATAATTTCGATAGTCTCCTCTAATTAATTTGGAATACTAGTAATAAATGATTAATTTTGAGGTTCTAAATAATATTATATGAATTTTACGTTACAACCTCAGATTACTAAATCATTTTTACTTTCTAAATATTCTGAAGAAACTTATATGTCTTATTACCTTGGACTCCCCGTTAAAAAGGGTTTATTTAAAAACCCTTTACGGAGAGACAACAAGGTAACTTGTTCTTTTTATAGAAATAAATCTAATGAATTAATATTTCATGATTTTGCTACAGGACAACATTTAAATTTTATATCTGTAGTTATGGCTAAGTTTAATGTCCCATATTATTCTGCTATTAATATAATAGCTAAGGATTTTGGCTTTAAACAAGGAAATGGGCAACATAAAGTCGTAATAAAAGAATCAGCAAAGAAATTTGAAAGTAAAGGGCCTGCTAAAATTCAAGTTGAAATAAAAGAATTTACTAAACCTGAATTAGATTGGTGGAAAAGTTATGGAATAACTTTAGAGATATTAAAAAAATATCATGTATATTCTTGTAAAAACATATTTTTAAATGATAATCTATTTACAACTGATAGTAAATTAACTTTTGGATATTATGGTGGAAAACTTGATGGATTAGAACTGTGGAGAATATATTACTCTCAGCGTCATGAATATAGATTTTTAACTAATTGGCCAGCAAAGAAAATTCAAGGCTTTGAGCAATTACCAAAAGATGGTAAATTACTTATAATTACTAAATCTATGAAAGATGTTATGTGTTTAAATTCATTAGGAATATCTGCTATAGCTCCAAACTCTGAAAATTTATTTATTTCTGATAATGTATTAGAAATATTAAAACAAAGATTTAAATATATAGTTGTATTATATGATAATGATTTGCCTGGAATACATAATATGAATAAGATAAGGAGACAACATCCAGAACTTGTTTATACTTGGATTCCTAGAAAATATGAAGCAAAAGATATAAGTGATTTTTATAAAAAATGGAAAAGATATAAAACTTTAGAATTTATTAAAGAAAGTATTAAACGTTTAAAATAGCATGAGTAAAAAATAGGTATTGAATACTTCCTGTGAAGCTACTTTTAAAGATGGACATAAAGAACAATTTGAGTCTATTGAAGAAGCTAGTGAGAAAACAGGATTGACTGTAGCATCTATTAAAATTAGGTGTAATAAAGTTGGTTGTATAGGAAAAGATAAAACAGCTTTCGTATGGTTAGATGACCATACAAGAAGGTCTTATCAAGCTAAGAAATCTAGAAACAAAGGTTCTGAATTTGAATATCATGTATGTAGAAAACTTAATGAATTAGGTTATGATACAGTTACAGCTCGTTCTGAATCTAAAAGAATGGATAATGGTAAAGTTGATATTGTAGATAAAAGTGGTAAATTACCAATTAATGTACAATGTAAACATACAGTAAATCTCCCTAATTATTTTACAATTAGAGAAGCTTGTATAGACCAAATAAAACCATTTTGTTTATTATGGAAAAAGGCTACAAATGATGGGACTAATAGTCCTGGAACTGTAGCAGTTATACCAGAAGATTTCTTTTATGAATTACTTGATTCCTATAACAAAAATAAATCATGAGAAATATATATAAATTTACTTGTAATTACAAGGGAAAAAGTAAAACCTACAGTCTACTTGCAACTAACCTAAATGATGCATATGAAGAGGCTGGTAGATTAATTATCGATAATTATGAAGATATTGATGATGACTCTTGTGATATTTTAGATTCTGCTAATAGAAAAAACTGGAAAACAGACGTTATGCCATTTTTAATGGCTAATGAAAATATGCTACTAAGTAATATAGAAATAGTTAATAATGAAGAATAATTTAAAAATAGGATTAGACTTAGATCAAGTCTTAGATGATTTTATGGGTCCTTATCTTAAACGATTTGGAACTCCTAAAACTGATTTTGAAATAACTAAAAATGTACAAAGAGTATTATCTAAAGATAGAGATTTCTGGTTAAATTTGCCAGTTATTAATACTATAGATTTTATTCCTGAATTGTATTGTTCTAAACGAGTAAATCCTAAAAGCTGGTCAAAACAATGGCTTAGTGATAATGGATTTCCAGATAGACCTTTTTATCAAATGGTTTATCAACATGGAAACAAAGCTGACCTTATAAAAGGTAGAATTGATATATTTGTGGATGATTCCTTTAGTAATTTTATTAAAATGAATAAATCTGGGGTTCCTTGTTTGTTATTAGATAATGAGTATAATAGAAACATTGATCCTATTTTAAAGGTTTTTTCATTAGATTTTGACGAAATAGAAGATGTATATAACCTAGCTAAAAAGTTGGGAATCTTCGATAACTTTAAGGAATATATAAGTGAAACTTAGCGAAATAGAAATTACCCCATTATTGGATTCTATAAAATTATTAGATATATCTGATAAAGAATATTTTGGTGGTGGTTATAACAAATATATAAGTAATTCAAGATTAAATTTACTTAAAGAAGAATATAATGGATCTCCAGATAAATTCTTTGATGGTTTACAAGCTAATGCTCAATATAGTGATTCGTTATTATTTGGTTCTGCAGTTCATGAATTAATACTTCAGCCAGAATCATTTTATTTAGTTCCTAATGTTAATAGACCTACTGCTAAAGCAGGTCTAATGGCTGATGAACTATATAGACCAGATGGTAATGTTCCTACATACAAAGCAATAAAAGCAGCTTCTGAGAAAATAGATTATTATAAATCTTCTATGAACTCAGATAAAGCTAAAGCATTAATAAGTAAATGTGAAGAATATTGGAAATCTAGATGTGAATTTGAGAAAACGTATTCTGGAAATAAAGAACCAATTTTTCTTTCAGAGAAATTAAGAAATAATGTTCTTAGTTGTATAAAAGCAATTAATAAAAATAAGAAGATATTGCAACTTCTTAATCCTAATGGAACTGTGCAAGATCCAGTGATTAAAAATGAAAATGCAATATTAATGGACGTATTAGTTAAAACTCCTGACGATTCTTTTATTCTTAAATTAAAAAGTAAACTAGATAATTTTAGTATAGATTTTGATACTAATACAATAACAATAAATGACTTAAAAACAACTGGAAGAATCATATCAGAATTTGATTCTGCTATTGATAAATTTAGTTACTATAGAGAAATGGCAATGTATAGTTGGTTACTTAAACTTTATGTTCAAAAAGAATATAATATGAAACCAACTATTAAAAGTAATTTCTTGGTAGTGGAAACTATTCCAGAATTTTATACTAAAGTATATCCAATGACAAAAGCATTGTTTAAAAAAGGTATGGATGAATTTAGTCACTTGTTAAAATTAGCAGCATTTTATTCTTGTAATGGATATGACGGACTTAGAGAAGAAAGAGTATCCAACGTTTAAACAACTAAGTAATCTATATAAAAAATATTTTACTTTAGGTTATATTAATGCAGATATTAATTTAAAATTTGCTTTAATTTCTTTAATTGGCTATATTGTAAACGAATTAAAGAAGAAGAAACCCGATGTTACTTATTATTCTGTAATAATGAAGATGGCTGAAGGTTCTGGATTACCAGAAGAACTTTTATTAGCCCTATCCATTATATGTGAAGATTTTGCATATCAATGTACAGAGTTTCCAACTTTTGGTATGAAACCACCCCAAATGGTGGCTAAAATTAAAGAGATTTTAAATATGTATGTTCCTTTTTAAATTTTAGTTAAAAAGGAATTAACATAAATTAACTAGAATATATTTTGTATTTATTGTATAAACTAATATATTCGTAGCACATAAAGATAATAAATGAGAATAAAAGATAATGTATTAATGAAATAATGTTTATAAATTTTTTTAAATTATGTCAGAAGTTAAATTTTTGAATTTTGAAGTAGTAGAGTTAACAGGTGCAACTAAAGAGGATGCTTTTAATAAAGCACCATTTTTCATTTCAGGTGATGCAACACAATCATATAAGAAATGGGAAGAAAAACAAGAAGGAGTAATTACAGATGCAATGAAGAGAGAGTTCTTCATATCTTATCTTAAGAAAAAGAATAATATGGCTCCTGGTGCTGGATTTGCAATCACAGTGCAATCAGCAGTTAAAGATTCTAGACAAAGACCTTATACATTCCATGATGTAAAGAATGAAAAAGGTGCTAGAAAATGGAAGAAAACATATGAAATTAAAGATGATGTAACAAAAGAAGTTATTGGTGCAACACAGGACACCAAAGCTAAGGCTAAAGAAATTGCCAAAGAGTTATTCAAAAATGGTTTGAAGCATAATATTACTTGTACATATACAAAACAAGTTGTTAATGGTGAACCAGTAGCTTTCAAAGCTGAATATACTCCATCAAAGAGTTCTCAACCTGGTAAATATATTGCTTTTGGAATCAAAGCATAATAATTGTAATCTTAATTAAAGGTCGTTAGTATAAAACTAGCGACCTTTTTTCGTTTAATTTAAAAATAAAATAAAATGCAATTAAGAACTATTCAAAAATACATTGATATAATGGATAGTATGATCGATAGTGATTATACTTCTATTAAAGATTATTGTAAACATACAGGTATAAATTATAATACTTTCTCTGTTCAAATGTATAATATGAGAAAATTAGCTGCTCAATATTCTGAAGCTTGTCAAAGAGCTATAGATAAATATGAGGAAGTTAAAGAATATTTTGCAAGAAAGAGAAGTGGATTTAATAATCATTCAGAATCTAATAGGCAATCATATAAGGATAAATTAATAGCTGAAAGAAATAGAATAGATAAAGAACTAAAAGAATTAGAAGATAAAGAATCTAATAATGACGAAGAAAACGTTGAGATAGACGAAGATAAACTAGAAAATTATATGGACAACATAAAATTGCTTAATTAATGAAATTAGAAACAATTAATAAATATATATCTTTATTAGATGATATGATTACTGGAGAGTATTCTTCAATTAAAGATTTTTGTGAAAAGAACCAAATGGATTATGGTTTGTTTACAGTACAAATTAGTAATCTTAGAAAAGTAACTGGAGAATATAAAGATCTTTGTGATGAAGCTATACGTAAGTATGATAATTTTAAAGCCAAAAAACAACCAGTGGAAGATGAGTCTCAAGAAGAATCAACAGAAACGATTGATAATGACGATAGATCAGAAGTAAATCAAATTAGAGATAAAGATGGTAAAATAATACATTATAGTTTCAGAATATTTAAAAAGAATAAAGCACCTATATTGGGAAAATTCGATAGAAACGAAATGAACCAATTATATGGGTTATATTCTTATTATGGTAATAATCTACAGCAAAGAGTCGTTAGTAGGTATTTTCCAGATTATTCTTTAGTTGATATTAAACGTATTCTTAGAGCATTTAATATTACAAAAGCATCTTCTCCATTTGCTCCACATATGTATGAAGAACATACAGAAGATGAACTTAAAGAAATTTTAGCTAGACTTAAAGAGAATAATTTTCTCAAAAGAGTTGAAAAAGATCAATTAAATGATTTGCAGAAACTCAATGATAAGATAGCTAAAGAAAATCTAGAATTAAAACAGAAACTAACAGACTTATCTGATATTCATATTGATATGTCTAATATGCCAGTTGTTGATACAGAATCAGTTTATGTTGATTCTAATAATATATTAATATTGCATTTGGCAGATATGCATATTGGAGCAAGATTATCTTCTGGTTGTTTATATAACAACGAATGGAATGAGAAAGAACTTACTAGAAGGTTATCTGAAGTTTTAAACAAAATTAAATCTTTAGGTGGATATTTTAGTAAAATTTATCTTAATCTAATGGGAGATAATCTAGATGGTATGGATGAACAGACTGCTAGGCGAGATCATATGATGCCTCAAAATATGGATAATAAAGAGCAATTCAATACTTTTATTAAAGTAATGACTTGGTTTATTGGAAATCTTAGAGCTTTTGCTGGTGACGTAATTATTAATTCTGTTCCTGAAGGAAATCATGATGGAGATTATGGTTATGTAGCTACTTATGCTTTAAAGGCAGTTATTGAACATGAATATGATTTACAATTTAATTTGTCTAATAAATTTATTAGTCATTATAAAATTGGTAATGAAGTATTTATTCTATGCCATGGTAAAGATGCTAAATTTATGAAGAAACCTATGCCAAAAGATTTGAATGATAAAACAGATATTTGGCTAAGAGATTATTTAGATTATGAAGGACTTAATGTTCCAGAAAATTATGGTCATATTCATGTTATTAAAGCAGATTTACATTCTAATGCTTTAAGTGCTAATCGTAAATATACTTATAGAAATGTTCTTAGTTTATTTGGAGAAAGTGATTATTCTCAGATGAATTATCCTAAGAATGGATATGGTATATCTTATGATATGCTTATAAATGATTCTTTAGTAAGTGGAACATTTGAAAATTTTTAAATTATGAAATTATTTAAATCAAAAGATTTTATTGAAGAGTATTCTGCAACAGTAGTTAAAATAGATAATTTAACACCTATTGAAAACTCAGATTTTCTAGCAACTACAGTAATCGCTGGTTATGATATTGTTATTAGAAAAGATGAATTTAAACCTGGAGACGTAGTTATTTATTGTCCTATTGAAACTAAAATTAACAGAGATTTTTTATCTATAAATAATATGTATTCTAATTCAGAATTGAATATAGATAATACCAAGAAGGGTTATTTTAATAGTAATAGTAGAATACGTATTATCAAGTTAAGAGGAAAACCATCTATGGGTATGGTATTTAAAGCAGAAGATTTAAAAGCTTGGTTGCCCAAAATTGATATTAGTAATATCAATAATTATATAGGAACTAGCTTTGATATGGTAGATGGAAATCTACTAATCTCTGTTTATATGCCACCAACTAAAGCAGATAATACAGAACATAAGAATTGGAGAAATAAGAAACTTAAGAAATTTAATAAAATTATTCCTGGAACTTTCTTCTTCCATTATGATACTGCCCCTCTTAATAGAAATATTGATAAAATAAATCCAACAGATGTAATAACTATTACAGAAAAATTGGATGGAACATCATTTATTCTAGCTGATATTCTTACTAGAAAGAAACTTGCTTGGTATGAGAAATTAACTAATTTCTTACATATTACTAAGCATCCAACTACTGAATATGGTTTGATTTATTCTTCTCGTAATGTAATTAAGAATCAATATATTAATAAAGAATGTGGTACTGGATATTATAGTACTGACATTTGGAAAGATATAGCTGAAAAGTTTGGTAAATATATTGATAAAAATATTACAGTATATGGAGAATGTGTTGGTTATGAACCAGGAACTAATAAATTAATTCAAAAGAAAGGTAATAAATTATATACTTATGGTTGTAAACCAGGACAATATAAAATTATGCCTTATCGAATTACTAAGTTAGGTTCTGATGGTAAAGTAATAGAATATGATGTTGAAGACGTCATTAAATGGACTAATGATCTTATTCAATTCCTACATAATGGATCTGATGAAGAAGGAAAATTAGCTGAATGGATCATACCAATGAAATTATTCTATCATGGTATAGCTAAAGAGCTTTATCCAGAATTAGATATTACTAATCATTGGAATGAGAATGTACTTGAAAAACTTAAGGCTGATAAGGATTTCTTAATGGAACAGGATGAACCATCTTGTCCTAAGGGAGTTCCAGCTGAAGGTATTGTTATTAGAATAGATGCAGATAAAATAAAAGAAGCATTTAAACTTAAATGTTTAAGATATCTTAATGCTGAGGCTAAAGATGTTGATGCTGGAATTATAGATTCTGAATCTAAACAAGCATATTAATAATAAAAGGCTATTGGGCATAATAGCTTAATAGCCTTTATTTTTTTTTAATTATGGAAAAACTAACGTATGAAATTTTATTTCCAGATTTTAAAGAAGCTCTTAAAAATATAAATGAATTTACTAGAAGTATAAGAGAACCTTTAGATTTAAAAGAAATAGATTTTGAATTATATGATTTATTTAATTCTTTCGAAAGTCCTGATATAGAGAATTATCTTTTAGATAAAATAATATATAGTTTAAACTTTAAAGGTTTATATAATATTATAGAAGATGATGGTTATTGGGTAGCTATGGATGATGTAAATTTTAATCATAAAGAAATTTGGTTATCTATATATCTAGATAATGCTTCTAAATTATCTAAAGATAAAGTACTTCAATGTAAGAAATATTTTGAAGATTATTTTAATAATGGATTTAAAGTTAATGTAGAATTATCATGAATAAAATAGAATTAAAAGACCTTTTTCAAGGATTTGAAGATGCTATTGATGTATCAAATGAGTTTATTAAAAATATAAAAGAAGATGTAGACTTAGGTTGTATCGGGTATGAAGAAATTAGAGATATGGTAGATTATCCAGAAGCTGCTGGAGATTCAATAATCACAGAAATAGTACAAAATCTAAAGTATAAAGGATTAGATGAGATACTAGGAGACGATGATTATAGTATTTATGTAGATTCTATAGATACTGATAATAAGAATATAGCTATAACTGTTTTTATAAATTTTATGGATCCTCAAGAATGGCCACAAGATTTAGAAAAACAAGTTACAGAATATTTTATAGATTATTTTGGAAATGATTATAATATTGATATTAATTTAGAATGAATATATCTCTTGATGATTTACTTAAAGGAAAAGCCACTAAGATTAATGAGAACGTATATTTTGAAACAGAAGCATACGTAACTCCATTCTTAGAGAGAATGCAAAAAATTACAGATGATTTTGAAGTAAGAGTAGAAACTCCAAAACAGAGAACTCTTACAGAAAAAACTGATGATATTACATATAATAGAGTATGGATTCAAGCATTAATGCCAGAATCTTATACAGTAGAAAATCATAGAGATGTTATTGGAATGATTTATAGTCTTGATAAAGCTAGTAAGAATATTGCTAAATTTTATAGGGGAGGATTAAATCAAGCTTGTACTAATCTTTGTGTATTCAATCCTACTTATCTTTCTGTACAAGAATTAAAACCAAAATCAGCTATTAATTATAATCCATTAGATAGTCTAATAGATAAAGCAAATGAAATAAAAGTATTTCTTGATAAATTATCTAATATGACATTTGCTAATGATGATCAAAATATTAATGAGTCTGTCGGAAAGTGGGTTAGAAATTGTGTAGATATGACTTATAATAATGGATTACTTAGTCATAGTATATCTTCTGCAACTGCAGTAAAAGCATATAAGCTATTGTTTAAAGATGCTAAGTCTCAGTATTTTATTAATCCAGATAAGAACTCTAATTATTTTAATATCTATAATGCTTTCACAGATATTATTAGTCACGATAAAGATATAACTAATTGGTGTGAAAAAATTCTACTACTTAACGATATTCTCGGTATATAATATATTTTGAAAATATAATTTTTAGAACTATATTTATTAGATTTAATAATTAAAATTTTTGAAATATGTATGTAATAAAGAGAAATGGACAAAAAGAGGAAGTAAATCCTCAAAAAATTAAAAACGCAATTAGTGCTGCTTTTAAAGCTAAATCGTATACTTTAGAAGATGAACTAATAGATAAAATAGTAGAAGAAGTTAAACTCTGGAATGATATTAGTATTGAAGATATTCAAGACGAAATTCTAGAAGTTTTAAGAGATTATGGATATGATGATGTTGCAGATTGTTATAATAATTATAGAATAGAGCATAAAAATACTCGTTTTATAATGGAAAGACTTAATTATATGGATACATATAGTAAGTCAAAAGAGAATGCAGCCTCATCATCTGAGACAGATGCTAATGCTAATGTCACTTTAAAGAATATTGCTAATCTAGAAGGAGAAGTATATAAGACTACCAATAGAATCATTCAAAGACAAAGAATGAAAGATAGACTTAATATCATGTTTCCAGATGTAGCTAAGCAATATGAACGTGATTTAAATAATCATATTATATATGTACATGATGAAGCTAGTAGTCCAGTAGCTAAACCATATTGTATGGCTAGTACATTATATCCTTTAATGGCTGAAGGTGTAGGAAATATTGATGGTGTTACTCCAACTCCACCTAATGATATTCAATCATTTAGTGGTCAAGTTACTAATTTAGTATTCTTACTTAGTTCACAAGTTAAAGGTGCTGTTGCTCTTGGTGATTATTTAATAGCTCTTAACTATTACGTAGTTAAAGAATTTGGTTCTAATTGGTATGATAAAGTTGATGTAGTAATCAATAATACTAATCAATTAAGAACTGTTACTATAAAGAATGCTATAGAAAAAGGTATGAAACAATTTATATATGGAGTTAATCAACCAGCTGGAAACAGAAGCTATAATAGTCCATTTACAAATATTTCATATTATGACCATACTTATTTTACTTCTTTATTTGAAGATTTCTATTATCCAGATGGAAGTAAACCTGAATGGAAAGCTATTGATAAGTTACAAAGAATGTTTATGGAATTACATAGACAATTAAGACTTATTAAGCCACTTACATTCCCAGTTTCTACTATAGCTATGGTACATGATAATAAAGATATTATTGATAAAGAATATAAGGAATTATGTGCTGAAGAATGGGCAAAAGGAGGAAGCTTCTTTGCTTATATCAATAATAGTCCAACTTCATTAGCTAGTTGTTGCTTTTCTGGAAATACAAAATTATTATGGAAATCATCAACATCTGGAGTTCATCTTACAACTTTAAAAGAATTATATGATTTACCTTATGCAGGAAATAAAGAAAATTTTAAAGTATTTCATAATGGATCTTGGGTAGCCGGAAAACCAATTAGATTGGAAGGAAGACAATTATATAAAATAATAACAGAAAATAATAAAGAATATTATATTACAGATAATCATATTAATGTTACTTTAGACGGAGAAAAGTATACAAATAACTTAACAGAAAATGATTATTTATTATTTAATACAAATAAACTTTGTAGAGTTCCCGAAAAAGATGAAAAATTAACATATTCTCAAGGATTTGTAATAGGAGCATTTTTAGGAGATGGTTGTTTTGGTGCAGAAATAAAAGGAACTATATATGAAACTATAATTTCTCAAAACATCCATAAAAAAGAAGAAACTATTAAGCAATTCAATTATGCTTTAATGCAAATGGGATTTGATAAAAATATTATTACAAAAACTCCTGTAAATAATAAATATGATTTACAAATGAGTTGTAAAGAACTTGTTAAATTTATTCAAAAATGGACTTTATGGGAAAGGGGAACTGTCGCTCATAATAAAAAATTAAATTTAAATTGTTTACTACAATCTGAAGATTTTAGAAAAGGAATTTTAGCTGGATGGTATGCTACCGATGGGGGAAATTCTAATAGGTGTTATACTACTTCTCCAGAATTAGCAGAAGATATGGAAGTACTTATTACTTCTCTTGGGTTACAAAGTATTATAAATATTTCAGATAGAACTGATGAAAAAGTAACTATAAGAAATAAAGAATATTCAAGAAATTACCCACTTTATTGTGTAAGATGGTATGAAGAAGTAAATCATAGACAAAATAAAGATAGTAAACATACTTGGATAAAGAAAAATAATAGTATTTATTTTAAAATAAAATATATACAGCCAATTAATGATGTTCCAGAATATGTTTATTGTATTGAATGTAAAAATGAAAAAGAACCCTATTTTACTCTACCTTCTGGACTAATAACTCATAATTGTAGAGTTTTAAACGAAATGGATGAAAATACATTTAGTTCAACTACTGGTATGACTGGGATCGACAAAATGGTCCTTATATACTTAATTGCTTAATCAAGCAATGTTATAATTAAGGAATAAAAAATATTTTTAGAATAATAAAAATTTTGGTTTTAAAAATATTTTTAATATCTTTGTATTATAGCATCGGTGAAACCTAAACGAAAAATCTCGCATGGTAATACCGAGCCAAGATAAATGTTTTTATAACTATTTTAATACAAAGAATTATGAATAAAATTTTTAAAATTTATAAAATTGAATTTCCATCTGGAAAAGTTTATATTGGATAGAGTAATAATATAAATAGAAGATGGAGAGAACATCTCAGAGATACAATAAAAGAAGATTTTAAAGTATCAAAAGCTATGAGAAAATATAAAACAACTATAGATTGTTTTTCAGTTATTGAAGATAATATAGATTCTCAAGAAAGAGCAAACGAAAGAGAAATATATTGGATTGAATATTATGATTCTTGGCATAATGGATATAACTCTTGCCCAGGAGGAAATAATGGATGGCAAGATTCTGGAGAAAATCATCATATGACTAAAATAGATGATAATACTTTAAAGGAATTAAGAGAACTTCGTGCTTCTAAGTTATATACTTTTAAAGAAGTATATGAATTTTATAAAGATTTGATGTCTTATAGTGGACTTGAAAAATTATGGAATTATGAATCAAGAGAAGAAATTGCTCCAGAGTTAAATACTGAAGAATTAAGAGAGTTTTATAAAAAAGATCATAGACAAACTAGAGGTGAAACTCATGGAAATTCAAAACTTACTGATGAACAAGTAATAGATATAAGAAATAGATATTTTGTTTTAGGTCAAACTACAAATGAAATATATGAAGATTTTAAAAATTTATATTCATTAAGTGGATTTAGAAAAGTTATATTAGGTCAAACTTATTCACATCTTCCAATTCCTGAAAAATCAGATAAATGTAAAAGAAAAAAAGAAAAATTATCTGATGAAGATGTAAAATTAATAAGAAAGCTATATAACGAAGACAAACTTAAAATTATGGAAATTATTAGAAAATATTTTCCAGATAGAAGTGAATCTACTATTTCTAATATTGTATATTATAGAACATATAAAAATATTTAACGTGCGTGGAGGTCATCCCCTAGGTGATGAGCAGGGGAGTAGGGCTACTATTGATACGTAGCAGGATTTTAAGAAATGAAGTCCTTTAAATGCCGAAATAGTATACTACTTATTTTATAAGTGGAAGATATGACCCACACCATATGGAAACATATGGGTTTGTGCATGACTGGTTCTTGTAATGTTATTACTCTTAATCTTAATAGAATTATCCAAGATTTTGCTAAAAAAGAAACAACTTGGTGGTCTGAAGATGGGGATAAAAACATTATGCATAATAGTAAAAATAAAGAATTATTTAAAGAATATCTTACAGATATACTCAAAAGAGTATATAAATATCATATAGCGTATAAAACTATATTATATGAACTTGAAGATAGAGGTATGTTTGCACCATCTAATGGTGGATATATTTATTTAAATAAACTTTACAGTACTATTGGCCTTATAGGTTATTTTGAAGCTGCTAAATTCTTAGGAATAGATACTTCTAATAATGAAGAGTATTTTAATTTCTTAAGATTAATATTTGGCACAGTAAAAGAACAAAATAAACTTAATTCTATTAAGGATAAAAAGAAACCTATATTGTTTAATTCAGAAGCAATTCCTGGAGAAAACTTAGCAGTTAATCTTTATAAATGGGATATGAAAGATGGTTATTGGGTACCTGAAGATCAGAATCTATATAATTGTTATTTCTATAATCCATGGGATGATACTTCTGTATTAGATAAATTTGTATTACATGGCAGTAAAATAAGTAAGTTCTGTGATGGTGGCCAAGCTTTGCATTGTAATCTTGATGAACATCTAAGTAAAGAACAATATCTTAAACTTATTGATTTTTCAATAGCTAATGGAACTAATTATTTTACATTTAATATTCCCATTAGTGAATGTAAAGATTGTGGACATGTAGTTAATGCTCCAATTAAAGAATGTCCTATATGTCATAGTAAGAATATAGACTATTGGACTAGAATAATTGGCTATCTTAGACCTGTTTCTGCGTTTAGTAAACCTAGACAAATAGAGCAAAAACATAGAACATATAGTAAACAATAATGGAAGATATATTAATAACAATAGTTATGATTATGTATATTATATTATGCATAGTCATAGTTAAAAAGGATTAGGCTATCAGATTAATTTCTGGTAGCCTTTTTATGTATATGGAAAAGAAAAATTATCATTGTATTGATTGTGGCAAAAAAATTACAGAAGACGAATATATAGAATATGGCGGAAGCTGTAAAGAATGTCACACTTTTTGGATAAATCATTAAATTATGAGAAAAGTAATAGTATTAAATTATAACAATGGAATAGTCTATATAGTAGATGTTCCATCAGATATGGATGTAGAGAATTATCTATATGAAATAGTAGGATTTAAAGAATCTGAAACTTATTGGATGGATTTTAAAGGCACAGTTAAGTATTTAACTTGCACTGATTATGATTTAAATAAATGATATATGGAAGATATTTTAATCATGCCAGACATTCATGGAAGAACATTCTGGAAAGATTCCTGTTCAAAATGGGAAGGAAAAGTAATATTCTTAGGAGATTATTTAGATCCTTATTCAGACGAAGGAATTTCTTTTGAAGATGCTGTAATAAACTTTATAAATATATTAGATTATTCTGAAGAAAATAAGAATTGTATCTTATTATTAGGAAATCATGATGTTCCTTATCTTTATCCAGAAAATAAATATTATGTAACTAGACATAATACTTCTAAAGAAAAGGAAATGCAAGAATTATTTAATGAAGCTATATTTAAATATATTTATATAGAGGATAAATATTTATTTAGTCATGCTGGAGTAGATGATAGATGGTTAAAAAAAGAACATTTAGATATAAACTCTGTAAATTATAAATTAGACGCAGATCCAGATTTAACTTGGGACGTTTCATTTTTAAGAGGTGGATATAATAATTTTGGAAGTTGCGTATGGTCTGATATTAGAGATTTCAAAAACGATCTTCCTTATTATCAAATATTTGGTCATACTCAATTAAAAGATAAACCTATAATAAAAGACACATTTGCTTGTCTTGATTGTAGACGTCCATTTATATTGAGAGATAATAAAATTATAGAATTTAAAAATGATTAATTATGGAAGAAAATCCAGTATTAAAAAGGTCAGTAAATTTGATGTTATCTGAAGATTATAAAGATAGGTTTAAAGCTGAATATATGCAACTTTATAATAGATTTAAAGGTCTATGTAAAATGTTAGAAAATTGGGATAATGGAGAATTACAATTTACTCCAACTTGTCCTAGAGAACTCTATACTTATCAAGTAGAAATTATGAAAAAATATTTAGATATTTTAGTTATTAGAGCTAAAATTGAAAATATTGAATTATGAAATATATTGATACTAAAATAGTATTCAGTGAGGTTCCAGACGAAATAACATTAGCAATAAACATTAGTGGTTGTCCAATTCATTGTGCAGATTGTCATAGTAAATATCTATGGGAAGATAAAGGCAATAATTTGGACAATAAAGAATTATTAAGATTAATTAAATCTAATTCAGGAATAACTTGTGTATCTTTTATGGGTGGGGATGACAGAGAAACAGAATTACAATTACTTGCAAAATGTGTTAAAGAAAATACAAAATTAAAAGTAGCTTGGTATTCTGGAAGAAGTTATTTTCAGTTAATAAATTTTAACTATAGTTTATTTGATTATGTAAAAATTGGAGATTATAGAGCTGATAGAGGTCCTTTAAATAATCCAAATACTAATCAAAAAATGTTTAAATTAGATGTATTACCTAATAATTTCATAGGTATGATTAATATTACTAATAAATTTTGGAAACAAAATGTTTGATGTTTGTGTAGTATATTCTGATCCTAACGATTTTAAAAGATTCTTGGATAATATAGAATCTAATAAATGTTATATATCAGGATTTAATATAAATAGTCGTGCAGATAGAAATAAAGCTATTAAAATAAAAGCAAAATGGGGAGCTGTAAAGAATCCATTTGTGGAAATAACTGAAAAGGATAAACCCATAAAATGTTTTTATTCAGATGAATCATACGAATATGGTTATGATGTTATTAATCAAACAATTAAATTTATAAATGGTCAAAGTAAAATTGTTAAATAAATCTGGATTTCCAAGTCCAGAGTATGCAACACCAGAAAGTTCTGGTATGGATGTTAGAGCAATATTAGCTAATATTAATCCTAAATTTATGTTTAGTACTTTTGTAGAGGATTATCAAACAAATGAAGATGGGAAACCTGTATCATTATCTATTAGAATTCGTCCACATGGCAGATGTCTAATTCCAACTGGCTTATTTGTAATAATTCCTAAGGGTTATGAAATTCAAGTAAGACCTAAAAGTGGTAAAGCATTAAAACTTGGGTTATCTATTACTAATAGTCCCGGAACTATAGATTCTGATTATTATTATGAAATAGGAATTATCTGTGAGAATAATTCAAACGATACAATAATTATAAATGATGGAGATTCCATTGCACAATTAGTATTGCAAGAAGTTCCTAAAATTGAATGGGAACCTATAACAGAAGATTATTTAAAAGAAACTAGAGATAAATCAGAAAAAGAAAAAGATTCACGTAAAGGTGGATTCGGTTCAACAAATAAATAATTATGATTACAAAAGAACAATTTTTTAAGTTTGTAGCAAATTCTAATAAGTATGAAGAAGAAATAGATAAAATCTATGATATGTTCAAATTAGAAATTTGGGAAACACCACTATGTTTAGCTGCTGCTGAATGTAGGGATTTATTTGTAGATAGTAATTTTACTACTGCAGGAATAAATATGGTTAATTGGTGGTTATATGAAGATGCTGATAAAGTAATCTTTAGTGATTCTGAAGAACCTATAGATATTTCTAGATTAGAAGACTTTTGGAATTATCTAGTAGAAAATAAGGATACTTATATGTTACCATAATGACTGCAAAAGAATTAGGTAACAAAGAAGTAACTATCATGTATATTTATAAAACTAAATTAAAAGAATGTTTAACAAAACAAGAACTTAAAGATTTAGCTTTTGAATATAATAGTATCGAAAATGATGAAGAAAAAGCAGCTTTGGATAAAAGGATAGAAACTTTATATACAGATCAATATAGATATGAACATGATTACGATGATTTCATTGTTACAATAAAATAAATGGATTTATTTAATTCTGAACCTTTATTACAATTCCCAGTAACAGCTTATTTAATGAATAGAGATTCTAAAGGAGCTCTAAGAATAGTTGAATTAAGTTGTTATTGGGAAGATAAAGAACACGCTTATGCTATTAAAAGAATTACTGGTATATTATATATGAAACAGACTGAACAACCTATTATTTATATTAGGAAAGGTAAGTCTAATAGAACAGTAACTGAGCAAGCTAGATTAGAATATAATTCTAGATTAAAAGAGTATAAAGATAAAGGTTATAAAGAATTAGATAAGAATTTCTCAGAATATGAATTTAAAGAATTAGATGAAATTGCTGGGGAATATAAGACTACTCAAGAAGGATTATTAAAACCAATGTTAGCTAAACAATATCAAGATGTAACTAATAAGAAAGTATTTGATAAAGTCTATTATGGTAGTCGAAAAATTAATGGTGTTAGAGCTGAACTATGGTTTGATGGAAAAGAAATTCATGCTCATAGTAGAGGTTCTATAAGTTATGATTTAGTATTAGATCATATACTTACACATCCATTACTTCTAAAATTATTTAAAGCTAATCCAGATTTAATTTTGGATGGTGAAATATATAAATTTGGATGGACTCTAAATAAAATAAGTGGAATATGTAGAAGTCAAAAAACTGCTTATGATGGAGAACCACTAGAATTTTATATGTATGATATAGTAGACGTTAATTTATCTTTTATAGATAGATTAAGGAAACTAATTCAAATAAAGAAATTATTAAGGTTGACATTTGATCCAGAAAGAGATTGGAATGATGATGATTTAAAGATACAAATAGTTCCACAAATTAAAGTATCTGGATTTGATAATATGATGTATTTACATGATAAATATGTATCCGAAGGATGGGAAGGACTAGTAGTTAGACTAGCTACTGCCAAATATGGACCAGGAAAAAGAACTAATGATATGATTAAAATCAAAAAATATTTTGATAGTGAATATAAAATTGTTGGTTTAAAAGAAGGTCTAAGACCAGAAGATATGTGTTTTACTATGGAGACAGTAAATGGTCAACAATTTAATGCTAAACCTATTGGTGATAGAGCACAGAAACAATGGTATAGAGATAATCTTGATAATATCATTGGTAAAATGGCAACTCTTAAATATTTTGAAATGAGTGGAAAAGAAGGTTCTGAAGTTCCACAACAACCAATATTATTAAGCATTAGAGATTATGAAGATTCTTAAATTTAAAAATTATGTATAAATTAACATACCAAACAGAATTAGAAATAGATCCTAATAATTATAAACAATATAATAATGAAAGGAATATTCTAAAAGCAATTAAAAAAGATTTTCCTTTTTGCCTTCTTATAAAGGATGTGCACAATTTCTATATTTTGATGAATTAACTATATTTTTAAATAAAGTAAAAGAATTAAATGAAAATAACAATAAACTCGAAAGAATTAAGTAAAGATTCAGATTTACTTAATAAAGTAATTAAATGGATGAATTATTATATAGATGATATTGATTCCTATAATGAATTAACAGTAACTGAAAAGAAGATATTAAGTCAACAAGACTTTAAAAAACTAACTATAATACCAGCAAGACAATGGAATTAAATTGTTATTGGCACGCATCAGCAACTACTTATTTAGATCTTAATCCAGAAGACTATTTGGATTGTGATACAGAAGAAGAAGTTACAGATGCTATTTCAGGATTAATTGAAGAACCTTCATTTCCTTATTTAGGAGATGATATGGAAGCTTATATAGATTGTTTTAATGAAATAGAACCAGAGAATTTAAAAGATTTTTTATTTCAATGGAAATTATTAAAACAAGATGGTAATAGTTAATACTAACTGGAAATTAAATTGTATTGGATTTGGAGAAATATATTTATATCCAGAAGATTTTCTAAGTTGTGATACTGAAGAACAAATAAGAGAAAAAATAAAAGATAGTATAGAAACTCCTTATTTTAATGAGTCTAATAATATAGAAGTATTAAATGGTAGTTTCGATAGTTTAGATGAAGATGATTTTAAAGAATTTATTAATGAATGGAAGGAATTAAAAAATGAGTCCATATGAAATATTAAAAGCAATTAATGATAAATACTATAATCATTTAGATTTATTAAAAGACTTTGATTTTAGTAATTATTGTCCAGATAATGTATATAATGCAGAAATAGTAATTACGTTTAAAAATAATACTAACATGTATATACATATAAATAAAGATGTTTTATCTGTTTATTATAGATGCTATAAAGAAACACAAACTTTAACTGGATCTAAATTAATGGTAACTCAAGATATATTTGAACAATTAATTAAAAAAATGACTTCTGCAGTTAAACAAAATCTTGTAGATATAATTACTCAATTATGAAAAAGAAATCTACAGTTCCTAAGATAGTTATTGAAAAGAAACCTGGAGTATTTAATTTAAAATTTACTAAAGGAGATAAAAGTATAGTTAAAACTAAATTATCTAAGATAGCAGTTTTAGATTTTTATTTTCAGAATTTAGAAAATAATATAAAAGATTTTACTGCTGAGGAATTGTATGATAAATATAAACAAATTTGGTCATCTTATACTTTAAAATCTGTGTATATAGATTCTTGGGGACATAAATGGCCAAATTGTTTTGTGTCCGATAAATCAGTATATGAATATTTAAATGATAAAATAAAATTATGGAAAAAACAATAGATAAAATAATAAAGGAAATAACATATAATATTGCTAATATAGATAGAATATTACCAGTAGGAGTTGATTGTAATACATATATAATATATATTTCTAATAAAGGAGAGGAAGAATTAAATCTTTGTTTGGCAAAAATTTGTTATATATTAAGTTCTTTAAATCATTACACTAATTATAAAATTGGAGATGTTCATATTGATATATCTGATAATAACTATTATATAGAGTTAATTATTAATAGAATTTCAAAAGAAAATTAATGATAATAAAAAAAATTATTATGCGAGTAAATCTTATAAAAATAATTCCAATACAAGTTGATCCATTGGTTATACTTAAGCGTGCTATGAAAGACGTAGCCACTGAAGAAAATGGATTAACATTCGAAGATGAGGATGATAATAAAGAATATTTGATTGATTATATATCAGATAATCTAGATACATTAATTGATGAAGAATATCCTAATATTACTAATGATTGTGATGACTATGATTTCGATAGTGATGATTTAGATGAATTAGAAGAAGAAATCTATAAAATAATTAAAGAATAATGGAAATACTAGTAACTTATATACGTAGAGATGTTGTAGATATTGATCCTTATGCTATAATAGATCAAGCTAAAAAAGAATTAAAATCCACAGTAAAATTTAAAGTATCAATAGATGCTTTGGAAGATTATATATCAGAAAATATATATGATCTTATAGAAACTGTATATTCTATAGATGTATCTGATGAAGATACTGAATTAGATGATGATGATATAGATTCTCTTATAGATACAATTAATAATGTTATGGAAGAAACAAAATGAAAGTAATTATATGTAGAGGCATTCAAGGTAGTGGTAAAACATATTGGGCTAAACAATGGGTTAATCAAAATCCAGTTGGTAGAATACGTGTAAATAATGATGATATACGAAATATGTTAGGACCTTATTGGATACCTTCTAGAGAAAGATTAGTAAATAAAATTAGAGTATTTACTATAGAAGAAGCTATGAATAATAAATATGATGTAGTAGTCGATAATATGAATCTAAGTGAAAAAGCAACTAGAGAAATTATTGATATAGCTAATAAAAATAATTATGACATAGAATATAGAGACTTTAAAACTTTATTAAAAACTTGTATAGATAGAGATTCTAAAAGAGAAAATCCAATAGGGGCACAAGTAATTCATGATACTTATAATAGACATAAAGATTTTTATTTAAATCATTTATTTATTAAAATATATAATACTAAATGTAGTACTTATTGGGATAATTTTCAGGCTTGGGTATATAATATAGATGATCCGAAATTTTTAGATGCTATTACTGATATTTGTATTAAAGAGAACAAAGAATTTAATATAAATGATGATTCAGAAACATCTACTTCTTGGACATATGAAATACAATCTTGGGCAGGTAGAACAGATGAAGATCAATATTGTCTTCCTATAATATACGACGAAAGACCTAAATGAAATCATTACAAATAAAAAGAAGTATCACTGATAGAAGTGATACTTCTTTAGCCTCTTATTTAAAAGATATTTCTAGAATACCAATGTTATCTGCAGAAGAAGAATTAGAGATAGCTAAAAAAGCTAAAGAAGGTGATAAAAAATCATTGGATAAACTAATTTCTTCTAATTTAAGATTTGTAGTATCTTGTGCTAAACAATATCAAGGTCAAGGAATATCTTTAATAGATTTAATAAACGAAGGAAATCTAGGTATGATTAAAGCAGCTCAGAAATTTAATCCAGATAAAGGTTTTAGATTTATATCTTATGCTGTTTGGTGGATTAGACAAAGTATATTATTAGCTTTATCTGAACAATCTAGAACTATAAGAATACCAATGAATCAACTTCATACTATTAATAAAATTAATAAACTTACAAAAGAATATCAATTAAAGTATGAAAGAAATCCTTCTAATGAAGAAATAGAAAGTATATTAAATATACCAAAAGATAAAATAGATGCTATTATTAATTTAAATACTAAAATAGTATCTGTGGATACTCCTTTTAAAGATGAAGAAGAAGGAACTCTTATAGATGTTATTCCTAATGAAAACTCTCCTAAGACTGATGCAAATTTAGTTAAGGAATCTGAAGAATTAGAAATAGATAAAATACTTAATAAAGTAACTGATAGAGAACATGATATTCTTAAAATGTATTTTGGAATAAAATGTAAACAGTTTACTATGGAAGAAATTGGTAATAAATTTGGCATAACTAATGAAAGAGTTAGGCAAATTAAAGAGAAAGCTATAAGAGATTTAAAAAATAAACATATTAATTATATAAAGAAATTACTTAATGGATAGTAAATTACAAAAGTTTTTTAGTGAAAGAACTCCGTTCTTTATAGATGAAAATGCCCGAATAAGGGTTCCAAATAAGAATGACCAAGATAATTCTCTTATACAGATATTAAATCAAGCAGGATATAGTTGGATAGGAATAACTAGAGGTTATGTAAAAGATAATTATGCTATGTTATACACTAATGATTACCAAATTCCTAATTGTAATGTAATCCTTTTACAAGCATTATTTGCATATTTTTCAAACATAGAATGGATTGGTTTAGGTTGTATTATTGGAGAACAAGGAGATTTTTGGAAGCCAAGAATTAAAGTTACTAAAGAACTTAATACTAGTCCTATAGTTGTACAAAAATGATATATTTAGTAAGTAATCAAATAGAAGCTTTTGATAATGAATTTATACCAATAACAGTAGAAAAATCTAAAGAATTAATATTAAATAATAAATCTAAATATATTCAATATGATAGTGAAACTGGTAATAATGATCCAAAAGGTTCTAGTTTAGATCCTTATACTGGTTTTATTTATAGTATTCAATTTGGATTATGTGATGATCAAATAGTTGTTGATTGTACTACTGTAAATATAAAAGAATATAAAAACATTTTTGAAAGTAATAAATTAAGGTTTGTTGGTCAGAACTTAATGTTTGATATTCAGTGGTTATTTAAAAATAGTATTATAATAAAAAATATTTATGATACTATGATTGCTGAACAATTATTACATTTAGGAGAAGATAATACTAAAAATGCTGAATATAAGTGTATTGATCCTTTAATTAATCCAGACTATAATAAGATATATACAGAAGAAGAATATTTAATGTATTTATATACTTTAAACCATAAGTTTGCATTAAAATCTTTATGTTGGAAATATCTTGGGGTTAATTTGGATAAAACCGTTAGAGGAGAAATAAATAATGAAGGCTTAACTACTAGAGTAATTAAATATGCAGCAGGAGATGTTACTTATTTAAATACTATTATGGAAAAGCAAGTAGCTTTATTAAAACAAGAAGATCTTCTTAAAGCTGCATTATTTGAATTTAAAGCATTACTTCCTATAACTTATATGGCTTTCTGTGGAGTCAAAATAGACTCTAATAAATGGCTAGCTAAAAGTAGTTCTGAATTACCAAAACTTAATAAATTAAAAGATACTATTTATCAGGATATATTAGATTTCTATAATAATAATAAAGCACCTTCTATTAATGGCAAACCTTATGTAAATAGAGTATATATTATTGAAGGAGCAGATAAAATAAAGAAAGAATTTGATATATGTAGAGAAAAGAATATACCAGTAGATGCTGATAGAGATCAAAAACTATTTGAGGATAAAATAATATATTCTTGGAAAGTTCCTTTTGGTTATGTTAATAAAGGAAAATTTATTCCTTATGTTATTAGAGATATGCAAGGAGATTTATTTAGTGGCTTTAATACTGAACTACAAGTAAATGATATAAATTTAAGTAGTAGTTATCAATTAATTCCGTTATTAACAATGATGGGTGTTGATTGTATGGTCATGGATAAAAAGACTCATGATAAAAAAGAATCTTTCGGTAAATCTATTATTGCATTATATGCTGATAAATTTCCAATTATTAAACATTTTGGAGAATATAAAGTATTATCTAAACAACTTGATTCTTTTGGTCCTAAGTTTTTAAATAATATAAATTATAAGACTAAAAGATTTTATGCTCAATGGCATCAATTAGGAACTAGAACTGGTAGAATTAGTTCATCAAATCCTATTAATTTGGGCCTTATAATAGTAATATTATAAGTGGAGCGGGTGAATTGCTGGAAGACTAAAATTTTAATCAAGTTAATCAGCAGCCAAGCTAATTATTACAACATAAATATAATTAGAAGGTTCAGAGACTAATAGTTGAGTGGTTGTACACAATAAAACTAACACGAGTTCCCGCTAACTCATTAACAATTTTTAACAAGGAAATATTTTCTAATTCGGTTATTTTAATTATTTTTACCTTGAATTTAAAGGATAAATAATTATGAATAAAACAAATTTTACTTTGGAAGAAATCCAAAAAGATTGTAACGAATTAGAAAATAAAATTCTAAATCTATATTTAGAACGTAAAAAACAAAAAGATATTTGTGAAGAATTAAATATCACTAGAGGTAAAATTGATAATTTAGTTAAAAAATATAAATTAACTAGATTTAGAGATGTAGCAAGATTTACTATAAACGAAAATAATTTAAATATTTATAATGAAAATATTTGGTATTATTTAGGACTTTTTGCTTCAGATGGAAATTTACAAACTACTTGTGGTACTAATAGAATACAGTTTACATTAGATGATAAAGAATGTCTAGAATATATAAAAGAAATATTAGAATTTACTGGAGAAGTAAAATCTTATTTTAAATCTGGAAAAACTAGATATTATTTAGGAACTACAAATAAAAAACTTATTGATTTTACTAATCAAATATTTGAACATGATTGTCATAGAAAAACTGATAATTTAATATTTCCTAAAATACCAAATGTAAATTGTTTAATAATGTTTTTACGTGGATTTATAGATGGAGATGGTAGTTTTAGAAAAACTAGAGATACTCCATATTATAGATTTGGAATATATTGTAAATCTAAAAATTTTATATTAAAATTAAAGTATTATATAGATAAAATTATAGGACATGAATGTTCGTTCTATAATGAAGATACTATAGAATTATCTTCTAAAAAAGATAATTATAAATTATATAAATTTTTATATGAAAAAATTGAAAATAAGTATTATATGATTAGAAAATATGAAAGAGCTAAAGAACATATAATTGCTTATGAAAATGAGTTAAAGATATAGTCCGATACTTTTTAGAAATAAAAAGAGTATAGAATAAATAATCTATACGTAACAAATGAATTTCCAACAGATGCCAAGTGATGAAATTACTAGAGCTTGTTTTGTTTCAGAACCTGGAAATAGATTTATTTCTTGTGATTATCAATCTCAAGAATCTAGACTTATAGCATCTATATCTAGAGATAAAGCATTAATTGATTTGTTTAATAATGGATGTGGTGATGCTCATAGTTTTGTAGCTAAAATAGCTTATCCAGAAATAGTTGGAGACTGCCCAATAGAAGAAATAAAACATAAATTCCATCAGCAGAGACAAGACGCTAAGAAAATTGAGTAAATAGAAAATCCATCTTTAAAGATTTTTAACATTTTAGATTTTTGTTATTTGCCTATATAATCTTATTATTATATTTAATAAAATATAAATTAATATGAAAATAAGAATTAAACAGGAAAATTTAGACAATTTAAAAAAAAGGAATTTATAGAATCTTTAATGTTAAAACAAACAAGTCTTATGTGGGAAGTACTTGGAAATCTTTTAGATCAAGATGGAAACAGCATTTAAATAAATTAAATACTAATAAACACCATAGTCACGAAATGCAAAATGCATTTAATAAATATGGATCAGATTCTTTTGTATGTGAAATATTAGAAATTATAGAAGATGAAAATATTCTATTAAAAAAAGAAGCATATTATATTAATAAATATGATTCTTATAAAAATGGTTATAATGAAAATCCAGATCCTTCTAGATCTCCTATGTATAATGAAAATTCTAGACAAAAAAGTTCAGAAACTCATAAAAAACAATGGGAGGAATTAAAAAATTCTATGTCTAAAGAAGAATTTGAAGAATATAAGAAAAAATATTCAGAAATAACTGGATTAGTAAAAAATCACATTTCTTGGAATAAAGGAATCAAATATACAGAAGAACAAAAGAAAAATATGCATAAACCTCGTATACATGGCGTTAGTGAAGCTATGAAAAAGGTTCATAAAAATAATGCACAACGTTTTAAAGACAATGCTGATTATATTTTAGTATATGATTTAAATAAAAAATGGCTAAATACTTTTTGGTGTAGTTCTGATGTTACTAAATATAGTAAATCAGAATTTAATAATTTACCAATAATAATAAGAAACAAAGGAACTAGAATTTTAGATTCTAGTAAAATATGTAATCATATTAAAGATGGTAAAGCATACAAAGGGTTATATTTTAAGCGGGCTCCTAAGAGTTGGAAACTCTCTTATGCAAATGCGGGGAATTCATGGAAAGCTGAAGCCGAGCCAATCATGAGCCAAGCAGAAGGTACACCTTCTGAAGGTGCAGAGACTACTGGAGAGGTATAGTCCTCTTAATTACCAGATTAGCTCCGCACACCTAAGCACAAATAGTGTATGGTGATGATATAGTCCACTAGGCAATTTGCTGTTGCCTACTGTCGCGATAAATTATGCTGGTGATTATAATACTATAGCTAATAATATGTCTATTCCTAAAGCAGAAGCTAAACGTATTTATGATAATTATATGTCTGGATTAGCTGGAGTAGCAAAATATCAAGAGTATTGTAAACAAATAGTATTAAAGAAAGGTTATGTGACTCTTAATCCTATCTTAGGACATAAAGCTTATTGGTGGGATAAAGATGCTTGTTTAGCTGCATTAGATTTATATAATAATAAAGATACTGTAGCTTTAACTAAATTGAACAATAAATTACATTTTATTAAAGTAAAATTTAATGGTTCAGAAGATTGGTCTCCAGTTCATCTAGATCATATTATGGATTTTACTGATATATCATTAGTTAAGAAAAAGATTAGTGATTGGAAGAAAAGAAGTGTTAATTTTAGGATTCAAGGAACTGGAGCAATGTGTTTTAAAAATGCATTAATTCATTTTTGGGATTATTTATGCAAGAATAATTTAGTATTTATAGTATTAATTTGTTTAAGTATTCATGATGAATGTGATTCTGAAGCTCCAGAAGAAATAGCTGACGAAGTAGCATCTAATTTATTATTATGTATGAAAAAAGGAGCAGCTCCATTTTGTACTGAAGTAAATCTAGAAGCTGATTTAAGTTTAGATGGAAATAATAAATTACCAAATTATTGGATACATTAATATGAATCGTAAAATAGGAGAAATAATTACTATTGATGATGATAAATTATTAGTAAAAGAAAGTAGTCATGCATGTGATGGATGTGTATTTTATAATACATTATGTAAAGATAATAAAGTAAATATTCCTGAGAAATTCTTAGGATCATGTAGTCATACTGAAAGAGAAGATGGAAAAGATATTATCTTTGTTAGGATTGATTCAGTTAATCATCCATCACATTATACTTGGCTTAAAGATTTATGTGGTATTGAGGCAATTGATATTACTCGATGGCTTCCTGCTGATATATCCAATGCTGTTAAATATCTTCTAAGGCAAGGACATAAGCATGAGGAAGGTATGTCTAATAATCAAAAAGCTATAGAAGATTGTAAGAAAGCTATTTGGTATATTAATGATTATATTAATAATATATTAAAGAAACAATCATAAAGAATCTCTTAATGATTTAGAGGATGCTAGTTATGGATTATTTATAGTATGAAAGTAAAAGAATTTCTTGATAAAGTAAAACCTCTTGGATATTCATGGAAATATACAGCAGGTTTATGTGGATTTCCTACAGATTTAAGTATATTATGTAAAGATAAACCAGATATAGCTGTAGGTCTAGATTGGAGAAATCTTGCCGATACTAAAAAAGATGGAGATATTGTAACCAATGAAGAAATATTAGAGTTAGATGTATCTTGGATTTATATTAAACAAAAAGAATTAGGTATTCCAGAATTTACTTCATTTATAGGTGAAGACGCTCCTGGAATTACTTTATGTGATAAACCAGGAATATATAATATTTCTAATGAAAGCCAATTAAAATATTTTGATAAAGCTTATCAATGGTGTTTAAATCCATTCGAAGCTAAATTAGATATTGTTAAAGGTTATATAGATGAATGTAAAATCTTTAATGATAAAATATTTCCATATCTAAAATCTGTAGGTATTGATAAATATAAACAAACTTTCTTAATGTTTAGATATGGTTATCAAACTTCTGTTCCATTTTTTATAGTAGGTCCCCATCAATCATATTCATTATATGATATAACAATTGAATACAATGTATGGACTAGACATCTAGAAATAAATTGTACTAACTATGATAAATGGGGAAACCCTATAAATGGATATAATATAGTAGATATTTGTCATACTGACGATTATAAAGAAGCTATATTTAAATATTTACAGAGATCAGAATCTATAGAAAGTATAGAAGATGTAAAACATGGTATAGAATTAAAATATCCAGAAAATGAATGATTACATTAATAATGTATTAAAAAAATGAAACTATCTATAATGATGGAGAATCTTTTAGAAAGAAAGAAAAATCCGATTATTTTAAGAAGAAGTTGACTGATAAAAAATATAAACAATTTGAAATTAAAATAAAATAAATATATGTATTATAAGCTATTTCCATTCTTTGCAGAGAAAATAACCATAGAACCATCTATACCTGTTAATTTCTTTACATTGAATAATTATGAGGATAATAAAATAAAAAGGATTGTATTATGTCCTTCTATTGAAGATTGTCTATGTGCTGTAAGTAAAAACATAGATTATAAAATACTTGCAGTATATACACCAGTAGAATCTATAACATCTTTTTATAAACCGACAGAAATAGATTGCATTGATAGTAAAGTAATGCATGAAATATGGATTAAAAAGCCTATTCTCTTAAAGTATATTGGCTATGTCGATGTTTCTGCTGATTCTTATGAGTATGGTACTATTAATATTAACAATAGTACAATTCCTCTATACACGTGGAAATATACATTTCATAAAGACAAATTACCATTTAAATAAATTAATTAATAAAATATTAACAAACGTGATAAAGAAATTCAAGAATACTTGGTTAAAAGATTTATGTGGTATTGAAGTGATTGACATTACAAGGCACATGGATTTTGATTTAGGAAATGCTATTAAATATATACTAAGAAGTGGACATAAAAAAGATTCTAGTTTATCTGATAAAGATAAGACAATAGAAGATTTAAATAAAGCTATTTGGTATATTAAGGATAAAATTAATATGATAAAAAATGAATGCGAAAATAATTAATACCATAATAAAATATGGTGGTGCAGAAATTAGAAGTAATTATACTAATACTCAACGAGTATTTAATACTGATAATTTAAAAGTTCCAATTAATAATTTAATGGAATTATTATATTTATATAAAAAATCAGATGATGAAGTATTTCCAACTTTAGATAATGAAATTAAATATAGTGTAATTAATCATACTATATGTTCATAAGTGATAACTATCCAACAGGAGCAGAGTTTGATCCCTCTGCTCCTTGGAATGAAGAAACAAAAAAGGTTGAAGTATATATCAGCCTATCTGTAAGTAGACCTTTTACAATAGAAGTTGGAGAAAACGAAAATGTAGAAGATTGGACTAGTCAAGAAATAATAGATGCTGTTAAAGAGCAATATCCAAAAGAAAAAGTCATAAATGATATTGAAAATAGCTCTGATTGGGATATAGATGAATTTATTGGTTATTAAAAAATTATAAAAAAAATGGTATTAAGAGAATTAAGTGACACTGTAATTGAAGGTTTATTTGATTATTTAGATGATTTGGAAGCATATATGTTATATCAATTTGCAGCTCATCTAGATATAGTAACTGAAACAGTAGTAGAGAATAATGAAGATGGAATAAATGATTTATTAGAGGATTTAGAACCATCTGATATATTACCTATTGATGATTTAACTAAAGATAGTGATCCTCTTGTATATAAATCAGGAAACTCTATTTATAGTTGCGATTTTGAAGATTTAATTGATTATAGTGATTTTAAAGAAGAATTACTAGATACTGAGGTTGAAGACATTGAAGATGCATTAAACTATATTGGAAGTGATTTTAGTTTATTTAAAGATAGTAAATTATACGATACTTTAGATGGATTATCTAATGAACTTGTATTTTCTATCAATAAACTTAATAAATTTCAAGATTCTACAATAGCAAAAGAATTTAAAGATGAATTATATGCTTTAAATACTAAAATTACAAATGCAATCGATGAATACAACAATTCTAAGAAAGGCGCTTGATTCATTATCTAAGGAAGAATTAATTGAATTAATTCTATCTAATAATGAACCAATACTCCTACCACAAAGTCCTTATATAGAGCCTTATATTAAACCTTATTATAGTCCATATAAAATAACTTGTACTTTATCATAATTATAAATTAAATGTAATATGTATTTATCCAGAAATGAAATTATATCCGAAGCGATATATAAATGTTATAAAGAAATGTACAAAATGGCTCAGCCTAGTGTAGATTTCGATCAAATTATAGAAGATATAAAATCTGGCAAAATTAAAAGTGATGAACCTGTATATGAACATTACTATTTGTCAAGTGATAATTATACTTATATAATTAATATGTATTTAAATGCTTATGGTCTTGTATCTGAATGGGATGATGATATAAACGCTGTTATTAATTATTTAAAAGATGGTGGTTTATATGATGTATATATAAAAGGTACAGATGATAAACCTGGATATAAAGATTATGAGCATACTCCTAAAATATCTGATGTAATTGGAAAAGATAAAGCAGATATTGTATTGGATTTAATTTCTAAATGTAAAAATTTCTATATAAGAAATGGAGATGAAAATACATTTAGAATTAATGTTATGAACTCTAGTCCAACATCTAATAAACAAACTGTAATAGATTATTGGAAATCTCAAGGTAAAGATATTGAAATAAAAGATTTCGATATTGAAAATGTTTATTTTAAAGAAGATGATTGATAATAGTGAATTTATAAAGCCTTTTTTCTATTTTAATGAAAATAATAATATGTTTTTTCATTGTCAAATAGTTAAAAGGGCAAAAGATCATCCTGGAGAAAAGATTAAGGAAAAAGCTATACAATTTTATTTTATAAGAAGTGCTGAGCATTTAGATGAACTAATGCCAGAAATAAGATTGCTATGTGATTTTTATGGTGCAAGAGCATATATAAATGTATCAGCTAAAGACTTTAGTGAAGTTAATCTTTTAACTCTTAAGAAATTAGCTGAATATGTTTATATTAAATATAATGAAGTTAATCCAAAAAAATGTATAAATAGTTCTGCAGGAAAAATTAAATCTAGACATCCTTATTGGGTTATTGATATAAATACTAAAGATAAATCAATTTATTCTAAAGTATATTGTTGGATAGATAATTATCTTTCATCTAGATCAAAAGAAAGATTTATTCGTACTATACCTACTGTACAAGGATTTCATTTAATAACTGTTCCTTTTAATTCTAAAGAATTTAATGATGAATTTCCAGATGTAAGTATTCATAAAAATTCTATGGGTACTTTATTATATATGCCTGATATAAAATGAAATTAATAAAATCTAATTACGAAATTATAGAACAACAGCCTGGACTCGATGGTATATATAAAGCCATCGAGTCTGCAGGTAGAACTTGTTATAAATCAGAAGATAAAATTACTGATAATTATTTTATAGATGATAAAATAGTTCCACCAGATACAGAAGTACTTAGACAAGATGGATATGCTACTGTAAAAGAATTTGTTGATAATGGTATATTTGAAGTTAATTTTAATGGAACTAACATTAAAATGAAAAAAGAAAGTTCAGCAAAAGAATTTGTAGACAGAATGATTAAATCTGGGCATCATGCTATGCTTGAGTTTGGTACTGTATATCTTAAATGTAAATGTGGCTATAATAGTCCACTAAGTAAATATAAATCTAATAAATACAGTAAATATACTAATGATGTTGCTTATATAGATGAAACCCCAAATGATACAAGTATAACATATAACCATTATGTTGTCACTAACTATAGAGTGTTAGTTGAAAACAACTGGCTTGATGATTTGAAATATTTATGTGAACCTACAGAGTATCACGAGAAACGTGTATTCGTAAGATTTACTACAGATAGAGGTGTATCACACGAATTAGTAAGACATAGGGTATTCTCATTTGCTCAAGAATCTACTAGATACTGTAATTATTCTAAAGATAAATTTAGCAACGAACTTACATTTATAATACCTTCATGGTGTACATTAGAAGAAGGTAGATATAAATGGAACGGATTTAACTATGGAGATGAAGATTATTGGTGTGGATGGAGAAAAGATTCTGAGCCAAAAAACATTGAACAATCTAGTGATTTAGGTAAGACTATAATTGAAAGAATGATAAATTATCATCCATTATTGAGAAGTTTGAATAGTTCTGAAGAAAATTATAAAGAATTATTATCCAAACATACTCCACAAGAAGCAAGACAAGTGTTACCTAATGCTTTAAAGACTGAAATAAATATGTGTGGATTTGTATCTGATTGGAAAAGATTCTTTGCTTTACGTGATAATCCACATTCTCATCCAGATATGCAAGCTTTAGCTAAACCTTTACATCAAGAATTTATAAATAGAAAATTACTAGAATGAAAATAAACGAAAAATTAAATACTGTAATAAAAGACGCAAGTAATATTTATTTCACATCAGACACTCATTTTGGCCATGATAATATAATAAAATTTTGTCATAGGCCATTTAAAGATGTTGAAGAAATGAATAGTGAATTAATCCGTAGATGGAATGAAAAAGTAGGTCCTGATGATACAATATTTCATTTGGGAGATTTTGCTTTTGGTGGTTCTGATATATGGAATAATATATTAAAACAACTTAATGGTCATAAAATTCTTATAATTGGTAATCATGACATAAAGAATCTTAGAGAAGGATATATGCAATATTTTGATTATGTAGGCCCACAACTTTTATTAAATATAGAAGAAAGAAGTGTATATCTTAATCATTATCCATTTTTGTGTTATGGTGGTTCTTGGAGAAGTCCTAAAAATGCAGTATATCAATTATTTGGTCATGTTCATTCTGGACCTACAAGCTCTGGATTAGATACAGAAAGATTAGTTTCTCTGTTTAAATATCAATATGATGTTGGTGTAGATAATAATAATTTTACCCCAATATCTTGGAACGAAGTAAAAAATAAAATACAAGAAAATGTGTGAAGTACGTATTAAAGATTATTTATATATTACTGATGATGATATAAATAATTTCGATGTTGAAGTTGATAATGGTAAAGAAGTATATGTTCCTAAATCTTATCAATTATGGTTTAGATACCATGATACTGATATAACTGCAGCTTTTACTACTAATGATTTAAGAAAAGCAAAAGATGGAAATATACTTGATTCTAGCTATTCAGAAACTGAAGGTGATTTACTAACTTCTTTTGAAGAACAATTAGAAGAAGATGAAGTAATTGATTCTATATTAGAATGTATAGAACATTTATGGAATAAAACTTTTACAAATAATAAATACGATTATTTAGGATATGTTAGTAGAGATTGAATATTGTTCACAATGTGCTTCATGTAAAATGAGATGGAAAGATATGGATGAAGAATATCCTGATGGAAGTTCTTTAATTGAAGCATATTGTAGAAAAAATAATAAACTTATAGGAGAAATTAAGAAAAGAAATGAAGATTATATAGAGATACCAAATTGGTGTCCAATGGCTAAAAAGGAGGAAGAATAATGAAAACTTTAAAACAAATAAAGAAAGAACTTGATTTTGTTGGAGAATATTTAAAAGAAAATAATAATACTCCACTATCAATTAATATTGAAAATATTAAAAATTCTCTTAGACATATAATGTTCTAATGAATGAAATAGTAATAAATAACTCTGTATATTACTTATGATTAAATATTTTGAATCTTTATGGTATTGTTATTTTTAATAATTTATTTAATTGGGTGTATATTTGCATTTATTATGCTTATATATAATGAAAGTAGATATGAAACTTTAACTGCATTTGATTTAATGACTAATGCAGTTATATCATTATCTTCTTGGTGTATAGTTATTTGTGAATTTCCTACAACTATAAAAGAAATAAAAAAATGACTGACGAAGATATTAAAGTAGCAGCTAATATATATTATTTAGATTGTTTAGAAAGAAATGCAACTAAAGCATCACAAGAAGACTTTTTAAATATTTTTATGCACGGAGCTTATTTTGCTTTAAAAAAGAAAAATGCTCCTAAAGAATTATGTGTTGGAGATATAGTCAAAATAAAGTCAAAAGAATGGTATAATAAAATAAAAGAACAATATAATGGATTTATTGATTCTGAATATTTTTCTAGTAGTCAATCTAAATTTTGTGATAAATCTGCTGTTATAATTAAAAAGTTTGATTCTTATAGATATAGAATAAATTTAGATAATGGAAAAGATATATGGACAATAAGTATGTTTGTTTAAATAAGAATAACTATGGAAAGTGAAATTAAAAACAGAAGAAGTATTAGTGATAAATTATCTAAATTTGGTTATAAAAGTGGAGACGATTTTATTGAAGTAACTGAATGGACTAATGGAGAAGGATATGATATTAATATTAATGATAAAATATTCTCTCTTCATTATGGAGAATTAGAAGCTATAAATTATTTAGTAAAGAAATTAGATTATGAACATTGATGTTTTATATTTATTTTTATGTACTATTTGTACAGGAGTAGTATGTTTATCAATTTTTTTAATGTGCTATATAACAAGAAGATTTATTATATTTCCTTATTTATATCATAAAATACAAATAGGAAGTAGATATAAAACTTCTACAGAAAATCCACATGATTTACCGTGTGTTGCCGTTGTAGTAGATAAATCTAAAAATAAAAAAGGAACTCCATATGTTAAGTATATTTATAAAGATGGAACAAGATATGAATATACTGATACTATTATGGATTTTTTATCTAATAGAGAAAGAATAAAATATTCAAATGAAAATTGTAAATAAACCACCAATAGGAGCTATTCCTAGAAAAATATGGGAATCTCAATGTATGCAAAAAAGATATTTAGAATTATGCAGAGCAATTTCTGAATATTATAAGGCTGGAGAAGAAATTCTTCCTGAATGGATTGAAGAATATAATGAATTAATTCCTCAAATTAAAAAATTGGAAGATAAAAATATAGATGTATTAAAAATCAAATCTAATCAAATCTAATAAATTAATAGAAGTAACTCCTATTAAATATAATGGAATTATGTATATTGATAAAGATGATAATCAATATTTTCCAGGAGAATTAGAATTTAATATTAATAAAATATGAAAGTTTGTGCAATAAGTGATTTACATGGAAGAGTATGGATAAAAGACTTAAATATAGATGCTGATATTCTTTGTATAGCAGGAGATTTTATACCTCTTAATATACAAAGAGATATTCCAGCATCTAAGTCTTGGTTTAAAAATAAATTTATTCCAGCACTTCAAAAAATAGATGTTGAAGAAATTTATATAGTTGGAGGTAATCATGATTTTCTATGTGAAAAAGATCCTAAATTTATAAAGGATTCTTTACTTGGAACTAATATAACTTATCTTCAAGACGAGAAAGCTGAATTTATAGATAGCATAGGAAATATATATACTATATATGGAACTCCATGGTGTCATAAATTTGGCAATTGGGCTTTTATGGTAGATGAAGATACTTTAAAAGAAAAATTTAGTAATATACCAAAAGATCTTGATATATTAATAACACACGATCCGCCTACTCTTGGAAAAGTAGGAACAATAAACCAAGGATATAACGCTGGATATAATGCTGGTAATCAGGAATTATCTAATGCTATAGAAGATATTTGGCCTAGATTAGTTATTAGTGGTCATATTCACACTGGAAATCATGATTTAGATGAGGTACATTGTGATAGTAGTGATGGTAGAGTACGTTGGTGTACTACAAAGTTTACAAATGTAAGTTTATTGAATGAAAATTATTCACCAGTTTTTAAACCTGCATATTTTAATTTTGGTGTTGACCATGAAGTTAAATTTTTAGAGACTAATAATTAATCATTCGATATATAAAAATCGATTCTAGAGAACACTAGGTGTCTCAAAACAAAAATAATATAGGGGAATTATCAGAGTCAGAGTAAAATCTGGTAATTCCCCTATTTTTTTTTTTCTTCTTCATACTATGTATAATATCCTTCCTATGTATAACCTTCACCTGCTAACCATTGGTTTTTCTTAGATGACCAGAAAGTATTCATTTGCATAAATAAAGCTCCTAGTGAATGTGCTTGAATCATAGATTTCTTTTCGTGTGAATAATATCCATAAATTTTATCACTTAAAGCTTTTAAAGATTCTGATTGTTTATTTGTATAAGCTCTAGGTAATGGATTTGGTTTATCTAAATTTTTATTTAATACAAATTCAGTACCATCAGCATTAATAGCTCCTTCTATACAAATTCCTATGCCATCTAATAATATAATGCTTTTTGTTCATTATATTTAGGATTAGATTTATCTCCTCTAGCATATACATCAAATCTTTTATCTTTAGTCCAATCATATACTAATTTTCCATTAACCATACTATGAGCTTCCCAACATCCATCTGCTCTCATTTGAGCACCAAATATTGTTAATCTATTATAATAGTCAGGTCTGGATGCAAATCTAAAACCTATATCCCAGAAGTTAAATATACCAGTTGTATCACTTTTTAGTTTTCCAGCCAAGTCATTCATATCCATATCATTAATACCATATTGCATATTAATAGCTTCTCCCATAGATAATCTTGGACTAAAATTAACTAAATCTTTTAATATCCAAAGATATGATTTAGTTATATTATCTTTAGTAAAAGGCTCCTTATCTCCAGAAGTTGCTCCAGTAGGTTTTCTAATTACTAATGATATATCTTTCCATATACCATCAATAAACTGATAAGCTTGTCTTGGATTAAAACATAATGCTACTTTAGACATTTTAGCCATTAATTTCTAAGATGCAAATATTAAATATCCCCACTTAGAAGTATCATCAATAGGCTAATTAAATATCTTATTCTTAATAAACTAATTCAAATATTCAATATCACTAGTAAATTTATCATTTCTAATAATTCCAGAAAATTGTAAATGTACATACAATGCTTTAATTAAAGGAAATACTTTATCCATATTTTTCTTAGATGCATAAGCAGTAGTATGTTTTAATAATAAAGTTTCTAGATTCTATTTCAAAATAATTAACTCCCCCCATTCTAGAAATAAAGTTCTTTCTTTTCTATGGATCTTGTTCTCCTTTATCAAATTGATTAGGCATTTCCCACATTGAATTATTTCTAATCTTATTATTATCTTTATCAGAATATATATTTAATATTTCTTCTTTTATTCTTTTAAGAATATGTCTAGGATCCCATAATTTAAACTAAAATCCAAAAGTTTTTATTAATCCCCCAGCAGATGCTACTTTAGAACCAAGGGAACCTTTAGTTAGTGGACAATCTAATAATAATTCATCACCTTCTACTAATTGTCTAACATCCTCTTCTGTTTTAGCTGTTGCTATTTTATTTTTAACAAAACTAACTATTGCATATTTTAAGAAATCTCTTTCTCCAGCTAATAAACTATTATCAGTCCATGGATTTTTAAATCTAAGATTTCCAATAGCTTTCTAATCTTCATCAAACATATTTTTATATAATGTTGCTTGATTTCCAATAAGATAACGTTCAGCAGTAGAATAACCTTTACTTTGCCTTAATTTAATTACATGCTCTCTTAAATCTTCATTAAAGTTAACTACTTTATCTCTAGTCTATTGATATGCTCTAGTACATAATTCAGATAATTTATTTAATGTATCACTCTATAAAGTACCTGGGTTATCTAACATAGAACCATTAAATCCTTGACCATTACCTTTTATAATATTTAATAATTGACCTTCTATATATTTACCATGATCATTTATTTGTTGAGAAGCATCAATATTACTAAGTTCTAGCATAGCCTCCATAATCTCTGCATATAATGTATATTGTGGAGAATCTAATTCAGATTGTTCCATAGATAATTTACCATTTTCTAGATGAAATACTTCTTCTATAGAACTCTTTAAATTATTTAATTCTTTTAACATTGTATCTCTATCTCCCATGTTCATATGCAGCCTAAAATCCATTAACACAAGTAGAAATAATTTTATCTCTTAAATCTTCAATATTTTTATTATGATTATCAGTACGTTCTATTTCTAGTAATTTATCTTTTACTAATTCAAGATAAGAAGCCATTTTAATTCCTTGTTTAGAATCATCTACCTAAAAATTATTTTGTGTATGAGATAATTTACATAACTAATTAAAGTTCCAAAGTAATCTAGCATTAGATGATGACATACCATCCTATCTATATGTATTCATTACTAAGATATTACCAACTATATTTTTAGAATTAATAAAATCATTACCTAAGGCAAAATTTAATACAGCCATTGTTTGTATTAATTCTACATTACCTTCTGTAGCATCCATACTTAGTGCTTTTGGCATATTTTTACTAATAACATCAGGCTAGAAAGCTCCTAATATATTTTTTCTATTATTTTTACCCATATGTATAGGCATACCTAAATCAAAACTATTACTTAATTTTATTATTTCTATTTTATTAGTATAAACATTCCTAAATAATATAATTCCAGCGGCATCTAACACTTCCTAAATTTTTGGCTAATTTTCATACATTGTAACCCAATCAGGAGTAGCATATTTCTATAACATATTTTCAGTCCATAATATACTACCATTTTCATGTAGCATACCATTATTATTTTTATATCTATATGCTTTAGCATTTTCCTTATCTTTATACATATCATTTCTAGTAGTATGTATAGAAGATCTAAGACTCTTAGTATTTTCTCCAAGTTTTTCTCTCTACTTCTTTAATTCTTCTTTAAGCATTGCATGTATTTCTTCTTTAGAAGATGCTATTAATAAATTCTTCAGAACCAGTCTTAGAACTTAAAGTTTTAAATTTAAATAAATGTTGAGATTTATCTTCTACTATTCCTCCTTTATATTTTATATAATTAGTTATATATTCATCATCAGCATTTGCTTTGATGTCCAATTATTAGCTATCAAATACATAAACTAATTAACTCCATCCATTCCAGTTAATATTTTCTCTGGATCTATTGGTTTCTTTATAAAACATCTAGCTAATTGAGTCTATATCTAACCATACATAGATTCTCCTGTAGCTACAGAAGAAGATTCTAGTTCATGTAACATATTATCTTCTACTGTCATTCCATCAATAGTTCCTTCATGAGTTAAATCATTATATTTAAAATTACTATATTTTATAGGAACAACATACAATGTAGGTTCATGTTGGTTACCAACTCCTAATTGCTATAACATTCTTCTATATGTAGCTAATTGATAGTTATATGTTCTAATTTTAGCTGGATTATAATCCTTATAATCTTTAGTAGAACATTTAAAATCTAATATAGAAATATCTCCTTTTGGAGTAATTACTACTAAGTCTAAAATGCCACGTAACTATTGTATCTTATCATCTACTGGATTTAATATATTAGACTATAATTTCATTTCAGATAAAATAGTACATCCATAACCAAATTTACTTTCTATTTTATCGTAAGTTTTTGAAGCTGCTTCCATAGCAGGCTTTAAAAATTTCTAAAGTTTAGTCCATTGTCTAGGACTTATAGAGCTATGATATTTACCACTATTATAATTAGTAACAAATAAACTTCTAGCATCATTTACATTTAAATTTTCATTTTTAGATTTAAAAATAAAATACTAACTCCAAATAAAGTGAGTTAATGTACCTAATTCTTTCTATTGTCCCCAAATACCTGTTATATCATTTTTATCATCTTCATGTAATCCCTAAAATTTTTGTCTAATTTTTAATAATTCATTATTATCAGTTATTGGTTTAACTTTATCAGCACTGCCAAAAACATATTCTATTTGATTTTCTGGAGGATTACCTTCTCTATATTGTTTAAATACTTTTTCCCAATAAGCATCAGCATTAAACACAGGGAAAATTCTACCTGTGTATTATCATTAGGATCAGTTACTATTACTCCTTCTTTTCTAAACTAATGTAAGAAATCTGATACACCAATAGAATCTTTATCAGAAGTATTATCTATAAATCCATCTTCAACGTTTTCTTCGAGATCTCCACTATCTGTACTTGTAAATGATATAGGAGCATTTTCGTCTTTTATACCTCTAGCTATTTCGTTAGCTTGAAATATAACACCAGATATTTCTCTTTGTATTGGAGTTTTAGCACTAAATACTAAGTCAGTTTTTCCTCCAGTTAATTTTTTAAATCTTTCTTCTTGCATTAAATATTCATCTAATGCTAATTCAGATTTAAAAATTTTATTATCATATTTAAATATACAACTCATATTAAGAACACTCCTATATTAATTCCTATTTTTTCATTAAATCTTCTTTAGTATTAGCCATAATACGATGAACATTAGCTTCGTCTATTATTTTAGAATAACGAGTTATTCCTAATGGAGAATTTAATGCTTTTATTAAATCTGAAACTGTAGAGTCTAATACTTGATTAAAATCGCAAGTTTTAACACTATATTTACCATCAATAAAATTGTCTATATTTCTATTTATTTCATACATAATATTATTTATAGTAATTTTATCAAAAGTCTAGAATAATGAAGGCTAAGAAGTTAAATATTTAGCAAATTCTTTTACAAATATTTCTTCATCTATATCTCCCTAAGTTCTCCCAACATAAGCCATTGCTTCACTCTAGTAATTAGGTAATTGTTCTACAGTTTGAACTAAACTAAAGTATAAATTAGGATTAGTAAATCTAATTCCTCCTAAAAATATATGCATTAATTCATGCATTTTAGCTTCTTTTATATTAGCATTATCAGTATTAATATAAATATCATTATTATAAATAAAAGCATTAGCCATTCTAGATTCTGGAGCTATCATACTCCATTTATCCTAAGATAATTCAGCATTAGTTATTGGAATAATTTTTATTCCAAATCTATTTTGCATTAATTCTAATTGAGTTTCTATTATATTAGCACTAGCCGTATCGGGTAATTCATCATCAAGATCTAGTTCTTCCTATTTTTTTACTTCAAATTCAGAAGGACGTTTTTCTATTGTTATTACATTAGTTTTATCATCAATAGGATATATATCTACGTTTACATCTCTATGCAAATTATTTATTTTAATATTAGCATCTTCTATAGAAGTAGCTCCTATATAATTTACTATATCTTCTGTTTTTGCATAATTAGAATCTTTTATAGTTTTAGTATTAATTTGTTTTTTTAAATATTCAGACGAATCTGAATAAGGAATCATATCCAACTAAGGATAATCTCCATACTACTATAAACTTTTTTCTATAGCTCTATTTAAGCTAAAATCTGAGATACCAGACATATCTTTCATAGTCTGGTATCTCGGAGAGTTTATTATATTACAACTTAAAGCCATTATTTACAATTTTGTTCTATATTTTCTTCCTTAGCTTCTATATTTCTGCAAAGCTAATCATAATCTACTGATATTTTTTTAACTACTGATTTTCTTTTTCCTTTTGGTATTTCAGTTTCTATTTTAATAGCTGAAGATAATATATCCTGTTTAATTTCATCTTCTGTTAATTTTACTTTCTATCCATCAACAGTTTTAAATAAATTAAATCCAGGAGTTATTTCTATTCCTTCTAATATTTTATTTAAATCATTTTCACTAATACTAGTATCTATGGCAAATTTCAATATAGATTTAGTACCTTTAAATACTTCTAGATCTTTATTACTAGTTAAATACTATACTTTAAACATGTTATTTTTAGTATTTATTAATGTTTCAAAATCTGAATTTCCTAATATTAAAGTACTTAATTTTTTATTATTAACGCTATTTGTAACTATAGAATATGTCATATCTTCTCCAGTAGCAGTATCTAATGTTAATTGCTTATTTTTAGAGTTTTCTCCTCCACCTTCTTGTTCTGCAATTTCATCTCTAATATCATTTAAATCACTATTTTCACCAATTTGCTCTAGCATATCCTAAGCTGCATCTTCTGCTTCACCATAATATTCCTATGGTATTTCTTTCTTATTATATTTTACAAGTTTATATTTATTATATTCATCTAATACCCAACAATATGGAGCTACATAAGAATCTAACTAATATATACTTGTCATAGGAGCAGTCCATCTTAATATTTCATCTTCGATAATATCTTTTTGTCTCTATAAAACATTATCTGTTTGCTTAGAATTATTATCTCCAGTTAATGTAGTATCATCCTAAGTAACAGTAGGATTAGTAACAGGATCTATTCCATCAAATAATGCTGATTTAGAATCTAAGTCAGAAATAAATTTAATATGATTACCTATTAAATTATCCTAATTTAGAGAATCTCCTATTAAATCTTCAAAAACTGAAGTAAAAGAACCCCTCAAATTAGTTCCATTATAAGAAATCATATTATAAAGATAAATTAAGTTAGCAATAGACATACCATTAACTCCATTTACCTAAACAATATTTGGAATTGTACTTCCAGTTAAAGTATCCAAATCAGCTTTAGCTTTTTGAAATTGTATTATTTCATTAGCTGATTGTGGATTAGTATTTAAACTTAATCCCCAATTTATTGTAGTTGAATGATCTGGATTTAAATTATATCTAATCTAGCCAAAACTTGATGTAAAACCATTAGACATTCCTTTTGAAGATTTTAAATTAGGAAATACAACAGTATCCATATATTCTTTAAAGGTCTATCTTCCAGCAACTGTAGATAAATCTATGGTAACTCCAGATTGTGTATCTTTAACTGGATCAACTTTACCATTATCTTTAATTACTTCTTTAATATTCCAATCAATATTACTATCCTTAGTATTATTTATAGTAAATACTATATGTTGAGACTTGAAAAATTCTCTATTAATCTTATCTTGTATATAAGACATTATTTTTCTAAGTCTATCTTCTCTAGCCTATTTATCTTTAACTGGATATTTGCTTAATAATTTTTGAATTACTTCAGTACTTCTAACTACTTCACATATTTTTTTATCCATTATAAAATTAGCCATTAAAGCTTTAAAATATCCAAAATAATGACTACTATTACTAATAACATCATAGACATTAGTCATATATTTTACTGAACCATAAGCTCTAATTACTATAGCTCTATATCTAGGATCAAAAGCAAATTGTTCTGCAGATACCATCATAGGTGCAACACCTAACTTTTCATTTTCTGCATTTAATGCTTTTAATGATTCATATATTTCTTTTCGTTTAGGATCTTTTATACTTTCAGCATCTGGCTTTTTCATTAAGGAATCTATATTTCTAATTCCTTTAAGTCTATTTTTTAAAATACTTTCAAAAGTATTAATTTTATCAAAGGTTTCTTCTATTTTATTTGGTAATCCACTATTTAAACTAGATACAGCATTAAAACTCTAAACTTCTTTAGTAAATTCACTTAATTCTCTGAATATTTTTATTGGAGTCTATTCTACTTCTATTATGGAACCGTCTTCTTGAGGAGTAGGTATAAATACTTTATCCTAATATATAAGACTTAATGTATTTCTATACTATTCATACTAAGTTATATAATCATATATAGCATCTTTTTTCTCCTTCATAGTATCATTAAATCCTTTAATTGAACTTACTAATCCAACTTTATTTAATTTTTTAATAGCTGCCTATAACTTATTTAATAATGGATACTAATTTATCTCAAATTTTTCTCCATGCTATAAATTTGTCTATAAATCATAGTAACCATGTAATTCAGATACTATTGTATTATATTCAATATTTTTACTTAAATCTACAGGACCTTCATCTTCATCTCCTTTAGCTTTCTTTTCAATAGCTTTTTTCTAAGCAGATAATTCTTTAATTATGAAATCTATTTGACTAGAAGTTTGAGAAAATTCCGAAGCTTTAGTATTAAGTATATTTGATTTTAATAGTTTTAATGATGCACTAATTAATGCTGTATTTCTAGCAACACTACTTAATTTTTCCTCGTTTCCTAAGAAACCTGCAGCCTTCATAGTAGCTTCTAATAAACTATAAACATACGCAGGCATTTTAGGCCCATTCTATAAATAATTAAGTACTACGTCAGCTCTACCACTACTCTTTTCTTTATCTAATAAAATATTTCCAGAAGTTAATTCAGATATTTTTAATCCTGTAGTCAGACAAGCATAAGTTCTAACTAATATATCAAATGGAATACCTAACATTATTCCAGATGTGTAGAATCCTACCATTTCTGGACCTGCATTTATCATAGCTAACTGTGGATCTTTAGCATTATCAGTTGCTAATGTCATTAATACTGACAACAATATAAATGCATCAGTAGTAGTTTCATCCATAGCATCTAACGCCTATTTCTACAAAGCACTTTCATTTAGCAAATTGTACAAATGACTGTGTATTAGCTAATAATCTAACTTTTAATTCCAGCCAATATCTTTCTTTCATTATAGAAGTATCTCCTTCATTACCAGCAGCAGCTGCAGGACAATAGAAATTACTTAATGCTTCAAAGTTTTTCATAGCTAGATGCTGCTATAATAGAAACGTCCTCTTTTCCAGATAATGTTAATACTATAGTGTTTCATTTTACTAGTAACTGCTCCCTTGTCTACATGTTTCATTACTAGAACTTAATTTAGTATAATGTATCATTATACTTAGATTCTGGATTATCAATTGAGAAATCCTCCAGAAAAACTATTTAACATAATCAGTTGCAGTATCTAATGCTGTCTGACGCTTGAATTAAGTTAGATGGATTTGATGTACAATTATACATCATATATGATATATAATTTTTCATCGCATCAGCTCTATTATGTGAATTTTTACTAAAAGTTAAATTGTGTCTATCTACAATTCCTTTTATTATTTTTCCTAATATTGTATTTAAATTTACTCCATTAAGATCTTTAACTATTTTTAATAAATCATTAAATCTAGAAATACTTCCAGATTTATATAAATCATTAATAGCTACATCTATTCTTTTTTTATCTATATTATCTATTGTATCTTGTTCATATATTGGTATATTAAATTCTTTAAATAATTCTTCTTGTTCTTTTTCATTAATAGTATCTATACCCTATACTTCTTTTCCTGTTGGGAAATCAATATACTAAGTTTTTTGGAATTCTTCTTCTGAAGTTAATCTTTGTAATCTACTCCAAGTTACTAATTTTCCATCTTTTATAGTTTTTCCTAATAAAGAAACTTTATCAATATCATAATCAGAACCTTGTAACCAAATTTGCCATCTACTAACATAAGCACTATTTAGTCCAGAATTAGTAAATGCTGCAATTTTCATAGGCATAAATGACTAATGACTTTGTGCCGGAGTTCTAGCTGCTACAAATTTTAATGATTCTACAAAAGAAGTATATGTTCTTTTTGCAGAATTAATTTTTCCTTGTACTAATCTTCTAAAATTATTATCTTTAAATGCTTTTTTATATTCAGCATTAAACTGGTCAATAGTAGTAGAATTATCTATACATTTTTTTAATTCTTTTTCTGCTTTTTCTTTATTTTTTGTAATAGATTCTATTTTTGTAAAATCTATCAATCCTTCTGGATTAGTTAAAATATTATTATAATAATCTTGGGCAGTAGAATTAGTACTATTTCCAATTTGATCTCTAATCTATGCAATTAATTTATCATTACTATTTTTAACAACGTCTGGACTTAGATCTAATCCAGTATAATGAAACTAATCCAAAAAATAAGTTAAATCTTTAGTATAAATAACTTCAGTTTTTCCATCAGAATAAATATCTATAAGAGGCTTTCCATCTTCTCCTATAGGAACTTCATACATTCTTTTTCCATTGGAATCAATTCTATATGTTTTATCATCAACAACAGTTGTCTAAAATTCATATGGTTTTAATTTAACAAAACCATTTTTCATAGTATTATTACTATTGCCATTAAATTTAATATAAATATTATCTCCAGATGGTCTATGTAAAACTACACTATAACCTTCATCAGAACTAATTAGTTTTCCACAATCCTAATATAACTATCTCCTTAAAAAGAATAATTCTTTTTCATTCTATATTTGAGATAAATCATCTCCTTCTCTAAGGCCAAATGCTGTTTCATATATTTTAGGAGCAACTAATTCATAAGGATCTACTTGTACAGACCCGTCTATTACATAATAACTAATATTATCTACAACTATAGGAATCTAATTTGTTTCTTGTGTTTTACTATTTATATATTTTCTTTCTCCAATAGCATTTAAACAGTTTTGTAATTCTCTATATTTTTCTATTTTTTCTTGTTTGGTTTTAGCATTATATAATTGTTTTACAATATCTAAATCCCATAAACAAAATTCTTTTACTACTGGTTTTCCATCTACTATAGTCTAAGCTTTAAATCTACAATTATAAGTACCTAAATCTCTAGATGTTTGAATATCTTCAGATATACTATAATTTGTATTATTTAAAATATCTTTTATTGCCCAATATACTTCTGGATTTGCAAACTTTATTGACTAAGTATCAGTATTTATATATTTATGTAAATTTTCTTTAAATAAAATAGATGGATCTACAACATTTTTATTTTCATCTAATATAAAATAATGTCTATCAATCTATAATTGACTAGTAGTTAATGTTTTATTTTTAGCTATTTCAATATCTTTTAAAAATTCTAATGGATTTTTAATATAATAACTTACTGTTTTATTTCCATTTATTTTTCTAATTCCATCAGATGGACATAATACACACATAGATCCATCAAATTTTAAAGTTACTCCAGTTTTAGTTAATTTTGAACTAATGGATGATAATATTTTCTTCATAATAGCTGGATGACTAATAGGTAATTTTCCTTCTATTTTATCATATCCAACTAGATTTGGAAATTTAACAGCTATTTCATTTGCTATAACTTGAATTAAATTTCCATCAGTAGAAGCAGTAGTATCTAAACTATTAATTATTATATTAGCTATAATATTTCTTAATTTCAAATCCTATGTTTCATCATTTTCTATTATATTATCAAAAACTCCTTTTAAACTTTCTGAAGTTAAATTATATAAAGCTTCATATACTTTATTAGAAAAATCTTTTGTGTAACCTCTAGCACCTAAAGCATTTACTACCTAAGTCATTAAACTTAATATAGAATCATTAGCGGAATGTTCTGCATTTAATTGAACTCCCCAATTAAATATATTTACTGTCATATATGTAGAACTATAATTTCCATTATGATAGAAATCAGTATCATTAACATTAGAAGCTCCCTATTTAACAGCTCCTTCCGTTGCCATATAATTAATATCAGTATGTTTTAATAACTAAAATATATCAGTTTGAGATGTAATTTTTCTTTTACTATCTTCTATTGGATTAAATGTTTTAATTCCGAAATTATTAGCTACAGATGCTAAATTATCAAATGAAGTATTATCATTTTCTAACTATATTTGGCCAAATTTATTTACATGAGCAGAATATTCTCCACCAAAAGCATATTTCCATAATTGCCAATTACTATCTATTATACCATCATTATTACCATTTTCTTGATTAATATTAGCATCAATAGTTACTGACTATTTTTTTTTTCCTAATAATTTTTCTTTAGTTTCTGGATTTATAGAGACAATATCATATCTATCATACGTAGTTTGGCCCTTAGAATTAATTTTAAAATTATTTCTTAATTCATATTTTATATTATTATTTGAATCAGAATATTGTACTATAACTTCTTTTAATGGTATATTTTGATTATAATAAGATTTAGTCCAATTTATATTATAATTATTTGCTATAATTTCATTTTTAATTGGGTCAGAAAAATTTTTTATTTTCTCTTCTTAAAGTATTACTCCATTTTATAGAATTCATTAAATGTTTATTAACATTTCCCATAAATCCATCATAAGATTCTATTCTAACTACTTTTCCAGATTCGTCTTTAATTGGGACTAATCTTTTTGATTCTAATATACGTTCGTTAGTAACAGCATCTCCAGATGTTTTAAGTATAAATCCTAATCCAGTTTTTGGATTATAATGTGTACCAAAATCCTTTTTATCAACTCCTACTGCTTGACTTTCCAAAGATTTATTTTCTAATATACTAGTTAATCCACTCGTATATGTAATACCATCGGTAGTTGTCATAGCATGTTCATCATGATCTCCCTATGTATTAAATCCTTCGATTTTTTAAATCTTCTACACTACAGCAATTCGAATTTCATAACTTAATCCATTTAAAATAGTTTCTGTAAGTTCCTGGTGTACAGGAGAATCCAAGTCCTACATTACGTTTAACTTGTTGTGCTACTTGATCAGCAGACATCTCAGTTGATACTAGTAAGATCTTTACCTCTCATAAATGCTTTACATGGATGATTTATATAAGAACCAACTGTAGAATTTAAATATTCTTCTCTAAATAATGTATCAAAAGCTATTATATTTTTCATATTAATGGATTTATTTCTATACTATATCTTCTTGAATTAGCATTAGTTGATATATACTAAAGATTAAACTCTTTATAATTATCATTTATTTTCTTTACTAATTCATCGTTAGTTAATTCCTATTTACTATCTTTATCAACAATCTAATCATTCTTTTTACTATATGAAACTATATCTTTAAATTCTTTTGCAAAAGCTTTTTTCATATTGCTTAAAGTTGCATCAGAATCTATTGTTGAAATTCCTAACTAATTAACAGTTGTTAATGCTTCTATCTATTTATCTAATATAGTATATGCAGCTTTTTTATAAAAGTATTCAAGCTGTCCTACGTCTTGTAATTTCTTTATAGTATTTTCTCTATGATCATCATTTCTAAAATTACTATTTCTAACTATTAAGTCAATAATAGCATCTTTATCCGTAGAATAACTATTTACAAATTTTTCAATATCTGTTAAAGAATTAAATTTATGTCTAACGATAGCAGTTTTTAATGAATTAATTGCATTTCCTTTATTAAATGCATTGCTTGCAATATTAAGAACTGTTATAAAATTATTAAAGTTAAAATCAGAATTTTCAATATCTAAGTTTTCTTTAGGAATACTTAATATTATATTCATATCAGCATCAGAAATATATTTAATTCTATCATCATTAGAATTTATAACAGATTGAACCTATTTATACTATATAGAATCTTTAAATTGTTGTTTTGATGTTATAGAAATATTAGCTGGATGTTCTAAATCTTCTCCTTTTTCTAGATTTAAATTTGCTAATACTACTTGTTTAGATAATTGATTATACCATTTATTTCCTAATCCAATTAATTTAGTACTTCCTAAATCAGCTCTAGTTCCACCTGTTTTATTTCTTAAATTTAAATCAAAATTTTCTCTAAGTAAATCAGATACTACTTGATTATTTTTTTCTTTAAAATAAGTATTTAAATCAGTATTATTTCCAACATATGGAGGAAAATAACTTAAATCTGGTAACTAATCTTTTATAGTTCTAGATTTATTCCATAATATTAAATCATGTATTAATACTGGATCTGCCTATAATTGTCCTTCTTTTGTAATTTCACCATTTTCATCTCTAATTTCATTAGTTATTGAGAAGAATGAAGTATCAGTTATTTCAAAACTAGGATCCTCCTATTGTACATTATATACTAATTGATGTAATAATTCTTTTTTCTATGTAGCATTTAATAATTTACCATTTATAGTTAATTTATTAAAAGTATCAAAATTATCTCTATAATCTAATGCCTTAGTTAACTACTAATCACTTAATTCTGCCTAAATTCCACTAGAATATAATATTTTATAATTTCTAAGTAATTTTTTATTAGTTATATTAGAATTTAATTTATCATACTAAGTAGTAATAAATTTATACATATTAAGATAATAGTCCCCAAAATCATGAGTCATTATTATTCTTAAATCATTGGTAGTTAAATCAGAATACTTTATTACCTAAGCTCCTATATGATTTTCTTTTATTAAATTAAAATACTCATGAGGAACCTATTTAGAACCATTTACTTCTAGAATTGGAATTTTAGATTTATCAGATATAACTGCTGGCAATATTCTAAGCATATTATCAGCTCCACCTAAAAAATCACATAAGAAAGTTCCAGTAAAATATTCTTTAAAATTAAATTCAGTAGCTTTTTTAACTTCTCCAGTTATACTTTTAGCATCACGCATAGTAGATATTCCATTATATGCAGACTATATTAAAAAACTATGCATTGGAAATTTAGCAACATCTTCATCAGATACTCCTTTAGTTATATCATACCATAATTCTGGAGCCTTAGTCATTAACTAAGGTAATCCCATAGTATTTAATTGTTTATGACCTAAATCATTCCCAACAGTTAAAGTGAAGTTTCCACTATATGTTTTATATGCTTCCACTAAAGTATTAAACATAGGCATTCTAGAATTATCTACTATTATAGGAAGTTGTAAATAACCAGGAACAGTTACTTTTAATTTTTTAGTTTCTGGGGAATTATAATAACCATTAGCTTCTGACTAAAATTGTTGTTTAGTTACATCATGTTTTAATATATGTGCAGAAACAGAATAAGAATATAATATTTCGGCAGCTAATTTTACTGTTGAATCATAATCAGTCTTATTTATAAGCTCTAAAAATGCATCATCATTAAAAGGTAAAGTATAAACTTCATGCAAGAAAGCTCCTAAATTTCTCATTACATCTTTATCTATTTCTATATTTTTTCCTTCCTAATTAGTAATTATTATATTAGCTTCTCCAGCTGCTGCAGTACCTTTATAAAATATTTTATATGTATCCTTAGATGTTGGAATAGTTATAGTTATTTGTTTTGCTAATGCTTCTTTTGATTTAACGTCAAAATTATCTTCAATAGTAGCAGTACTCAATAATTTTTTACCATCCTTTGTTTTTTCAACACAAATAGTTCCTTCTATACTATTTTTTAAATATCCAGACTATTTATCATAATAGTTTGTAGATAATCCTTGTCTTTTTAAATCTCCATTATCATCAACATTAATTTCTTCAACATCTATTTTCTCAACAGAATTAAGTAACTATAATATATGACAATAATAATCAGTATTAATACCTGGCAACATATCAGCACTTTGTAGCTAATAAAATAATAAAGATTTTTGAGTATTTCCAGTTTTTGGAGGATAAGTTAATTCAAATAAATTTTTATATAATGAATATATATACTTCATTGTTTGAGAAGATATATGACTAGATATAGATGAATTATGAGTTAATACATAAAATAATAAAGGATAATAATCTAAACCATCTTTTCCTTTAGTTGCTTTAATTAAATCAGACAATGTCTTTCCTCTAAATTCATCACATATTTCTCTTATTTTAGAATCTCCTAATGCTCCTAAATCACTAATAACCTAACTAGTAGAATATATATTTCCTGGATCAAAAATTATAGTATCTCCAGAAACTCTAGATATATCAGTTCTAATCTAATCTAATACACCATAGATAGTCTGTAAATCCATCTTTCCTATTTTTTTAGTGGTATTAACATTAAATAAAGGCATACTACTTAAGAACATAGTTGGAATAGATCCAAATTCTTTTGTTTCATCATAATCTTTAGTATCATCTCTCCAACTAGTTGTTACTTTAGTTCCAAACTATAATGAATATTTATTAACTCTATCCTTTGGATTTATTTTAATAAAATCTAATGTATAACTTAATAAATTATCAAAATTATTTAATGTAGTAAATGCTTCAAATGCTTTTAATTTCTGTATAACTAATTTGGTTAATATAGTATCTTCTCCTTTAGCCATACTCACAAAATAACTACCCAAATCTGTTGTATTAAAATTACTTCCTAATTTAAAGTAATCTTTAAAAGCGTCTCTAAATTGTATTAATTTAAAATCTAAATTAAAAGAATCTATTTCTTTTCCTAACTAACCATTTTTTACATTAGCTAAACATCCCTCACCAAAAATCTCTTCAAATTTCCTCTTTAATATTTTATTTTTTGGATCATTTGGTAATAATTCTAAATATTTTTTAACAATATTAATATTACTTAATTTAATAGCTTTTATTGCTTGATTTATAGATTTATCATCACCCATACGATACTATCCAGTATTAAAATCTTTAAATAAGTGAAACATTAATCCAGCTTTAAGTCTATCAATATAAATAGATTTGGAATAAGCGTTATGCTTACCCCAAATACTATTTAAAAAAGTTCCGTTAGTTATATAATTTTCGTCTTGATCTTCTTGTTCTTCCTAAGGTTCTTTAGTTTTATTAGATTCTCCTTCTATTTCCTAATGCACAACAGCATTAACCCCGGCTTTTAACCTTAATATAGTATTTTTTACTGTTTCTAATTTCTATTTATCAGCATAATTTTCTATAATTACCTTATTTTTAGTTTCAAAATCATGCATAAACTAATCAATATCTGCACTAAATTCTGGAGTATATAACTATTGTTTAATTATATCATCATCTATTGAAATTTTACTTCCCTTTCTAATTAATCCTGTTATTATTTTAACAAAATTTTTAAAAGGATCACAACCTTGTGCCATATTATTATTATTTTATATTATTAAAATGGAAGATCATCATTTTCGCCATTATTAGATCCACCAGGAGTTGGTGTATTATTAGATTGACCCATAATAGGACAACTATTTTGATCCTAATCTTTATTTATTGTATCTAACTATTGTTTAATATTTGTAGCTATTTTTCCATCTTTAGAATCAGGATCATCTAGTAAAAATTCATTTATAGTTTTTATTGTATTTAAAGTCTAATAAAAATCATATAAATCATGACCAGTTCTTTTCATATTATTTCGTTTTAATAAATCTTTAAAGTCTTTATTATTAAATATATTATTTAATATTTCTTTATGTTTTTCTGAAAATGGAATTAAATCAGATATTTGTTGATATAATTCTATTCTTAATCCATTATAATCATCTATATCATCAGGATTATTTATCTATTCAAGAACATATTCTAGAAAATCTGAATAATCATTAGTTTTTGTAAAATCTAATTTATCAACCTCTATAGTACCTTTAAATACATCATTAATAATATTTTTTATTTTAGCTATTATATCTGGATCATTAAAATTTAAAGTTCCAAAAGGCTATTCTGTAGTAACTTCTGGAACTGGATTAGTTTCATAAGAAAATGCCCCATTTTCATAAACAACAACTTCTCCATCTATTGTAGTTACAGGATTTGCCTAATTAAAATCAATAGATAATGTTTTTCCAGGTGATAACCAAGATTCAGTAGTATGTAATATTCCATTACTAATTACTGTTATAATATGAGATGTACTAATATCAGCTGTTAATATTCCATTTTCAAATTTTACATTATTATCTCTAAATGACATAAATGCTTCACAAATTTTATTTATAACATCTCCAGACATTTCTGTTTTATCAGGATAAACAAATTTATCTTTATTGTCTTTATAAAATTGTATAGCACTTTTTCTTAACTAATCAGTTACTATAGTATCTCCTATTTTAGATAATCCATTTATATGTGATTCAATTGGATTTTCTATTGTTACTTTATGTTCATTAGCTATTGGAGTAAATGAACCAGTATGATACTAAGCAATAGTAGAAATTTTAGATTTATCATTAAGTAATCCATTTAATATTGTATCAAATATATTACTTACATCAGTAATTACTGCTGTAGAATCAAGTTTATCATTAATACGTATTGGACCTTCTTTCATGTTAGCATTATCTTCTACATTATTAATTACAAACATTTTATCGTTTACAATATATTTAGAAGTAATACCACTTTTTGTATCCTTTGGCATTAAAGGTATTCTATAGAATATTCCAACTTTTCCAGTATCATCTGTTAAAGGTTTATCTCCACTCTTAGGTTTAGCTAAATCTTGTTCAATAGCCTCTAGTCTTAATCTTGCAGCCTCTAAGCTAATTCCTTTTTCATCAGTATCCTTTAATTTAGGATTTTCTTCTGTAACATCAAAATCATTAGCGTTAATATCTGTTAATTTTTCATCATCAACTTTATATAAAACTAATAATCTAAAATATCTATTTAATAAAGATTTTAATGTTTCATTAGATTTATCTTTTTCATGATATAATGGAGTTATTTTATCTTCAGATTTTTCTCCTTCTCCATTAAATAAAGCTTTAATACTTTTGAATAAAGCATCATCTATTCCTTCTATAGACTCTTTTTTAGAAATACCATTACTTCCATTTATACTAGAAGTTAATAATATAGATAATGCTTTTCTATTAGTAACTTTTCTTAATAAATCTACTAAACTCTATATTTTGTCTCTATTATTAGCTACTACATCTAATAATTTCTAAGAAATATCAGTTCCTTTTTCAGCATCCTAAGCCTATATAAATTTAGAACCATTACATAAGATACGTTTAAATATCTATAAAGTAGATGATATATTACCAATAGATGAATCATTTTTTGTATCTTCAGTCCATAATTTTGTAAAATTATATATAAACTAATTTAAAGTTGCTCTAGGTGATGATACGTAAACTAAAGTAATAAGAGGAGTTTGATTTGGATTTTTTATTTGGTCTAAATATAACTATAATGCTCTAGAAGAATCAGATAAATCTAATACGTCAGATACTAATACGAATGCACTACCGTTTTTAATTGCTGTAGTTTTTCCATCATTATACATTATATCATGTTTATTTATACCTGTATCTACATAAGTTAATAATTCAGAGAAATATCTCTATGGGAATTTTCTTTTGTAGTCATTTAAAGAAACCCAAGAACCATCATATAAATATGGATTTTTATCATTTGGATCAAGAAAATATTTATCTCCTTTTACTGCAGAAAGTTGTATTCCAGTTCTAAATGATTTATCCAAATTAAAATTATTTATAGGTATATAATAATCTCTAGAATCACTTATAAATCCTTTATCTTTAGTAGTATCCTATAAAGAAGTTCCTCTAATAGAATTAAAATTACCTGCATATATTTGAATATGTTTAAAGAAATTCTTTTCTAATTCAGTAGCAGTATTATTCTTAATTTTTTTATCTAAGAATAATTTAAATATCTATAATCTTTGTATAGCGCTTAAAGATTGATAAGCATTTGTTTCTTTTATGTATTCATCATAAATACTATCTATAGTTAGATTTCCAGAAGAATCTTTTTGTTTCTTTTTAAAGTCTTCTGTACCTAACATTGTATATGGATTAGTAATAGTTAATAAAGGTAATGATGTTATTATTTTATCATCTTTATCAGTTATTACTATATCTATAGTTTTTATATTTGGATCAGTTTGTTTACTATCAGCTTTCTATACAATACCATATAATTTTTCATTCTAAAAATCATTTAATTTCTTATTTCTTACATGATAAGCATATCCATATCTTATATCACCACTATCTAATCCTAAATTATATAATATATTTTGAATTTCTTGTAAAGTTTCTCCTGGCTTACTATATAATATACTAGTTCTTAATTTAAATAATAAATTTATAGCTTGTTCTTTAGCATCTCCAGTTAATGTTATTACTCCATTATTATCTTTAGAAAATCCTTTATATTTAGAAAATTGTTGATATATTTTTTCATTTTTAAGTAATCCATATAAACTATCGTATCTTTCTTGTCCAGGTTTTTCTGGAATTGATACTAACCTAGAATCTGGATCATTTATATCAGTAGTTACATTACCATCTGCATCTAATGACATAAATCCAAATTCATTTGCATTAAATGAGTGTAATAACATATTATATGATTTAGAATCTGATTCATTTTTTATAAGAGCAAAGTGTTTTATCTAACTAATAGTAAGCTAACTAGCTTTTTCTGGAGGTGTTCCTTCATCACCATTTTCTTCTTCACTTTTAAAATCTTCAGCTTTTTCTTCTTCTGTATATTTAGATTCTATTTTTGGTTTATCTAAAGACATATAAGTTGGTAATTCTTTTTCATGACCAACTAATACTTTATCATATATAGAAGTTACTTCTTTAGAATATTTAGCTGCTGCAGCTACTCCTAATACAGATTTTGTTACTATATCAATCTATTGGTTTCCATATAAATAATCAATTAAATCTGCATCTTTAACATCAAGATCAGAATCAGCTAAATTACTAGTAAGTATTAAAGAACCCTACTATGCTCTAGATATAGCTGTATAAAATGATTTTAATCCAGAATTATTTACAAAGAACTAAGTATCTGGATATTTAACATTTTTATCATAATTATAATTCATGAAACAAATGCAATACTATCCTTCTAGTCCTTGATAAGCTCCTTCTATAAAATTAATTTTATTTTTAAATGCTCCTTTTTTTAGAACATCTAAAAATTTATATAATTCATTAGCTTTATCAGTATTTGGATCAGTTAATATAACCTATATCTTTCCATTAAGTTCAGAATCATCTAATGAGTTTAACATTGTTATAACATCATTAAAATATCCAATTATAGGCTATTTCTTTATTATTTTAGGTTTTCCATTAGAATCAGTAACTATTTCTATTCTATCTAATACTTTATCAGCCTAATAATAATTAAGTTCTTCTACAGTATCTCCTTCATATGTATGTTCTATTCTATCTCCAAAAAATCCTACTTCTCCTTTAGTTTCATCATCATTAGAATAATAATTTAATACTGGCTTTTTAGCCATTATGTCTTTAGATTTATAATAATTATCATTCTATTCTCTGACTTTATGTATATTATTAGTTTTTAAATCATTATTGCTTCTGACAGAAGTTCCTAATTTTATACCTCCCATAAAATTGTTTCTATGGGTTTCAAACATATTTAATCCAGATTCTCCATTTAATTTAATTTCAGACTATCCTACAGCTCCAATCTAATCATAATCTCCAGTCATAATAGATGGTACTTTATACTTTTCCTATAAATCTTGAATAAGTAAAGTATCTTGTTGTGAAGCTCTAGTAGATTCATCCATTATTATTAATGTAGGGGGTTTTATATCTTCTTTCATAGTTGCAAAATCAGGAGAATAATGAGTTACTCCGTCTATATCTTGTAACCATTTAGCATCAATTTGTATATAACCATTAGAATTTTTAGAAAATTTGGCTTCTCTATTCACTGAGAAATTTTCTTTTATATAAGATTCAACATCATAACATTTATATGTTCCTTCTTTTAATCCTATATCTTTAGCATACGCTTCTGCATTTTCTTTAGATGAGTGTATTACTGCTACATTCTTTAATAATGAACTAGCATCGGGATGACTCTAAATCATCTTCATTAATAATCCAGCATAAGCCGTACTTTTTCCAGAACCAGGTATTCCTTCAGTTAAAAATGACCAGAAATTTAGTATATTAAACTAAGTATCAGGAAATACATCTTTACTTCCTTTTAAATTTTCTGCTACTTTTATTTTATTTAATTCCTATTCAGATAAGTTATCCAAAGTTTCTTTAACTGCTGAATTATAAGCTTTAGCAAATTTCTAGAAATGAGCTGTATTTAATAAATAACTATAACCTAATTTTAAAGCCATTTCTTGTGCAGGTAATGGAGCTACTTTTAAATTAGCTTTTACTGCTTTTACATATTCATTCTAGAATCCCCATTGATTTACAGCACTACAAGCTGATAACCACCAAAGAAAAGTTCTATCACTAATAGATTCTAGAGTATTATTTGCTAAGTCTGAATTATCCTTAATTAAAGCTGGAAAATTCTTAGCATTAATTATTTCTCCTAAATCTTTATCTTTATTAGCATCAAAGAAATCTTTTATAGCTACTTCTAGATTTAGCTATTCTTTTTTTAATTCTATTTTATCTTCATCAGATAATTTATATTTTTTAGTTTCAGCTACTGTATTTAATACTGAACAATCATCAATAACTTTAAGTAATTCTTGTTTTTTATCCCAATCATCTGGTATATTTATAGTAAATGATTTTAATTTACCATAAAATAAAGATGGATATTTAACTGCAAATTCTCTATGTACATTAAGTCCTTCATCAGAAATCATTCCTAAAACATTTCTATAATATTCTAGTTCTGTTTGTATATTTCTAATTTCAGCTAACATATTAGATGCTATTTTACTATCTATTACAGGTAATTCTTCATTTTTATTAAATTCATTTATAACTTTATTATAACCAAATAAATTTCCAAAATCAATAGCATCAGTTCTAGCCTATAAAATCTAAGACCTCATAATATCTAATAGCTATAAAGTATTTTCTATAGCATCTTCAAAATTATCGTCTGGTGCAAATGATTTAATATCTTTAGTAGTAGAAGCATTACGCATCATATCTCTTAACTTCTATAATACAACAGAAGGTTTTTCTAGTGGAGATTTACTAATTAAATTTACTGAAAATTTATCCATAAGTTCTTCCATTGGAGATAAACTTACGGAATTTAAAGCTTTAATATAATCTTTATAATCTTTAGAATCTTTAGGTAAATATTTTAAAACATCATTCTATAAAGAATCAATTACTGAATACTTTATAAATTTCTATTTATTTATTTGGCTTATTATAAAATCTTTTACTTTAGGATCTTGTAAAACTAAAGGCATTAATTCCTACATAGAATTAGCAAATTGTTTAGCTAAATACTCTGGATGAGTAGCTACTTCTTTTACTATTTCCTAAAATTTTACTGGATCTATTTTAGTAACATCATTTGTTCCTTCTGGTACTTTAGCTTTTATGTCATCATTAAAATTTCTAATTTCATTAATAACATATAACTATAGATTAGGTGATAATCTTAAAAATCCATCTATAGTAGCTGATTGTCTAGCTGTTGCAAATTTATCGATATAAGAAGCAGTAGTTAATTCCTCTGGACTACTTTCTGGAGTTCTCTAAGGATGTAAATTCTATTCTATTCCATCAAATAAAGATGATATTGCTAAAGCCCATCTAGATGATATTGGATTATTTTCTTCATTAGTTCCTTCAAAAAGTTCTACATCAGCTAATTTATTATCCTTACCTAAAGTATTTTCAAATGTTCCGACTAATACATTCTATAATTGAGATACAAATGTTTCTTTAGAAGATGGCTAAAAATAATTAGCAACATATGTTTTCATAGTAGGAGACATAACTTTAGTTACATGGTCATTTAATAAACGCATCTATCTAATATGATCAGCTTGGCCAGATTCTTTTATACTTTCCCACTCTCCTATTAACTAATTTTTTCTTTCTTCAGTTATTTCATCTATTTTTTTACCAGGCTCTTTATAATGTATATACTATAAAGCATTTGATATTGTATATGGATGATGTATAGCTTCATTTACTTCAAATAAAGTATCTTTTATAAATTCTTGACTCTATACACCATTAAAATATTCTTCTTTTTTATCTAATAAATCTTTTAATTCAGATTCTTTCTAACTTATTAATGCAGAATTATCTTCAGCATTTTCTTTTTCAGCTGTTTTTTCTTGGCTATCAGAAGCAGCAACTGGTTGTTTTAATTCTTTTAATTTAGATTCTGTATCTAATATTTTAGTTGCTAATGTATTAAACTATTGAAGATAAGATTGAGCTGCTATTGAATCTTGTAAACGTAATTCTTTAAATTTATCAAGATATTTAGACTAAATTAATCCATCCAATAAACTCTAATCATCTATTGTACAACTATTTTCGTCTAATATTTTTTTAGCATTAGTAAGTTCATCTATTAACATGGTTTTTATTTCAGTATCCATGTTATTAGTTTTAGTAGCTGGTTTATAAACTATATTTCCTTCTTCATCCATTGTAGCTCCTTTAAAAGTCAAATCAGTTGATCCTAGCTACATTTTGTTTATAGTTTTAACAAAATCATTTAATTTTCCTTCTTTTATTATATGTACTGCCTATTGCCAAGCTTGTGTTTTATCCATAGATTTTAAACTAGATGCTTGTCTATAATCAGCTAATCCTTGTCCAAGACTACCTCCTATAAAACCACCAGCAAAGTTTAATGCATATCTATTTAACATTTGCATCCAAGGAATCTATGTTAAATCTCCATTTTTAGCATCAAAAGCATCCATTCTATCATCAGAACCAGTCATCCAAGAAGCAACATTAAATATTGTTTTAGACATATCGTATAATAATTCTTCGGATGCTTCTTCAGTACCTTCACCTAAGGAATTAGCTACTATCTATTTTAAGAAAACTTTTCCTGTAGAATCTGGACTCATCCAAGTTTTAGCAGTATTAGCTATAGCATTTCCTGTAGCATCTTCTGCTTTATTTATAACTTTAGCTGTTTTTTCAACTACTTTATCTGCTAAAGTTTTTGGTTTAGTAACTACATCTTTAGATATTTCTTTAGTTATTTCAGCAGCTTCTTTCTTTGCTACATCAGTACCTTCTTTCTTTGCTACTGTAGTTGCTTCTTGTTCTGCTTTCTAAGCCATTACATGATAATCACCATTAGCTATAGACTTTCCAAAATTAAATATTTTTTTAAACCATCCTACTTTTTCTTCTTTCGGTGCAAATTTAGACGGCTATTTAAAATCTGGATTAGCTAATAATTCAGCTGCCTATTTCATTCTAGAACGTTCTATTCTAAGTTCTGGTAATATCATTTCTCCTAAGGCAGAATTAATAATTTGATATTCACCTACACCATATCCTAATGTAAATAAGGCTGCTTTAGCATCGTCTACTCCAGCCTATTTAGCATCACTATATGAATTAGCTACTGTAATTCCAGTCATATAAACTTTAGAAACAAGTTCTCCTAATTTCTAAAATTCTTTCTATTTATCTTCCAAAGCTAATTGTTGTGATAATGAATTTATTAATTTAGTTTGTTCAACTGTATTTTCCATTATACTCTATAATGGCATATTATATTTTTCAGCTAAATTCTAAGCTCTTTCCATACCTTCTCCAGTTGATAACAATTCTTTTACTTTTTTAACATCAACTGCTTTTGTAGCATCATCATATATTTTAGCAGCCCCTTCTTTTGTAAATGGATCTATTCCATTTGTATATAATTTTGGTAATTGTCTAAATATCCAACGTTGTTCAGCTAATTGGGTAAATACATCACTAGATAAATTTAACATATTTTCTACTCCCCAAGGATGAGATTGAGCATGATCAGAAGTATCCATAGTAAATGCCTAATTTATTCCTTCCAATGTAGAGAATACAGGACTATCACTTCCTGTAGCCATTTTACCTAATTTGCCCATTAAATCCATAGTATTTAAAATTACTCTAGTTCCTATATACCATGGTGCTACTCCAGGGATAAATGCTGGAGCTATTTTAATAGCTGCTTTTACTAATGAACCAGTAGTAGATTTATCTAAATCATCAGAATCAAAGAAATCATATTTATTTAACGTAGTTCCTTCTTTAGTTAAAGTATCCCATCCAGATAGTACATCTTTACCATACATAGAACGACCATCTAATGTTTCATAATAGTATGTTCCAGTAACAGGATCTATTTTAGAATCTCCTTTATGATGAACTATTTTACTCTAATCAGTAGTAGGATTTCCATTTATGTCTAAATCCTAGTCATAAGTAGCTAATACTTTAGGATCAAAGAAGTTTTTTATCTAAGTATCTTCTGGAGTTTCGAGTCCAAATTTCTATTTAGTAAAATCAAAAAATGGTTCCTATTCAGCTATTTCTCTAACACTCTGTGTTGGTTCATCCTCTATATTAGCTCCACTAAATCCAATTACTTTACGTAATGGATTATCCATAGTTTTTTCCATTTCATACTAAGGACCCATATCTTTTTGGTTCTAAGGAGCAAACATATTATCTCTAAAGAATCTTGCCTAAGTCATAAAATTAGATGTAAATTTATTATTAGCTAATTCATTATAACCTCTCATTGCTTGGTTATATACCTAATTAAATTTAGTATCATCAAATTTTCCGTTAGTTTGAAATTCTGGATTATTCTAAATAGCTTTTAACTATTTATATTTATTAGGATCTGTTTCTATGCTAGTATTATTCGTATTTAAACCAACCTAGTTAAAATCATACGCAGTAAACGATGGATTTTCTACCTGATTTAAAAAGTAATCATTCTATTTCATATATTATATTTTATTATTAATTTTCATAAGATGCTAAATTTCCAGCACTTCTAAATGTATTATATTTATCAGTCTGTTGTTGTTTAGCCTCTTGAACCATTGCATCTTGTTTTGGTTTAGTTGGTGCATATGTAGAACCATTCATAACATCTGCAGCAAATGCATTTTCTCTAATTGGAACAAATATACTTCCAGAATATACATCACCGTGTAATTTAAACTTCTTATCTATTTTTTGCATTGATTCAGTATAGAAAGTTTCATTTTCATCGTTTTGTAATAATGTCTTATCTGGATCTTCATAACTATCACGATTAACAGTATCTTCATCTGCAAATCCAGATAAAACTGCGAATCTCTTATAATTAGAATTATTAATTTTCCAACCACCATCAGTATTTCTAATATATTTAGGAGGCTATCCATTCTTTACATAGAAAGCATTCATCTTTTGTTCATTACCTTTAACGTCATCAATTCCAGCATTTCTAGCTTGTAAATCTAATTTTTCCATAACTTTACATTTAGTCATATCTGGAATAATATGTCCTTTATCAACTCTATATGGTAAATCAACAACTTTCATCTAGCTATCACCTAAAACAACATGACTAAATCTAGATCTATCAATTGGAACTCCTCCCATAGAGAAGTTATCATAATCAAACATTCCATTCCAATGACTCTTTTTATTTACGTCTTGTAATGTATCTCCACTACCAAGTTCATCTACAGCTAAAGTTGTATACATAGCTTTAGCATTAAATTGATATGCTGAACCAGGATTAAATATTTCATTCTAACTATACGCATATCCATTTAATAACTAGTCTTGTGGACTCATTGGCGCTCCATTACCAGAGCTCTTATTAGAATCTTTTTTAGAACCATCAGTATTTAAATCATTTTGATAATCTATTTCTAAATCCACAGTATTATCAAGACCTTTCATTACCATTTGAGTAATTAAAGCCTAAGCATTTGAGTCTGAACCTCCTACTCTAAATTTAAGTAAAGCTTTCTAAGAATCAGATAAATTACCCCAAATAGCACTAATAGCATATTTAGCAGCCTATTCACTACTCTTAGAATCAAAAGTAACTTTATATACTCCATCCATAGGCATTCTACCATCAGCAGCTTGTTGCTGCTATTTCTATCCTAATTGCTATAATGCCATAATACCCTAAGCAAATTTTCCATCTTTTTTTTGGACATATTGAGTATCTTTATTTTCGTCTACTCCTAAATCTCCAATTAAATCTTTAATATTTTTTCTTATTTCCTACATACTAGTACATTCTCGTACTGTCTATATTAAAGAATCATTTCCAGCATATCTTTGATTATGTGCTCTTTCATATAATAGATTTCCATTAGTTTGTGGTATATATAGACTTATATTTTTATAAAATTCTTCTGGAGATATAGCATTTAATTCTCCACTCTTTGTAGATTTTACTACAATCTTTCCATCCATTGTAGTAGCTACATCTCCAAAACTATTTTTTTGTTTAGCTATAGCTAAAGCATCTTTATATTCTTCTTTACTTTGTTTTACCTAATTTACCATACGTAAATTAGTATAATAATTGGAAACTAAATTATCAGAATTTCCAAAAATTGCATTTTCCTAAGCACTTCTAGATAACTACTAAGTTACTAAATTAACATCATTAGTTAATCCATTTAAATTACTTAATAGTTTAGTTGCATCATCTACACCTCCACTACTACTCTTAGATGCTTTAGACGCACCAGTTAAAGCAGCAATCTTAGTATTTACTAGGCCAGTAACTGCAGTATCTACTGGATCAACATAAGGATCTGTTACTGCTACTGGCATATAAACAGATGCGAATGGGGCATATCCCCCACTCGCATATTTCTAAGTAAATCTTATTTTCATTTTAATTTTTGTTTATTATTAGGTATTAAAAACTTAGGTTGTTTTAATCCTCTATAAGTTTTATTGTCTTCTTTTATTAATTCCAATATACTATTAACTAGTCTATCATTATCCTTACTTCTAGTTTTTACTTCTTCAGATAAGAATATTCCAGTATTAGCTCCATTTTTTGCAGATGCTACATCTCCAGTATAAGTAGGTTGCCAATCTGGTTGTTTATATTTTATTCCTCTAAGTTCAGCTAATTTAGCTATGTAATTCTGTCTATGAGTATTCTAAGTATTTATATGATATTCAGCAGCTTGTTTAGCTATCTTAGTTCTCTCTTCATCAGTTTTAGCATTATTATAAGAACTCTATAAATTTTGCATAATAGGATCACTAGAGAAATCATAATCAGGATCTCCTAAAGCTAGATAATCAAACTAATCTTGTAAATGTTGATTTTTAACTTGTTTAGTTTTTAATTCTTTTTCTAATTCCATTAAATAATCATCAACACTACGTTGATTAGCAGTCTTTCTTGTAGCATCTAATTCTGCTAGTTCTCTTTCATTTTCATTCATATTAACTAGATTCTTATTAGCTACTTCATTATTATTTGCAGCATTAAATTCTGCAGCCTATTGAGATGCAGCCTTAGTTTTAGCTATCATTTCATTATCAGCTAATAATCCTTTCTAATATAATTGATCAGCTTTTTCTTGAGCTTCTAATTGCATAGCATTATTTACATTTGCATCAGAACTTACATTTTTTCTAGCCTAAGCTAAATATTTATTTCCTTGATTTGCATACCAATTTTCAGTTCCATAATCACCATAAACTCCTCTATGTACCTAATATGGTTGTACCATAACTGGATTTAAATGTTGAGCATATTCCTTAAATCTAGAATTAGTTCCAGCAATATCGCCAACTAATCTTCCTAAACCAATTAAACTAGGATCAGTCATTCCTTTTAAAATCTAACCAGCAATATCTGGTTTTTCCTAAGGTTCATAAGTTCCTAACTCTCCACTATTTCCATTAGTCTATGGTTGCTATGTGGTATCTTGAGGCTATCCTATTTTCTTTAATTTATAATAATTATCAGATGGATCAAGATAAAAATCATATCCTTTGTTAGCTAATTGAGATTTAAAATCTTTAAATTCTTGAGAATTTTCATCCCAATCAACTCCTTTTCTTCCAAGTAAACGTCTATCATCAGTTATTGCACTATATAAGCCATCTGCTTTAAATTTGTTTCCATTAGCTCCCCAATCTCCAGAAGTTCTTTTTTCTTCCAGATATATTATATCTATTATTATTTTCAGCATTTAATATACCTGTTTGATTAAATCCATTAATTTCATCAGCTCCAGTACGTTTATCATATTGTATTTGATAATCTTTTACAGCTTGATTTGCATAAGCATTATCTTGCCAATTACCAGATGCATTAGCAGCATTATATAATAAAGAATGATTATGTTGCATATTATTTAACCAATTTGCATAATCATCTCCATAAGTATTTAAATTAGATAATATTTTATCTCTATACTAATCAAATACCTATTTTCTCCAATCAGCTCCAGTTCCATTAGTAAATTTTACTCCAGTACTAGTTATAGGAGTTACTTTAGCTCCAGGTTTAGCTATTAATAAACCACCTCTACGATGCATTTCTAATACAAACTAAAGTTTTCCACCATACTATTTTTTAGTAGTTGCTGCTGTTTTGGCTTCTTTAGCTGATTCTTTAGCTGAATTTAACATACTTTCTGATTTCTAAAGTTCTTCCTCTAATTTATATTTTGATATATAATTTCGTATATTTTGATTTTCATCCTCTGTTCTATGACTTTTATATAATAATCGTTTTAAATTAGTAAGAGCTACTCCTTCATCACTTCCAAAATAATCTTCATTTTTTTTAACTCCTTCATTTATTTTTTTATTTACTACTGTTACTATTTGTTTCCTGCTCATACTAAAATTTTTAGGAATAGTATGCTTTTTAGTTTCTGGAGCAGGAAGTGCAAGAGGTTCAACTTTTGACTCAGTTTTTGGTCCTGTTGCAGGCTCAGTTTCTGGTTCTGTTGTAGGTTTTGTTTCTGAAATAGGTTCTGTTACAGGCTTAGTTTCTGGTTCTACTGTTGGTCTAGTTTCTATTGCTACAGGAGTTTCTGCAGTAGCAGCTACTTCAGCATCAGTTTTAGCTTTAGCAGCAGCTATTCTATCCTATCTAATTTTTTCTCTAGCTTTATCAAGAGCAGCATGAGGATTAAATAAGTCCTATGTTTTTCCTCTTAAAAATTTAATTGGATGTCCTAATACCTAACCTACAGAAGAATTATCTATTCCAGAAGCTAAATCTCTTTCTCTTTTATACCTTTGCCAATCAGACCATTTAGATTTATATTTTAAATCATATAATCTTCTTAAAGCCTATTCTCTAGTATAACTATGTTCTCCTTGATCTTTCAGTTACTTGTTCAGCAGATAAATCTCTAGAAGTATGTTTTTTAATTATACCAGTTTTATAATCAGAATCAAGTTTTAATCCTTTTCCTTTTTGTTCTTCTGGTAAAGCAGCTTCAAATGCTTTTTGTGCTGCTTCTTGTCCTCCAGATTTTCCTGCCTAACGTATATTATCAACCTAATCTTTATTAAGAACTATTTTAGTAGATTTTTCATCAGCAGTTTTAGCTGCACTTTAAATTTATTTGTATTTGTTACTAATTTTCCTCTTTGTGGAGCTTCATATGCACCTTTAAATCTTTCATGATTTATTTTGCTCTAACTCCAGAAGTAACACCTAATGCAGTCTAGAAAGCAGTTCCAATATTTTTCCAGTCATTAACATTTAATTGTGTTATATCTCCATCAGTAGCAGCTTTAGCCATTTTACCCAAACTATTTCTCTTGCTGGATCCATTGCTAAATTAAATGCATTATATATAGTTAATACTCTAGGAATAAATTTTACAGCCTTAGTTACAATTGAAGCTGATTTACCTCCAGGAAGCATACCAACTACTCCTAATCCAGTATTTACAAGTGCATTTTTAACGACTTCTCCAGCACTAACTGAAGGATCATTTATATCTGCTGCCATATCTAATCCCATACTAGTTAAACCAGCAACTCCAGCAACAGCAGATCCTGGACCTGGAGCCATTGATGCAGCTAATCCAACTACATCAGAACCTATAGCTCCAAAACGTAATAAATCAGAAGCAGTTAAATCACCAGAACCCTAACCTGTTACAGCTCTCTATCCAGCAATTTGTCTTTCATAATCTTTATCTCTTCTACTATAATGTCCAGTTACAGGATCAAAATACCAAGCAAATCCATTTGCTTTAGCAAAGTATTGTCCTCTTTTATCCTAATATAAAGGAACTTTATGAGCACTAGTTACTAAACCATTTTTAGTCATAATAGCTCCTGGCACTGTAGTAGTTAACTAAGGTTTTTCTGCCTAATTTGGAATATTAGTATTATTACCAACTAATTTTGTATATGCATTAGTTGATTCATCATAATAACGTTTATTTCCATTATCATCCAATGCATAATAACCAAGATTATCTTTTCCTATAGCCTTTTTACGTATTTTAGTTACAGCACTACCATCTTCTGCCCATTCAGCTCCAGGTGGTAATTCATGATATGTTCCATCAACTAGATACTTTAGAACCATTAGTTAATGTTATTTCCATTTTCATCTATAGTCATACCATTTGGTAATGTAGGTTTAGCTGGCTCTGCTGGAGTAGCTGGAGTAGCTGCTGCCTGCAGTCTATGTTGTATTATTATCAGCTACAGCAGTTGGATTTGTTGGTGTCTATGTATGTTCTGGTAATATAGGTAATATTTAGATACAAAATAAGCTGCTATTTCTCCAGAACCACCAGTAGATAAATTTAATCCAGATTTATTAATATCATTAATATTAAACTTACCATTATAGGAACTTATATTTCCATTTCTATATTTTTATATATTAAATTTATCTAATCTGATACTTCTTCTCTCTATTTATCACTTAATTTTCCAACCTAACTATCTAGGAATGGATTTATATTCTATACTATAGCCTTTAATATATTATTTTTATCAATTTTTTTAGTTCCATAATCAAAATCATTAGATGTATCAATTGATGGAGTAGTACTTGGAGCTGTAGACTAAGTTATTGGCTATGCTGTAGACTACTATTGTTGTATAGCTGCTCCAGCACCATTCTATAATTTCTATATATATTCTGACATAATTTATTATAAACTTAAAAAGGGAACATACATTCATTTAGTATGCTCCCTTCCATTATTAATTACTTTCTAATTCTTCTAACTAGCTTTCCGCCAGATTTATAAACAGGCTCACCTTCTGGAGCTTGTTGTTCTGGTGCTCCGCCCTAACCTTGTTGTTGTACTAATTGTACAAAAGCTTCACATACAGCCATAGCTGCTTCACAATCTTTATTTTGTAATGCTTGCATAGCTACTTGAGCTATTTGCATTATTGGATCTTGTCCTCCTTCTGGAGCTCCTTCTTCTGGAGCTATTCTGGAGCTTCTTGAGGAGCTCCCTAATCTTCAGGTGCACCTTGTGGTGGCATAGCACCACCATCCTAAAATTTTCTTAACGTAATTTCCATAATTTTTTATTGTTTAATATTAAACTTCAAGTACAGCTAATATACTATAATTTATTTTATTTTCAAAATAATTTAACACTTTTTTAAGAATTAGATTCTTTATCGTCTTTAACAGTACTTTTAACATATTCTGGTTTTCTATTATCTTGCCCTTTTAAAACTTTAAACATATATTTACCTAATGATTTAAAATCTGATTCATTATTAGATTCCTAAGCTTTTTTAGCTTTTCTAATTAAAACTTTAGTTTCTTTTCTTGATACTATACGTTCTCCACCTTGTAATCCCATTTGAGTAGAACCATCTGGAGCAAGAACTTTCATAACAATGTTATCATCATCTTCAAATTCTAAAGAATCTCCAACTTTAATACCACTATTTTGATTTAATTCTACTACATACATAGTATTTTCACAACTTAATAATGTATCATCATTAGGCTATCCTTGTTGAACATCAGCTACTTCCTAATCTTCATTTATAAATATCATATCAAGAGGAATAAGAGTATCTCTCATCCACATCTAAACTAATTGTGGTTCATCCCAATAAAATATCATACCTTCATCTTTAGGAAGTTCTTTAATGTTCATTAATCCTTTCTATTTTTCTTCTGGAGTTTTAGCTTCATTTACGTTAAACTCCTTATCACCTAATTTAATTTTTATCATAAATATTTAGGAATTAATGCTAATTTTCCTCCAAATTTTTTATATTTTATTGGATATCCTTCTTCTCTAAGAGGCCAATATGCTCCAGCAGCCATACTTTCTGGATTATAGTCATAAGAAGAATTAAAGTCTGCTCCTATATTCTATTCTGGAACTACTGGAGATCCAGTATATTTTACAGGAACCTAAGGTTCAAAATCTAAATTTCCCCTTATTGGTTGCTATTCTATATATCCTCTTACTGGAGTATGTTCAACAGCTTCTTCTCCAGCTCCACTTTTAAGTCCTCCAAATATATCACCAGATGCTCTAGATGCTAACCCAGCAGTAGCTGCATCAGCTATGAAATTACCAGTTGCAGCTAATTTAGGATGTTCAATTGCCCATTTTTGTGTAGCATCACTTAAACTAAATAAACCATTGTTAGCTTCTGCGTTTCCTTTTCCCCAACCATACATATTTTCAGTAGTTCTTCCTAAAAGAGTTCCACCAAATCCTTGTCCATTTTTAGCTCTACCATAAGCTCCAAGCCATCTAGTTGGAGATAATGATCCAAATATTAAATTATTAAATAATTCTCCATGATCATATGCAGAATCATAATAAGTATGACCAGTTCCTTTTTTATGAACTACTTTACTAGCAGGATCTAATTCTACTCCAGTTTTTGTATTACCCATAGTTCTCTAATGATAATTACCGTTATTATCTTCATTAAATCCTATATATTTACCATTATTATAAATACCAGTAGCTCCTTGGTTTAATCCCTACATTAAATCTTTTCCATGAGCAGCATAATTAGCATTCATTCTTTGGGTCCAATCATTTACTGATTCTCCAGCTGATCTAGTATTATACTAACCATTTTTATACATAAAACCAGTAGCACCATGTGCTCTAGCATAATCAAATGCCTATTTTCTTGTCTAAAAATAATTAGATAAATCAGAAGTTGCTTGATTTATATTATGCTATTTATTTGCATTATAAGGAGCTCCTCCAGATAATGTTCTTTGTCCTGCATAATGTGCTTCTTGTGCTCTTCTTCCAAAATTTGAAGGCACTTTATCTAAACCACCATTTGCTGCTCTTCTATCATTTACTGCACTAGAGGACTAATATCCTCTATTAGCTGTGTACATCTATGTTCTTGGATCATAAAAATATGTTTTTCCATTTTTTCCCCTTACATAATATGAATAAGAAGTTCCACCACCAGTATCCTATAATAGTGCATTACTCTTATTAGTATACCAATTACCATCTTTACCTTTGTGTGCTCCTAATATATTTGCCATGATTATTATTTTTTAGTTAAATTATAATTTTTTAATATCATCTATAATAAATTCTATGATGATATATTATCTAATATTCCACCTTCTTCTGCTATCTATATATTCTATTTTGATGATAATTTCTAAATTAAAGCTGTTAATTTATCTTCATCAGTTTCTTTTTTCTCCAAAGGAGTCTAAGCTAATAAAACTTGTTGTGCAGGATCTACTGCTGCAGCATCTCCATTAATTACTGAACCATAATCAGAAGTAGCTTGTTGTGCTCCAGTGGCTTTAATATTAGCATTTTTAGCATCTGCTAAATCATTTGCTTCTTGCTATTGTTCTACCTATTTTGCCTATACTAATTTTTTAGCGGCATTATTAGCATCTGCAGTTTTTTTAGCATTGGCTAAACCATCTAACATTTGTGCTCCAACTCCAACAATATTTTGCATTGTTTGCTACTTAGACATATTATTCTAAACTTGTTTATTAGTCTAATTCTATATATCCTAATTAGCTCCCTAAATTATATTTGGATTTAAATTAGTATTTAAAGTAGAACTATTAATTCCTAAATTTAAATTTCCTAAAATAGCAGCTCCATTATCTAATTTTTCTAATTTAGCTCCTTTTTTAGCTTCTTGAATAAGTCCAGTTCTATCTTCTGTATTTTCTAATATTTCTTTAGTTAATATTTTTCCACATTCAATAGCTGCATCATCAGAACCATCTTTAGCTAATTCTTCAATTTTATCAGTAACTTCTTTTCTAAATATTATTTCATTCTTTTCTATTTCAGCCTATTGTTTACCTTCATTATCTACTACTGGTATTCCTTTTTTAGTAAGATCATCAGCATTTTCCATATGATGTAATCTAGCATGTAAAGAACCTTCTGGAATAACATTTACAGAACCTCCACTTTGAAAAGTAGGAACCCATTCTTTTGTTTCTATTTTACCACCTTCTTTTAAAGTATTTGGTATTTTAGTAACATCATGAATATCATCACTAACTTTAAACTATTTAGGTTTATCTACTTTTAATTTAAGTTTATTAATAGTTTTTTTAATATTTGCTATATCTCGAATAGTTGGAAGTTTTAATCCATTCTAACCAATCCTCATATCATTAGCATTAATTCCACCTAAAGTATCATTTCTGTATCTTTCATTATTTATTGTAACCATTCCATCACCTCTAATTCTTCCTAATTCAGATTCTTGATTCATTGCTAATAAAGAAGCTCTATTCATATTAGCGGTATCAATTTCATTATTAGCTTTTCTTCTAGCACCACTAGAAAATAATCCATATTTTTTATTTGCTTCTGAATTAGCTTTATTATCTAAATTCTAAGAACCAGCATAACTATTCCAGACATTATTCATATCCTACTAGTTTTGCCAACTTCCTAAACCCATTGTATGTGATTTTTTTCCACCTAATCCATTTATTAAAGCTATTGGATTACCTAAAGGACCTCCTAATAGATTAGAACCTAAAAGAGCATCTGTAGTAGTCATACCATCAGTTCCTGCTCCTGTCCATTTACTTAGTGCTTTATTTGCAATTCCAGCACCTTTCATGGTTAATCCAGCAATAGTTCCCCATCCAGGTATCATGCTAATAGCATTTGCTGCTGTATCATATACTTGATCAGCACCTCTAGCTACTTCACCTTTAGCTCCAGCGTATTCTCTTTTATCTCCCATTAAGGCATCTGCAGCTCCTAAACCTACTCCTGCTACTTGTCCAACATTTACTCCTTTAAATAGATTTTTAGCATTAGACATAAGTCCATTTAATCCTCCTTTGGCTATTGAACCAGCAGCATTTTGAGCTACCTAAGAACCTATTTGACTTCCTATGGATTTAATACCACCACCTATAATTCCAGCAGTGGTATTTCCTCCATATCCATAATTATTATTAAAATTGGACATTGAATTATTCATTCCAGCAGAATAATTTAAATTCATTCCTATTCCAGAATTTACCCAACCTCCAAATCCTCCAGATAAAGACATGGCATCATTTCCAGTTAATGAGGTTCCATAACCACTACCACCATCAAACATACCTCCAGGTAAATATTTTTTTATTAATCTTTGTCTCATATTAAGCATAACTTGGGGTAAACGTAGTTAAGATTGCAGTCAAAATGACCTAATCTCTACCACTATACCTTATTCTAATTTTTATATACTTATCTCTTAATTTAGTTTCTTTTCTAAATGCCCAATTGGAAGTATCTACTTCTCCTAAGTTATAAGTATTAGGTAAATCCTATCCAGTTATTTGTGATCTAGTAATATCATCAGGAACTCCATTTACTACAATAGGAGGTTTAGTAATCCAATCTTCATTCTTCTACATTAAAGTAATTGATGGTATTTGTATTTCCCATCTATCTTCTTTGTATTGTGAATTACCTCTCATTCTTCCTACATTATTCCACATGAAATAACTAGTAGTATTTCCTCTAACATCTTTTTTAAGTCTAATAAACTAAGAGTTTTGTGTTTTTAATTTATCGTACATATCTTTTCCTATTAATTCCCAATGTCCATTAATAGGAGAACATTTTATATGAGTTTGAATATTAAAATCATTTAATACTTCATCCCATGCTATTTCAGAACCAGATAAATTACAATAATCTCTACTATGACTTGAGTCTAACATTTGTGTATAACTATCATAAATATCATTCATTGTATTTATATTAGCATAATATAATGGTAATATAGTAGATTTTGGCTATCTTTCTAGTTCTTTACTAATTAATTTATTATAATTATCTTTATAAGAAATATCAGAACCTAACTATTTATATAACTATTTAGTTGATTCCTATCTTACATACATATTTGGTTTATCATTATTAAATTCATAACCTTCTCCAACTACTGTAAAATGAAATGATTCTGGTTCTGCTTTATTAGATATTATTTCTAAATTATTAAATATTTTCTAAATATTAGGAGTCTAATTAACTACAAATTCAAATTCAAATGGATGTTGTTCATTATACCAAAAACATGGATATGGCTATTTTTCATTTAAAGGACCATGTTTCCATAAATAAGGTTTTAATCTATCAGAATCTTTTGATTTATCTGGATTTTCTTTTTGTAATTCTGTTGTTACTCCATAACATTTAAGTATTGTATCTCTAGCACATTCTCTATCAAATGAATACATTACATTATCAATATTTGCTGTATATAATGGAACCCAAGAATAGAATGTAGTAAACTATCCATTTTGTCCTCCAAGTAACATATTATGACAAATATTCCAAGCAACTTCATCATCTTCAAAATTATCATATGCGCTACCTACTTTATTTCCTAAACAATCGTAAGTTATTTTTTCATCATATTTTTTAAAGTAAAAAGTAAATAATACATCAGATTTACCAGCATTATAATGTGAAACTACATTTTTTATTCCAATAAATGGTTCAGTATCATTTTCTTTTAAAGTTATATTATCTAATAAGAACTTTTCTACTTTAAAATCAGATATAATTTTAAACTACTATCCATTAGTTGCCCATATCTTCTTAGCTACTGTATCTACTCCATAAATCCAATATGGTGTTTTTATGACACTTTCTTGCCACTGACTACCATACATATCATTCAAGACATTTATGGTCTCTGGAAGCACCTTAGAGGTGTTTACATAAATATTTCCACCACTACCTTCTCCAGCCAAAGCTCTTTCATTGACGGGAACTAAAGCAACTCCATGTTCAAAAATTATTAATAAATTACTATGTAATTCTATAATCTTTGTTATCTAACCATATTGTTTTGTATAGTCTCTATAATGAGTAGCTCTAAATACTCGATAACCATTTTTCTAAGAATCTGTTACATTAATATCAGAATACATAATTCTATTATGAAATTCATTCTTTATGTAAGCAGCATCTGGCTATGTATTATACCATTTAGCTCCTACTGTACTAGCAAATCCAGCATTAAATACATATGAGTTTGTTAACTTATATCCTCCATCAGCCGAAGCCTATTGTAAAGGATAAAATCCTCTAGCCCTTCCCATTTCACCCATTTCTGTGGTAAATGATTCGTCTAAAGAACGTATTGATAAATTTCTAGAAGCTTTTACTTTTATAGTTATCCAACTTCCTAATTTAACAGCATTAATATCTCCTCTATTTATTTTTGCTAAATCTCCAGTATTTTGTCCATTATCAGTAGTTATTTCTTCTTTTCCTTCACAATAATATTTTCTCCATGTTTCTGGATCTATAATAGAATCATTAGTTGGGGCTACTGGATCATTAAAATTACGATTTAATCTATGTGTAAATGTACATAAGAAGCAATCTCCTCTAAATAAATTTATAATAATATTATTATTATTTTTATTTAACTATAATTCTGATTCTAAATGATCATTTACAATATAAGATACAGTCTATTCATTTTTGATTTTTTTTATCTTTATAATAAGATTATCGATAGTAAATCTACTACTAATAGTATAATAAGGAGAGTTATCGTCAAACCTAACTTGATATTTTGTTTTAGTTGTATCATTATAATTATTATAATAAATATTAAATGTTCTACTATATCCTCTATCTTTTTCAGTTTGTGGTTCAGAAAAACTTCTTATACTATCTCCAGTAATATCATGTAAATCTTCAGAAATTATTCCTAAATAAGGAGAATAAATTCCTCTAATTAAATTAAAATCCTATTTTCTACTATTTTCATGAGTATCAGTTCCAAAAAAGTCTGTATATCTAGCAGGACCTTTTTCTTCATTAATAAATGAAAAACGATATGCTTCTTGTGCAGAACCTATAACACTTTTAAATATGGTATTATCAATTGCTACTACTGGAACATTATCAGTTACTGAACATATTTTATATGTAAGTGTAGTTTTATTTTTATTTTTAAATAATAATGGAACTTTATATTTGAGTACTCCCTAACCTAATGGATCATATTCAGTATAATAAAGTCTTTCATTCTCTTTTTTTCTAACTAACATTCCCTACTAATAATTAGTGTATTTTACTGTATATTCAGTTCCAGTAAAAAATTCATTATAATGAGCCTAATCAATTTCAAATTCTGGACTAATAGCAGTTAACTAATTTCCATCACAATTTTTATATAAATCTTCAAGATGTTTTGGTATATATGCATTAGAAATACTAAAAGTCTAATTTATAATATCATCGGTAGACATATGCTATACCTATCTATTTATATAATAATCTTCTTGATCATATATAATAAAAAAATTTGCTGAATCAAATCCCGATTTATCTTCAACTCTTTTACAATCGGCCTAATATAATGTTACATTAGAACTATATAATCTAGGATAATCACATACATAACCTCCTATAGGTTTTAATGTATATAAATTATTTCCAGAAGAATCAGAAGTTTTTCCATTTATACTATATTGTAATATCTTATTATCAATACATATAGGTAATATATCATATAATCTAGATATATAATCCTATCCAATATAATTAATTAATAATTTATCTTCGGAATCTTTTTTCCTAGCTGATTTTCTAATATTAGAATTAAGATAATCAACAGATTCATCACCTATCTAATAAACAAAAGATTCTATCTAATATATTTTAGAATAAAATAAATGTCCTCTAGTTCCATTAGTTTTTATATCTTTATAAACTCCATTTATTAAGCCATATCCATTAGAATTTAATTCATTAGATACATATATTTTATTAAATTCTTTTAAAGATTCTGTTTCATTATGTTCATCTAATATTAAATTTCTAACTCCAAAATATTCTAATATAGGAACTTTAGCTTCTTTATCCCAAGGTAATGTAAATCCTTGACAAGCTATTTGTGGTATTCTTTTCTATCTTACTACAAAAAATCCTTTTATTTTAAGAGCTTTTAAATAATTTATAATTTTAGAATTTATACTAAGTCTTAATTTATAAATATACTATGTATTAGTATATTTACTTGAATCCTATACAGTTCCTTCTGGATCATTTATATGTATAACTCCTCTATTATTTATATAATCATTAGTTGGTTCTCCATCTTTATCTGTTACTATATAATTATTATCAGTAATAGTCATATACTATCTTCCACAAACTCCAGATTCTGGAATTGTGCCTGAATAAGTATAATTACTTAAAGTAAAAATACCTGTAGTAACTTCGTTTAATTCTCCACCAACTATATTATATACACTAGATATAGAATTATCATTATAAATATAAACTATTCCAAGTCTATAAAATTCTTCATTCCAATAACCAACATTATAATAAATATTTCTAGTATTATAATATTCGTTTTTAAATATATGATCACTATATTTTTCTGTAATTCCAGAATCATCAAGATAAGTTTCTTGACTTATATGTCCTATTCGGTCAGAAGATTTTATCTTATCAGCATAAGGAATTATAGCTAAACTTAAATCAGTTAAATCTTTATAATGTATATCAGCTTCTGTAACATTAGCCTAGAATAGCATATTCTAACATTGTGCCTAAGCTTTTACAGTATCAGCTAATTGATATTGTGTCTATATTTCAGATAAATCCATGTCTAACATAGATTCATCTCCAGTTATAGTTATTTCACAAGTATCAGTATTTTTAATTTCAAAAGTATCTACTATTTCATAAGCTCTAGTAACAGCATTCTAATCTTTAGCTGCAGAACTTCTTACATAATATGCTTTTATATAATGATATGCAGAATCTATATTATAAATATTAAACTACACAGATTTATGTGCATTCATATCTTCAACTCCACCATCTATAGAAAAAGGATCTTTATCATTTCCTTTAAATATAGATACTATTCCAGATTCTGCAATCCAATCGGTTTCATTTCCATCAGCATCACAATATTTGAAATAAAAAGTATAATTTCCTACTTTAAGATTTCCAGAATTTAATACTCCATTATATTCAACTATTGGAAACTAATTTATTTTTTTAGTTAATGATGTATCTAAATCAAAATTATCTTCTGAATAAATATTATCATCATTTCTTCTTCTATCTGGTATTTTAGCCATACCATTTTCTTCAACAGAAAATCTGGTATTTATTAATCTTGTATTATTTTTTCCATCATTTAGTATCAAGTTTATAGAACCGTCATATGATGGCTAAATTTCAATCATTACTGGATGATTTAAATCAAAATTTAATAATGGAGTATTAAAATTACTAGCTAATAAATAATAATTTACTTTTCCATCTATTGTTTTTGTATAATATCCAGGATGATTTTCAAGTGCTGTGTAACCAGTATCTGAAAAGATAATAGTTGCATTTAATAAATCATTATTTGTCATAGACAGGTCTTATTCCTAAATGTAATTGCATTTGATCACTAGATAAATTCATACTAATAATACCTAATGTTATAGAATAAGCATTATCAATCATAGCTGCTTTATTTCCAGTCCAATAGTATGCCTTCTATCCAGAGCCCAAAGTTTTTCCTGTTTGTGGTTGATAATATCCACATCTAGGAATATTAATATAATTATTATTAGTTCCTTTTATTTTAAAGACTCCATTTTCTATAGTAATATTTCCTTGTTGTCCTAAGTTATTTAATTCTTGCCATTCTTCAATAGTAGGTAATCTCCAACCAGAACCTAATTTATAAGTACAAATATCATAATTTGGATTTCCAGAATAACTAGTTTTATCTGGTATACCAGCATGATATAAATCTGGAGCATAGTCTTCATCTTTAGAACTATTTAAAACATCTCCATTTTTACCCCAACCACATAAAGTACCAGTGCTAAATACATCAGAAGCATTTAAATTTCTATCTCCCCATTTAACACTTAATCCTAAATCTATTGCTTTAATACTATCAGTAGTTGTTGGATTATCAGTACTTCCTCCAGTATTTGAGGTAGTATCTGTAGTAGTAGTATTTGAGCCAGTATTAGCTGTTTTAGATATTACTAAATTTTTTAATGGCTAGTATATCTATAACATATTAGTAGTATTTTCTCCTTGTGCTAATTTAGCATAATTTGGAGATGGATAACATCCAATTTCACATGGATATTTCTAATTTGAATCTGCCTATGGATTATAAGAAACTATATATATAATTCCCTAATATTCTTTTACTCCTATTGGTATATATCCATCAGTTAATTTAACTGGAACATCATTGTATATAACCTAACCATCTTGTAGATATGTTGGGCTTTTACCTATTATTTTTTCATTACCTAAATCATTCTGTAAAACCATCTCATTGCCTCTAGTAGTTACTATTGTAGCGTTTAAAGCATCAGTCATAACAGTATTTTTACAAGATAATGGATGAAAATCTGTCATTAAGCCATCACCAAATGTATTTTGGGCTTGATTCTTCATAAAATATCATAATCATTATTAGTAACTAATATATCTTTAAATTTTAATGGATCTCTTGTTAAAACTAATATTGGATTTTCAGCTATTAGTTCTTTTTTATAATATTTATATCCAAGCTAATCAGTTGGATATGAAATTTTTAATATATATTTTAAGGAATGTTCTTTTACTTTGCATTCTTCAAATATTTTATATAAAAATACTTTTTCAAACTTAAAATATTTTTTAGGTCTTCCTCTTTTATTAATCTAAGAGCAATAATCCTAATACTATTTATCAGTTAGAGCAAAATAATAAAATCCATCCCAAGGAATTTTCTTTCTTTTATATAAAACTCTTATTTTGATACATAATTTTAATACGTATCTATTAAAGTGTTTCAATGAATCTTTAGTTAAAATGCCAAAATAAGACCAAAAGCTATTATCTTTTACTATCACATCTCCACCGTAACTATTATGTAGATATAATGATTTCCAGCCATAGTTCAAAATTTTTTGTATATCTTTTTTATCTACGCCTGGAAATCGCTTATATATATCTTCGTAATAATCTTTAATTGTTTTCGTCTACATTAACAATACTATTTTCCATCATTAGTATAATCAGTTAAAATCTATTTATACTTTTTATCCAAATAAATAGGTTTAATTCTACTCATACCACCATGTTTATCATACATAGTAAGTATTAATTGATAACCAGTAAAATATGATTTTAAGAAATCTATATCTTTCCATTTTCCATTTCTTCTTCCAGCAGCAAAATCATTATTAGAATATCTCTAAACATGAATATCAGATTTTCTACTACCAGTAGGAAGTTCAAAAGTAACATTATTATCTAGTATATCCTTGAAAATTAGTTTAACAGATTCTTTAAATATTTGTCTTATTAAAGCATCTTTATGTCTATCATGTACAAGTTTATCACATAATATACTAGTTATTTTTAATTTAGATTTATCTAAATTCATAAACAAATCATCTAAATTAAAAGCACATCCAGTAGCATAATTCATTAACGTAAAGGTTTATATGTTTTTCCGTATATTTTTCTATTCCAATTAGATTTAGCATCTAATATTTCATTCATTTCATTTTGTGATATACTATCTGGAACTCTTGCTGCATCACATTGTCTATTCCATTTTATTTCTAGAGCTTGTGCCATTTGTACAATACCCATATTATTAGTAGATAATCCTTCTTTAAACTTATTTACATAAGCACAATAAGTAGCTATTGCTAAAGCTTCCTTATCTGTTAATTGAGGAAGTCCATCATCATCTACTATTTGTCCTTTATAAAGAATAAATATTTTTCCATTATAATTAGCATCTAAATATAATGTATCTCCTACTCTTTCATATTTAACAAATTTACCTGGAATATATAATGGCCCATTAAAATTCTTTCTAGCTTCAATATAACTTTCAGTAAATAAAGAATTATAATCTCCATTTGGGGCAATGTTTGAAACATGTTCCCAATCTTCAAAGCCATAAGTTATAGCTTCTATAATATCACAATTACATGGTAGTTGAACAGTATTAGTACCACAATCTATATCTAAACAAGTTCTATATAACCTTGTTCTTTTATTTCCTATAAGTCCCCAAGCAATTAATCCTATTTCTTCAAAATCTTCTGGAAGCATATCCATAGAATATAAGGAATTTGCTAGGTACATTGCATAATGAAAATTGTTCATCCAGCAGAATATTCTTGATTATTAGGTAATATTGGAGAAACTAATTGTCTGTAATAATATATCTTCTTTTTAGTAAGTCTTTCCTTAATCTAAGAATCTATAAAATTATAATTATCACTCTCTAAATCTATACAACATGCAAATTGTTCTAATTGTCTTAAATCTTTAAATATAGCAACAATAGAAACTTGTTTAATCATTGGAGCATTAAATATAAAACAATCTAACATTCCATTTTCATTTGGAGTTGTGTCTATATATACAAAAGGCCTTGACTATCCTCTTTTTCTATATTTATGATAATAATTCCACACATAACTTGTAGTATAAAATATAAAAGGCATCTGTCTATCAGTACTTCCTAAATATTCTATAGCTTTATTACCATAATCATTTAAAATCTAAGGAATCTCAAAATGAGCTACAGGTTTTCCTGAAGAACCTTTTCCACATTTACATCTATCTAAATCTTTACAGTCAACAGGTATACAATTTATAGATGTAAGTAAATCTTTAATAGGAAGAACTCCTTTTAAAGAGTATTCCTTTATTATTCCTAGTCTTTCTTCTACAACTTCATCTTCAAGCTGTTCTAAGGACATAGATGGATTATGATGATAACCTCTAAGTCCAGAAACTATATCATTATAAATTGCAGAAGCTAATTTTTTTACTACAGCCATAATACGAAAAAAGCGAAAGTTTACCACATTTGGGCTAAGCCAAATGCGATAAGCCTTCGCCTATTTTTTTAGTTTAACAAAATATATCAAGGATTAGGTGTAGTTCCAGCATCAGCTGCTGCTGCTGGTTGTCTATTACCATCTTTTATTCCTTTAGCATCAAAGCTATTAGTTGTATTAACTGTATTAGTTGCATGCTCAGTTGTTTCAACTTCTGCAACTTTTTTAGTATCATCAGTTGCATCTTCAATATTTTCTTTAGTATCAACTACATCATCGTAGTCTTTATCAACTACAGTTACAATTTCTGTTCCAAAAGCATCTTGTAATGCTTTTTCCCATGCTTTTGTAACATCACTGCAATTATCATCTAATACATAGAATACATGATTTGTTAAAGATTTTGTAACTTCTCCAACTGCATCACTACCCATAATACCTCTATCAACACACATCTTGATAACATACTCGTTATAATGTCCACCAAATACTGGCATATCGTCTTTAGCGATAGCTGTCCAACGTGTATTAGCAGCAGTAGGTAATCTCAAGTCTTTAATTATTTGTCTATAAGTTCCAAATCCTTCGTGTCCTTGTTTAACAACAACACCAGGAGTTTGATCTTCGAATGAACCAAACCATGTGCAGCAATCAAATGAATCTGCTTTTTCATTATAATATTGAAGTTCAGCTCTCTTAATTACTTGATATTCATCTGTTCCTTCTAATGTTAAGAAAGCTCCAGTATCAGCTTTTTCACCTTTAGCATCTGCTGCTGGGTAAATATTAATCAATGGATATTCATAAACAAAGTTTTGATATTTTCTAGCTAATCTAACTATTTTAGAAGTTAAAGTAGTTGCATCATCATCTGCTGTAATTGGGAACTCAATATAGAATGGTTTTCCTTTAAATACGAAATCATTGCTATAATATGAATTTTGTGAACCAGATAATCTAATATAAATAGCTATTCTACCTACACCTTTTTTATCTCCGCTAGCTTTAAAAGCGTCTATTACTTTTTTAACATCAAATGTTACTTTAAATAATTGTGGATTTTCCCAAGGTCTCTTATAGATAGCTACAACATTCTTTTTAGCAAATCTAAAATGATGTGCAATTCTTAAAATTGGATATTCTGCTGCTGTTGTTACATCTGCTCCATCTGGTGCTACTTCTACCCAGAATCTCATATGATCTTTTATAGTATCCCCACCGTTTGCTTGAGTAGGAACATTTCCAAAACTAGGAAAGTTTATGGAATTAATAATTGTGTTTGTTGAAAATTTAAACATAATTTAATTATTTTTGTGGTTGTGCCTATTGTTGAGCTGGATTTGCAATAGACTGTGAAACTGCTATATGTGTTTGTGTTCTAGGATCGCTACTATTTTCCATAACGATCATTACCAACTCATTTATTATCTCTTGACATACATAATCTGGAAATTCCATAATTTGTGATGTGTCTTGTGTTAAATCAATCTACTCTTGTGTAAGTCTAATATGTTGTGGAGCTTTAAGATAATCTACCCAAATATATTGTAATTGGAATACACTATCGTCTTTTCCATAACGAATTTCTAATCTTACATTACTTGCATTACCATATCTATGACCTCCAGTTCTTTCTACTGTATCGTCTTGATATGAATTACCATTTGCATCTTTTAATGTTATACTTCTAGGAAGATTAACACTTTCGTTATTTAACTAAATGCTATCATTTATTCTTATTGGAGTTGAACCATCAGAAGTTCTCTAAACTGTTTCATCTTCATTAGCAGGAACATCTGTTCCATACTATTGAATACTAGTCTAAGAATTAGTGTCTACAGATATAGGATTAGTTGGATTAAAATTGTTATTAGCATTTTTACCAAATTCTCCATTAGTAGCTATTGAACTATTATTTATATTGTGAATATAATAGTATGGTTTTTTATATGATGGTTTCATATAAAAATTATTTATAATCTATGGCCAAATATCAGAAGTTAATCTAGTAGCTCCTTGTTGCCATGTATCTCCAGCATTATAGCATTTAAATTGTTTATTAACTTTATAAATACAAACGCAATTTAATAAATGTAAGTAATCAGCAGGTAAATTAAAGTCATAAGTAGCTCCAAAAATAGAAGTTGGCTTAATAACATTTCCACAATACTAAGGTTCAGAAGCTTCATTATGTGTAGCTCCTATTTTCTATTGTGGTGTTTTTATTGGCTCTAATACTGCAGAAGATTTTAATACTCGAACATCATCGGTACTTTGCTAATTCGTATCATATATATTATATTTCTTATTAATATATTGATTTATAGCTTTATTAAAGAGATAATTAAAATCTTCAAGTAATAAACTAGGTGCTTTTACTTTATTTAATTCAATTAAAACTCCTTCATAAACTTGTCGAGCTGTCATTTATAAATATTTATTTATTATTTTTTACCACTGTGTACTGCATTTTCGATAATAGGATCTTTTTTCTTATCGTCTCCAGTATCTAACATTGGTGTTGTATCGTACATATCTGGATATGTATCTTTACGAATCATATCAAGTATTTTCTTGTTTTTTGGTTCCTTCATCCAAGTAATTACAGCATCATCTGTTGCTCCTAAGAAGATGTTATCACCATAGCAATATATCTTATTCTTAGATACTATAACTTTCTTATCTCTAGCATCTATGAACAATAAACGTAAATTAGTATCACTACCTGTGTATAAAGAAATAATTTTATCAGGATTCTTTTCTGCTACTTGTAACAAATAGTCTTCAACGTCAGCGTCTGGTAAGTTCTTCATATTCTTTCCTAATAATCTAGCTATTAATAATCGACCTTCAGCTCCTCTATCATCAGTAAATATAAAGTCAGAAGCAGTATGTATTTTTTTCTTTCTAGTAATTTTCTTAGTTGCTTCTACACCAGGTCTATCAATATATAATTCAGCTACTCCGTAACGTGGTTTTTTAGAACTCCAGTTCATTGTTCCGTCTATCAAATAATCTCCATTCTCGTCTTTAGCATATCTATCAGGTGCTATAAATTTACAATTCTTTATTGCTTCCCAAACATTTCTATCATAAGGATCATCCAAATTAAATGTTTTGCCATCCTAAATTTTAAAGACTTCTGTTTCTTTTATAAAATATTGTGCTTCTGGACTATTTTTTTCAGCATCAGTAATAATCATATCACCTTGTGAATTTACATGTTTTACACAATTTGGTAATCTACCATATTTATCTTTACAAGGATTTATAAAATAAGTCATTCCAACTTTTCCATAAACACTTCTTAAAACAATAATATTTTTGGAATATATTCCTTTATTTTCAGTACTCATATTAATTCATTAATTATATAAAAAATAAGTAAGGGAGAAACTTAATCTCCCTTACAATATCTTAGTCGTTATTTATCAAATCTCTCTTAAAATAAAGCTTCTGTAAGCATTAAATACACCTACTCCACTATCATTGTTATTAACTATATGTTACCATATAGATTAGACTATATCTTCAATTTAATCATCAATATATTTAAATGTATATCCATGCGTATGATTTCTACCACCCTTAATTACATCTCTACATTTAGGATGTATTTTGGCACAATCAGTAATAGTATCCCATACTTTTACTAATTCTTTAGTATTATAATCATATTGTCCTACTTTTTTATTTTTAATTATATTTCCTTTATATGGAATAAATTTATCTAGTTTTTCATAAGAAAAATAATATTGATTATTAACTAGATTTCCTTTTGTAATTCCACTTTTAATAGTTCCATAAGGAATATTTAAATTTTCTGATGCAGATTGTAATCCTATATATTCATTTATATAATTTTTATTATTATCATAAACTATAACAGGTCTATTTCTTAAATTAAATAACCTATTAATTTTAATTATATTTTGAATACTATCAGGATCTTTTGTCCAAAATGATTCTTTATATATTTTCTTTTTAGAAACTGCTTCATTTAAAGAATCTTTAGATAAATTTAATTCTTGAATAGCTTTTTCAGAATTTTTAAATATTTTTTGTAAATTTCCAGAAAAATCAAATTGATATAATTCAGAATGTTTAGATTTTCTATATTCCTCTATATTTATTTGATTTTCATAACTCCAATAACTTTCAAAAGCACTATATTTATTAATAGCAGCCATATGAAATCTATTAGAATTACAACTATAATATTCTATTATATCTGATATACTATTCCAAGTTTTAATTAAATCTCCATTATAATTAAATTGATACATAATTTTAAAATTCCATGCACCATGTATTCCTCCAGTTTTTATATTATAATTATTATCATTTTTTATAAATTTTAATGTAACTATTTGTGCTTCTTTATCATAAGCATCTTGTTCATTATCATATATAAATAATGTTGTTCTTATAAAGGAATTATACCCATATTTTTTTAAAGCATATTGATATGCTGTTTTGGGATTTTCTAATGAGTAACCTACATATATTCCATTACCTATATAACCATCAAAAATATCTGGGTTATTAGTTTTATGTACACCTATATATATTTTACCATTTTCTTTGTTTGTAGTTTGATATACTATATATTTCATATTAAATCACTTTTTATTTCGGCAATTAAGCCTACGTGTATTACACTAGTCGTTGAACCTCTTTAATAAATGCCCTTACAAGAGTCTATATTAAAATTGGCTGCTGATTGTCCTAACGTATTAGGGTTTTCCAGCAATTAAAAAAGTTTTTTGGGACCTATAGTAGTTAAGCTTTATGCAACTTTTCTATAAGTTAAGCCCCAGTTAATTAATTTAGAACCAGCAACAGGGCTAGAAACAACTCCTGAAGATAATCCATCTAATCCACCTCATTATGTTAATCAATATATTTCTATATTGTTCAGACTATATCATTAACTTTTACTGTATATATTTAAATTTATAATTATGACAATGATTAGCTACTCCATTTAATACTTTAGATACATTTGGAAATTCTTTTCTACATTCTCGTACAGTATCAAATATTTTTATTAGTTTATCATCCATTGTATATTGTCCTATCTTTTTTGCTTTGCATTTAGGTATATTATAAGGAGTTAAAGCATTTAATTTTTCTCCTCTAGCCCATAAATAATTTTTATAGAAAGAGTTGTTTAATTTAATTGCATCATTAATTCCTTGTAAATTACAATTTAATTTATTTTCCGCTTCTTTAATAGAATTAAAAGATTGTATATATGTTCCATCCAAATTATATTGATGAACCATACCAGTTAATCTTTGTGTTTTTGGTTTTTCATAAATAGAATATAGTTTATCAGATAAATAATATCCTTTTACTAAAATACCTAATTTAATTCCTCTCTAAACATTTGATAAATTACATTCTAAAATTTTTGTACATTCAGATATAGAATTAAAACTTCTATTGTAAGTGCCATTACTATTATAGCAATAAATAATAATATTTGGGCTATAAATATTATATAAAGATAAATCTAATTTATCTAATTTAATATCTGACCACAAAAATTTTGCACAAGTTCTTTTAAAATTTACTGCTTGACCTATTGCAGATTCACTAATATTAAATTCTTTTGAAGCATCAATTATAGAATTATATTGATTTAAATAATTTCCATTTAAATCATATCTATAAATTTCTTTATTTAATATTGGTGGTAAACCACCACCAAGAACCATATTATATACGTCTTTACGTAATAAAAATTCTTCATTAACTATTTCTGCTTCTAAATCTAGTGCATCTTCAACATTATCAAATGCTTTTATTATATTTCTTCTAAATGCATCAAAACCATACTTTTTTACTGCTGCTTGAAATTTTGTTTTTGGATTAATTATATTAGATTTAAATCTATTTATTCCATTTCCTAAGTAACCATCAAATTGTAATGATTCTGTTTTATGAACTCCAACATAAATCATATTATTTAATATGTTTGTTGTTAAATATACAATATATATCATATTTTTAAATTTTTATACTTTTATAAAGTTATCTTCCATTTCCACTAAATCGTGTACTGCCATTCGGCATAGTCGTTGAACTTTCTACAGAGCTGATTAAAAATCTTGCATATTCTGTAGCTTAGCTGCTGATTAGCTTAGTAAATACTTTAGCTTTCCAGCAATTAAAAAGATTTATTTTTCAAAAGAATCGCTTCTTAAGCGGCGCAAGTGGTGTGTTTTACGCCTGGGAATTTATTAGTAATAAAATCTCCACCTTTTAATGTAAACATTTGAATTGGTGGTTCTGCAGAAGTTTTGTCTGCAGTTAAATCTAAGCATAAGCAATAACCTTTATCATAACCATACTCTCTTGAGAATGTACGATCAACTTTAAATGATACTTGGTTTCCTGCAAATTCGTAAGTTTGGAATGTTGCTCCAACTTTTACATAATCATTAGCTTGTTTAGAGTATAGATATGTACCGTTAGTTTTAAATTTAGATAACCAGTCTCCAAGACTTGTTTGTAAATCATTCCAACATTTTTCGTTACAAATAAAGATATATTTATTATCTGTTGGATGTGTAGCTTTAGCATTTAACATTGATAAAGCTGTATTTAATACATCTACAGTTAATTTAGAATATGCATATTTAGATGCAAATCTTTCTACTTGAGGAATAATTCCATCGCCTATATAAATAGGTCTATTAGTATCTGGATCAACGATAGTTGGTTTTCCGTTTACATCTACATTACATTTATTGAATAACAAACCATTATTTCTAACATATAAGAAGTTGTCAAGTAATACTTTTTCCTTCTTATCCATCTTATAAATAGTTTCTGTTAAATTACCTTGTCCTTCACCTTTAGCAATAGAAATAAATGTATCTTCGTGAGCAGCATATAAAGCTGAGTAAGAATCATCTACACGGTGTGTAGTAATATAATTTCTATGTTTTTCAATGTTAGATTGATATTTTACGTATCCTTCTTCCGTTAGAACCTTATATATTACTATATAAGACTGACTATATCATTAACTATCTAAATATTTATATATATGTTGTTTATGTGTTTGATTTGTTCCAGCTAATACCTTCCATACAGAAGTTCCATTTTCATTAGCTGCCTATGTTGCGGATTCATATTCTTTAACTAATACATTATCTAGTGTAAATTTGCCAACTTTACGTTTTATACGTTTATTTGGCTTATTATATATAGTTAATTTTTCTAATCCCCACATATATCCTAATTCATCACACTGTTTTAGACGAATAGATTTAGTTATATTTGTTTTATAAGTAAGTTCTGCTTCTAATTGAGAATCAAAAGCTTTAATAAAATTTCCATTAATATCATATTGATATACTGGACGTATTTTTAAATATTTTGATTTAGCTTTATCATAAGTATCTTCTTTTACAAAAGATAAATAAAATTTATTTCTAAAACAAGAACCTAGCATAGCATATTTTTTTAAAGCACCTTGAGTACTTTTTAATTTTCTAGCTGCATCAGTTAAAGTTTTATATCCACCTAAATATTTACCATTTATATTATAAACAAATATATTAATAGCATGATTTAAACCTAAATTATATTGTGATAAATCAATTTTTTCTAATTTATCATTACTCCATAAATATTTTTTAGCTATACTTCTTTTTCTAACAGCATAAGAAATTAATGTATAATCACAATTTAATTTTAATGCTGCATCTGCATAACTTTCATATTCATTAACATAATTTCCATTTAAATCATATTGATAGACTTTTAATCTATTAGAAATAAAATATCCTCCCAAACCACCTAAAACCATATTATATACATCTGAACGCTCTAAAAATTTTTCATTTACTAATTGTTCTTCTAAATCAGAAGCTTCTTCAGCAGTATTAAATATTGCAATAGTATATCTTCTAAAATTTTTAGGTCCATATTTTTTAACTGCACACTAAAAAGCAGTTTTTGCATGTTCATATGTATATGGTTGTGTATTATATATTCCATTTCCTAAATATCCATCAAATATTTCTGGATTTTTTGTTTTATGTAATCCAATATATATTTTATTATTTACTAAATTTATTGTTTTATAAACAATATATTTCCAATTATTTTCCATAGTTATTTACCATTTTAAATTATTAATTTATTAATAATCTTACGCCTTACGGCTAGTCGATGAACCTTAATATTAATTTCCTGCTATATTAGGATAAAAAATATTCTTGGCTGCTGATTGTCCTATTTTAAATAGGAGTTCCCAGCAATTAAGTAAATTTTTCAAAGTAGCTCACGCTACTAAGGCACAAAGAATTTTATGCAATTCAGGCATTGCAACACTCTAGAATCTTGTTGTATCACCAACTTGGCAACCATCAAGTTCAAGAACTGTCTTATAGTCATTATCAATTAAACGTCCCTATACTTCCCAGAAGTTATCTGCTTTTCTAATAGGTCTGCTAACTACAATAACTTGTTGCATTGTTTTATCTATCTTAAATATATCATATTTCTCATAATATCTTTCTTTAAATGCAAATGTAATTTCAGTACCATCAGCACCGTCTCCTTCAGGAACTGCTGCAAATTCTATACGTTTAATATAGTTTGTTTCAGTTTCCCATTCAAAGTACATTGAATCTATTGATTGATATTTATTTTTTGATCCTTTAGCATCTTGATAAAAAATATTTCTAAGAGATTCAGTTAAATAAGATGCTGTTAATTCAGGATATAATCTACTTACTATACCTAATTTGTAAGGTTTAGTTCCTAAAAACTTATAAAAATCTTCATAAGTTCTAGTGTCGCCCATCGTAGGACGGTTTGTCACAAAGTTTGCTACAATCATTTTTTCTTATATTTTAAAAATTAATCTAAATCGTCAACCGATTTGTATTTATTTTCAGCAAAAGCAGTTATTGGTTGCTATTGTTGTTGTTTATTAGTTGGTTGGATAACTACGTGAGGTGTGCCATTTCTAGCATCTTCTACACCTTTAGCGTATGCTTGTTTCCTAACTTCAGTAATCTGTTTTGAAAAATATTCTTGAATATTATCTAATGCATCCGCACCTCTTAGAGCAAACCACGCCATTCTTGTTAATGTATCTGGATCATTAAGTGCCTTACCTAAATAACTATTTCCTGCCTAATCTCTTCCTAGTATAAAATCAGCAATTTCTTCTTTATCATCATCATCTAAAGATACATCTAAGGACCCAATAGAGTCCATGTTTCCAATAGATTGTAATATATTTTGCTGAAAAGCCTACTATTGTTCCAATTGTTCTTGTTCTTGAACAGCTTGTTGCTAAGCATTCTAATCTTCTTCTAATTGTTTATATTCTAATCTCATCCCATCTACTTGTTTTTGATACAAAGTAGGATTATCCTTAGCCTATTGTAAGGCAGTAGCTACTTCTTCATCAGTGATGTCATTAGCTCTAGCTTTTAAATCATAAACAAATAGTTCGTCATCAGAAAGATCATCAACAGCATAAGAAGGTTCATTTGGAATAGTTTGTGCAAACTATTGAGCACCTTCTTGCATTGTTCTCTATACAAATTCATCTGGAGACATTCTAGATAATCTAAGTTGATTTATTAAACTGATTTCATCATCATCTAAATCATCAGTTGCTGTAGGTGTAGTATCGTTTAATATATTAAACTGTTCCTCTTTTGTTAACTGGTTCCAAGGTCTAGCTTGGATATTTCCATCCTCGTCTTCAAATTTTATTTGATTAGGATCTTCTATACCTTTAGCTCTTAATAAATTTGTAATTACATCATCTTTCTCGTCTGGAGCATTATTTATTTCTGTATATGTTCCATTCTAATCTGTCTCCTAAGTATTTTCACCTAACCAAGGTTTTTCAAAATTGGTATCTGCACCAAAATTCTATTGTTCAATACTTTCTTCCTAAGTTCCACCCTATTCATCGGCGAAATCTAAATCATCAATTCCTATATCCATAAATATTCTATTTTAGTTAATCATATACAAATATATATAAAATTAACATTTTTCAAAACAAAATCTAAAAAAATATTTAATCTATAGTTAAAACTATATTGTCATTATCTTTTAATAGTTCATTCATAAGTTTATCAAAAGTACTTACTGAATTTACTACTTTACCTTTAATCTTATTTTGACCTACTAATATACAACCAGAAGTATCACTTGGAGTGTTTCCTGGATGAATTAATACTCCATCAAATCCAGGAACATCAATTAATCTAGGAATTTTTCCATCATATTTTATAGCCCAAGGTCTATTTTTAAATCTTAAACTAATTTCATGTAATGAAACTTTAAATACACCAGTTGGTATTGCAGTCTGATCTTGTATCTTTTTAGATTTTATTTCTGATAAAGTCATTTTATAGTCCAGACCTCTATCAACATCTTCAAGAGTATCACAGAAATATTTATTATCAATATAAAGAGACCCAATAGTATAGTTGGGCCCTTTATATTTTCTAGTAAGTCTTAAATATATCATAATAATAATAATATATAAGTATAGAATGACCAAGTAGCTCCACCTATTAATCCAGCTAAAAAGTCTCTAATTGATGGCTCTTCACCTTTCATATTCTTATCAACTAACCATTCTTTTAGATAATTGATAAGTCCTATAGATATTGTTGCTACTACTGGTGATAATATTTTATCTGGCATAGCTACATACAAAAGTATTGTAAAAGCCTAAGCTAAAATAATAGATACTAATATATGCATTATAATATCTCCTTTATATAAAAAAGTAAATATATTACTTAATTTACTATCACACCAAATTAAAAATTCTTTTATCTTTTTCATACTGTTACTCCTGTACAATCAACCCAAGCACTTCCTGTATACCAAATTGGTTTATTTAAAGTAGTATCAAAGAACTAATATCCAGCTACTAATCCAGTTGTTGGTCTAGTAGTTCCAGATTTAATTATTTGTAATTCTTCTTCTGTAGTATTAATACTATAAACAGTTCTAGCAGGAACTCCACCTTTTCCAGGAATAGTAGATCTTGTTATACATATAGTAATTACTTTATTAATATTAGTTAATTTTATATATAAATCTTCTTCTTCTTCATTATTGGATAAAGAATATGAAATTTCTCCTTTATAATTTTCTAATGAACTATATACAGTATATAATATAGCATTTGCATATACAGCATTAAATATCTAAGCTCCCTATTCACTAGTAATAGTATTTATTACAGAACCATCTGTATTAAATAGCCAACTTATATCATATGGTAAAACTACAGAATCTAATTTAGTTTTATCTGTTGCTGACATTAATCCATCTGTAGTAGTTGTAGCAACAACTAAATTATTTATTTTATCAGCTAATGCTTTACCTTTATCTCCAGCGTATGCTGTAGTTGAAGTTTCTCCTAATTGTAAAGTAGAAGGAGCTATTTCTGTAGATAATTTTAAATCTAAATCATGAATACTTTGATTTAAAGTATCTGTAGTTTTAGTTAAATCTTCAGATACAGCAGTAATAGAATCTTTTAATTCTGTATATTTATTATCTACTGAATTTGCATATGTTTCTACTTTTTTAGATAATTCAGATAAATCTGAATAAATTAAAGCTTTTTGTTCATTAACTGTTGTTAATACTTCCTATTTAGTAGATTCTATTAAAGAATTTACATCTGTTTGAGCTTTAAATATTTTAGAATCTACTAATGCATTTGTAGCAAAATCTGAGTCATTCTATAATTCAGATACTTTAGTAGGAACTGTTATATCAACATTTTTACAATTATCTGGTGATATAATCTTTCCATTAACTGAAATAGTTTTAATGGGAACCATATCTTCTACTCTCTACCAATCAATTACATAATCAACGTAATCTGGAAAATCTTTTATACTTGTAGGTAACTCAATAGCTACTGGGTCTTTACCATCATAAACATAGTTTTTAGTGGCACTTTTAACAACCAATACTTCTGGATTAGGAAGTTCACATGGTTTATGTTTAATATCTCTATATTCTCCAGTTATAGCAACATCTGCTAGACTGTCAATATTTACTTTTTGGTTTAAAGCATTATAGACTACTTTATTTTGTAAAGGATTTTCAGAATATATATTTAATTCTCTATCAATCTATATATCCTAATTTATTATACCTAGATTTTTTCTTATTTTCTCTTGTTCAAGAGAAGAATATCCAGCTAATAAATCATCCTTTCTTACATAACAATCTAAATCTTTAAAACAAACGTGCTTGTAATCGTCAGTTAAAGAACAAGTTTTTAATGTTTGCATAATTTTTATTTTTCTATTGTAAATGCCTATATTAAGGCTCTTTTAACAGGAACAATTAAATCACTCTAATTTATAATAGCTAAACATTGTTTAGCAAATTCTGGAGTGATTTCAACTTCTCCTTTAAAATATATATCTCTAGCGAAGTCAGAAACTGCAAAATCAGATGTTCTATTATTTATTAAATTTCCAACTTGTTTTGATAAATCTACTTCTTGAGGTTCTCCTTCAAAAGAAGTTAATACAGGTACTTTTCTAAAATCAAATGTTTTCATAATTCATTAATTCATATTATATTTTAAATTAGAAGAGAGTTTTAATACTCTCTTCTAATATTATCTTTTAGCAATAATTTTCTATAATTTTTCTACCTAATATTAGATTACTTTATCTTTTTTAAGTACTTTTACGGTACTAGTGTTCAGAAGCATAAAATCCATATCCTAAAATAGTAGTTACTGCAGTAATATTATTTTGTAATTTCACTATATCATGATTCAAGCTAATAAATTCTATAATGTTGTTGTAGAAGCAACTGTATCTGATATAGAATACACCATCTATTCTCAGTAATTATTTTTATAAATAATGATCCTGTAGTAATACATCAGCTTCTGCATTTTGATATTCAAAATACCCAGAAGGAGTAGTATCTCCAGAATTACATATATAAAAATAATAAGTTACTCCAGACTATGAAATTATACTTCCATTGGAATCTAAATTATTAAAATCAACATGTATTTCTGCTGGAGTTGCTGAAGTTGGATAACTAGGAATCATATCTGCTATAGTATTTGCAGAATCATTATTCTTTACTTTACTAAAGTTAGATACTACTACACCAGTTACTGGAGTTATTCCATTAGCAGCTGTATATATATTATTTAATTTATCTGGATTAACTGCTTGGCCATTCTAAATTTCTGATTGAGTTAACTAATATACTGTACGTGAATATAAAGTATTATCAAGTACGTTAATACTGCAGAAAGCGTCTTTAGCAAATGAATATTTAAGTAAATCTAATAAAGAAGCAGCACTATATCCATTCTTACTATTTATTGTAATTGAATCATATCCGTAAGCAGTATTTTCTGTTAAAACTTCAGAAGAATCTGCTCCTCCAATTATTGGTTTCATAAACTATCTAGCAGTATATACTGCAGACTAATTAGCTAATGCAAAAGCTGTATCCTATAATACTCTCCAAGTACCATTTATATATCCCCATAACTAGAAATTATTAGAACTACTTGTAGTCATATATGCTACTTTATTATAAGTAGTATTATTTATAGTTTTAGTCATAGTAGAATCTCCGCCAGTAGATTTATAAAAATCTAGAGATGAACTACTTAATGATACTGCTGTATCTCCCTATGCTGCATCAAATGATGTTGCTACTATATCTCCAGTAATATCAGCATTAGTAGCTTTTACATAACCAGAATCCGTTACATAGAACGGGCAATTATATAAATTTGCATCACTTGGAGTTCCTGCAAATATTCTTATATTACCATTACTTGTTGTAGAAGTATAATAACTTAAATTTTTTGTTATAGTATCAGAATTAACAATAGTTCCTTGGGTTATAGTATCATTACCAGTCATACCAGCAACTACTGTAGATGAATCTTTTAATATAACTAATTGATTAGCTGAAATAGATTTAGCATTAATATAATTAGCAATTAAATTATTTACTACCTAATCCTAAGCTACATTTGTTAATTTTCTCCAATAAGTTACATTTCCTGGTAATTCTGTTCCAGTTGTAGTTTTTACACATACATAATAATAACCATCAGTATATAATACAACATCTTTATATCTAAAAGGAGATACCTATACTGGATTTGAATACCAGTCATTTATTAAATCAGTTCCATCACTATATATTCTTCCACTAATCCAATTTGTTACTCTAAGAATAGCTTCATCCAATGTTTGTGTTCCTCCCTAAGCTCCAGTTATTGAAATTGGAACTACAGATACTGCAAATATTGTATCTGAACTAGCATCAGTTTTATATTGTAATGTTAAACACTGAGTTAATGTTGTAGAATCTGTTATAGTTAAACTATAATATTTATTAGTAGTATTATAAGATATATTTATAGTATTTTGTTTTGTAGCATCAAAATATTCAATAAAATTATCACTAGCAGCATTAGTTATTTCAGTAGTTGTAGCTGCTGCATGATCAGTTTTATATACTTTAAAATTAACAGTTCCAGAAGTTTTATTACTACTATTTTTAACTAAAGTAGAATTTACTACTTGTATACTATATGTTGTAGCTCCAACTCCAGGTGCTCCAGGTAAACCATCTGAGGTAACTATTATATTTTCTTGGTCAACTAAATATTCAGTTCCACCAATAGTTCTATACATATAAATTATAATTCTATCTCCAGAATCTTTAATTCCCATAGTGCTAGTTACACCAAGTAATGTAGACTATGTTATAGTGGTAGGATCTGCATCTACACTAGAACCAATTACTTTTCTATAAGCAAATCTATATCCAGAAGAAGTAGGAGTTACAGTAGATACATCAGTAGATGTACTAACTAATCCACTAATATCTAAATTTGTTGTATTATAAGATACTTCTTTAGAGGCATTTATAGATTTCTAGATTATATTTGGAGAAACTCTTAATTGATAAGATACTCCACTAGTTCCAGAAGGTATTCCTCCAAATTGAATTGCTGCATATAATGTATTTCCATCAACTACTGTTGAAAATACAGCTACTCCAGATTTATTACTTCTAAAATTCTAATTATTAGCTGGAATTGATACTGTTACTGTTGGGCCAGATATTGAAGTAAACCAAGAACTATTTATATTACTAGTAGATTTACTAGCTTCAAATGTTATATTACTACTTATTGTCTAAGGAGCTCCATTTTTTAACACCTACATAGTAGCTTGTTGTACTATATTATATGTATCATCAGAAGCATTTAATGGAACACTAATAAAATCATTTATAAAATCAGCAGTATATCCATCTACTACAGTAGAAACTGCATCTTTTCCATAATAAGCCCAAAGTGTAGGAGTTGTATATGCTCCCCAAGTATTATTTCTTTTCTTTCTAATTGATACAAATATACATTCTCCTTGATTATTCATTTTAACTGGATTATCTGCCCATCCAGTATTAGATTTTATATATTCATCATTCTAGAAATTAGTATCGTCAGTCCAAGTAGTTGGATCTGAATCTCCAGAAAAAGTCTAGGAAGGTCCTATAGATGTATTTGTAACATTATAAAATATATATTCAACTCCATCACCATCTGTTCCTGTTTCTCCATAAGCAGACCAAATAAATGGAGCTATAAATTGAGTATATGTAGCAATTTTTCCATCAGTTCCATTAACTGAAGTTCTTAATGAACACCATTCATATTTATATGATGTACTTACTCCAGAAGGATTATCTGTCCAACCTCCAGGAACATAATCTGCATTTTTATTAACTGGTATTTTATCAATATCCTAAGTTACATTATCAGTTCCAGTAGCTTTTGGAGCTTCTGTACTATTATTATTCAAAGCAAATACAAATTCTATATCAGTTCCATCAGTTCCATTAGAACCTCCATCAACAGGAGTTATTCTCCAAGGACCAATAGCAGAAACAAATGCACCATCTGTTACTTCTATTTGACATATCCAAGTATATGGTGCTGCTGTTGTAGGATTAGCGTTTGTAGCTGACCAACCATTTAATCCAGCGGTTGAGAATCCAGTAGGTAAAGCTAATTTACTATCTATAGTTGTCGATGCAGAATTTTTAAAATATGGAACATATTTAGTTGTACTTCCTCCACCAGTTCCTGTCCAAGGAACATTAACATATGCTTTATCATTATCATCTAATTGTACTGGATAATTCTTATCATTCTAAGTATATCCAATTTTTACTCCACCTAATTTAGTATCAGTAGCCACTGGTAATACATAAGAACCTGTTCCAGGATCTGGGAATGGAATATCTCCAGTACCAATAATTGACTCTCCACCAACAGTCTTAAAGTCAGAAGCTTCTAATTTCTTATTTAATGCTCCTGTAATAACTTTATTTTGTACAGGATTTGTAGATGTTGTACTTAATGCACTATCTACTGTTATTGTACCAGGACTTCCTCCAGAAGGAATATTAATTGTTAAATCTGAACTTCCATCATATGTAGCTGAAACAGCTCCAGTAAATGTAAGTTTTCCTTTCTTTATATTTTCTAATTTAGTTACTCTAGTTCCTAGAGAACTTATGTTAGATTCATTTGTTGATACTCTACTCTTTAATCCAGCAATATCTACTTCATTAGCATAAACTTTTGCTTCGAGCGGAGTTAAATCTATATTTTTAATTAAAGAATTTACATATTCTTTAGTAGCATATCCAACTAAATCATTTTTAGTTAAATAACCCAATGTAGTTAGTTGTTTATTTATTAAATTAATGATATAATCATCACTTATTTTTTTATTTAAATCAGCAACTATAAGAGTAAGATCATCTATTTCTTTGGTAAGTTCTTTAACGGCAGCATTTAATCCATCAATACTAGTAATAGCTGATAAATCATACCATTGAGTTCCATCAAAGAATAATAGTTTACCACATTTATAAAGAACTTGACCTGCTGCATATTTTCCTCTTGTACTACATAATATAAATTGATCTATATTAATTCCAAAAGGCAAAACTAATGCTCCATTAAGTATTATAGTTCCATTTGTTAATGAACCTCCAGCAAATAATAAAACACTATTACAAGGTATTTCTATAAATTGTCCATTTAAATCATAATCATATTGTATTATAAATATAGTATGGTCTAAACTTACTCCATCTTTATCTTTAAACATATCTTGAGTTAATATGTTTTTCTTATTATCACCACAAGTTCCATCAGATGAAACAATATTCTTTCTTAAGAAGACTCTTCCATATCCACTAAATTTGTCTGGATCATATAATTTGTCTTTAAATTTAAGAACAATTTCATTTCCTTTAACTACCTAAGTTAAATCTTCTTCGTCTGGATAGTTTTGGATAGTGGTATTATTGCAGGACATACCTAAATTTTCTGCAACTAATTGTTTTTCTAAAGTACTATATTTATCAAAGTACTCATGTTTCTTATCTTCACAACCATCATAGTGGTAGTGTTGACGTTCTGGTTTTGTATAAACAAAATCTTTAGTTTGCTAACTAGGATCTTTATGTTGACCCTTGCATCCACAATTTCCCATTTATATAATATTATTTTATTATAAATAATTAATTTATTATCTAATTATTTTCCACAACCACAGCCGACAGTGTAAACTGTTCCATGACTGGAATTATTTGAATAGTATATCTCTGAAGAATTACTTATTCCAGGCAATCCATCATTATAACATATTCCGTTACAACTTTGTATTTGCTCTAATATTTTCTAAGCTTCTTCGTAGAGACAATCTTGTGTTAAATAATTTATGACATTTATAGTTGCCCAAATTAAATCTCTTTTATATATCAAATCCTTAAGGTCATCATCAAGATTATTACACTGACTAATGTTATGACCACTTATATTGTTTTTATCTTTTGCCAATTTATCTAATATCTATTTACACAAATTTATATAACATTTCTCTAAATGACAAATTGAAAACAATAATTCTTGACTTTTTACTATAGTTGAACCATCAAAGGGATCATTTACTATAAACTATAAAGGATCATAATTTTCTAATTCTCCATTGTTTAATCTATAAACATTTTTCCCATCAGATACATATATAGATTCATATTTATATAATTTATTATTAGTTTTATCTTTCTATTTATAATACCAATCAACTGTAGGTATTATTATATGGTTAACATTAAATAAACCATCGTCTCCAATAGGAAGATTTACTTCATTTAAATTTTTACCATATTCATGTGTTGTATAAACTATAGCAACTAATTCTGGACCTGTAACTTTTTCTAGAGTAATTATATCTAAAGTTATTGTATCTTCATAACTAAAATTATAAATACTATCGTCATTGTATAAACAGCTAGAATTATCAGTTATTATAATTCCACAATTACATTTTTGTTTTACTTCAAATAACGTATTCTAACTCATATTCAGATTCTAAATTAGTAAATTGTGTATCAAGAAACTATATATTTTTTAGTTTATCTTTATAATTTTCAAAGATAATCTAATCAATTAAAGAGTCTATTTCTACTTTATATCCATGCTATAATCTATCTATTATATATTCATAATTTTCTACTATTTGCTTCTATAAGTTATCCATTACATCCACAAGATTTTTTATACTGTAAATTACTTTTACAGAATTTATAACAATTATTAAACTAATCTAATAATTTATATGCTTCCCAGAAATTCTTACATTTGATGTAATATTTTATTAAATTTAAAAACATTAAAATAGTATTTCTTCTAAATTTAAGTAAAGAAGAAGAAAATTCCTATCTTCCACATCCACAATTTCCATTGGTGTATTTCTTTGGATAACATTGCATATATTGTGCATTAATAGCATTAGTAAAATCTAAAAAACATTGTTCTAGAAAATAATAAGAAAAGAAATTTATATATTCTTTCTTAATATTAGTTTTACTATCACTATTTATTTCTATTATTTCTTCAGTATCAATAGGTACTAATTTCTATGTTTTATAATAATACTTATATAATGTATTATCATCTATTACATATATATTATCGTATTTTAATATTTCAGTTATATCATCAGTTCTATCACTAATCCATTTAAGTGTAGGTATAACAATACGATAAATTGTATAAAATCCGTCTTTATCTAATTCAAACTAAGACTCATCTACACTATCATCTGCTAAACACTAAGATACTATATCTGATGAATCTATAGTATTATTAATTAAGACATTTAAAATCATAGTATCTTCAGTTTTATTTTCTGAAGATACTATAATTTTATTATCTTTTTGTTCTATTGAGAAATTAATCATTTTTATTCAGATATTGCTTCTATTATACTAGCATAAGTTTTCCAACCATCTGCTGCTTTATATGTGTCTACTAAATTAGATGGTACATATATATGTTCATATACTGTTGAGTCACTAAAACAACAACTTGTAAATGATGGTGGTGTTGTCATTGATATAATTAATGTTGTTATGTTTGAGCAACCCTTGAATGCAGATTCTCCGATGCTTGTGACACTACCGGGGATACTGACAGACGTTAAGGCTGAGCACCAAGTGAATGCATAATCTCCGATGCTGGTGACACTACTGGGGATACTGACAGACGTTAAACCTGAGCAACCCAGAGAATGCATAATTTCCGATGCTGGTGACACCACTGGGGATACTGACAGACGTTAAACCTGAGCAACCAGCGAATGCAGAATTTCCGATGCTTGTGACACTACTGGGGATACTGACAGACGTTAAACCTGAGCAACCATAGAATGCATAATTCCGATGCTTGTGACACTACCAGGGATGACGATAGACGTTAAACCTGAGCAACGCTGGAATGCATAATCTCCGATGCTTGTGACACTACTGGGGATACTGACAGACGTTAAACCTGAGCAACCAATCGAATGCAGATTCTCCGATGCTTGTGACACTACCGGGGATACTGACAGACGTTAAACCTGAGCAACCAGCGAATGCAGAATTTCCGATGCTGGTGACACTACTCGGGATGATGACAGACGTTAAGCCTGAGCAACCATAGAATGCAGAATTTCCGATGCTTGTGACACTATTCGGAATGATGACTGACGTTAAACCTGAGCAACCATGAATGCAGATTCTCCGATGCTTGTGACACTACCGGGGATGCTGACAGACGTTAAACCTGAGCAACCATGAATGCGAAATTCCGATGCTGGTGACACTACCAGGGATGATGATAGACGTTAAACCTGAGCAACCAGCGAATGCAGATTTCCGATGCTTGTGACACTACCGGGGATGACTGACAGACGTTAAACCTGAGCAACCCTGGAATGCATAATTTCCGATGCTGGTGACAGAATGGGGAATAGATACACTCTGCAAGGAACTGCAAGCATTAAAAGCATAACTTCCAATAATACCTATATCACCGTTAAATACAATTATACCTATTCCATTAGAATAAGTATTTGATATAATATTTAATTGTGTAGTTCCATCTGTTCCTATAAACGCTGTTGTCTAATATGAAGTTACAATATTTCCATCAGTAGATGTATAAAATATTACATTATTAGGCTAATTATTATAATATACTTTTAGTTCACTCTAAGCATAATTAACAGATGGTCTTATCTTGTTAAGTTCTTCGGACTTTGTGTCTGATAATATTAAATTTTTCATATTTTATTAATTTTAAACTGTTGCACCTGTTGAATCTACCCATACTGTACCATTATACCAAATAGGTTTATTAAGAGTTGTATCAAAATATAAATATCCAACAGTTTTTCCTGTAGGTCTATTTGTTGTGGCTCTAAAATCTAAATCTACTTTAGTATCTATATTAGTTTGTAATGTAGTTTCAGCTGCTTTTGCTCTAGTTATTTCATTAGTAATATTAGTATTAATAGTAGATATTTCATTATCAATATTAAGTATTCTATCATTTAAATCATTACCCATTGCAGCTACTACTTTCTCATTATCTAAAATAACTTTAGTTACTGCTTGGTTTTGAACTGTATTAGTAGAGGTTTCTGATAATTCTGTATCTGGATCTTGTATAAGAACCCAAGCTCCATTATGATATTTATAATAAGTAGTTTTATCAGTTTCTTCTATTTTTGCTATATCTCCTTCTTTAGCTCCTGAAATATCGTCTAAAGAAGCTTCTTCGTAATAATAATGCTATTTATAAGGTATATTTGCATTATAAATAGTATTATCTCTTAAATCTAAATCAGTTAGTATTTGTCTAGATTTTATTGGACCACTTGCCATATTTATTTTAATTTTTTTTTATTTATCGTATACTTTTGGAGAATTTCCTCCTCTATCTTCATATTTTTCTGACCATGCTTTAGTTATTCCTGCGGATGCAAAAATACCAGCTACAGAGGCTATATAAGCAGCCATTCCATTTAAGTCAGTTTGTATAGTATGTTTAAAAAATATTTCAACTAGTAATACAACAGCCGGAATAAGTAACAGTATGCAGCCTATCACAGTAACTACTACTAAGAAGAAATTTTTAGAACTTACTCCTGTATTATTTCCAATTAATTTTGCAAACCAGTTCATATAATTAAAATTTTGTATGTAGCTATTTAAAGCTACATACAAATTATTACCAAACAAGAGTTAATATAAGGCTACAAAGTATACCACCAGCAAGCCAAGAAATTACATTCCAAAAATCATATTTCTTAGTTGGCTGAATTATACAAAATGCTCCTTCTACAAAAAGACCACTAATTAAGGAAATGAATGGACTTCCTATAAATACATTAGCACTTAAATCTCCAAGACATTTTTCCTAAAAAATGAATAAAAATGCAATTACAATTCCTAAAAAACCTAAAAAGATTTTATTAGAGAATAATTTAAACATAAAATTTTTCATATTAATTATAAGAATTATTTATTTTTGTTACTTTTATTAACTAAACTAATACAGTATCTGTTGTTTTCCAAGAAGTTCCACTTCCAGAATCACCATAAATAGTAATTTTTCCATTTTCATTAAAAATATTTGGAGTAATTTCCTATCCATTCATAAATACTTGTACAAATACATATTCTCCTAATGTATGAGTTGCTGCTGGAATAATTATTGAACTTGAATTTAAAGAATCTCCAGTATAAGTAGCTGCATAAGTTAAATTATTAACTTTTTCTTCTTCTTTCTTTAATAAACCAGCTAAAGTTTCATTCTAATCTATACTAGTTAAGAAATTTTCTACTTCAGTCCATTTATTTATAATACCATCAGTATCTGTACTAGAAATAAAAGCATTTAAATCTGATGCTACTTTATCTATATCTGATTGAAGTTTAGTTGTAGTAGCATTTATTGCTGTAAATCCATTAGCTACATTTGTATTAATAGCATTTACTGAATTAGCTAAATTTTGATTAACTGTTTCAATAACTTTATCTTGTGATTTATCAGCATATATTCTATTGTTTGTTTCTTCAGCAATTAATCTTTTAAGTTCAGTAACATCTGCAGCTTGAGAATCTTTTATTTCTTTTTCTACTTGTGCTATTTTAGTAGTATTAGTATCTATTTCAGTCTATAAATAATTGTCTTGACTTATTCTAGAGTTAATTTCTGAACTTAAAGTATTCTATATATTTTGTATATTCTAAGCTGTAGATGAACTTAGATTATCAATTTGTTTCTGTAAGTTATTATTACCATCTTTTCTATCACTAATTTCCTATTGTAAACCTTTAGTATTTAGATTTGTCTAAGAAGTTAATATAGTAATATTATCCTCAATGGTACTAATTTTGTCTGTTTCTTTTAAAGCTGCATTAGCTTTATCATTAGCTCTTGTTGCTAAATCTAATGCCTAATCTGATTGTTCTAATGCTTCTTTTCCAATGCTTAAAGCATCCTAAGCTAATGCTTTTGCTTCTTTAGCATCTAATGATGCTTTTGCAGCTTGACATTTTATTTCATCTAATTCAATTTCTGGATTTTCATGACAACAATGATGTTTATGATGTTGATTTTCAATAGCATTACCAATGTTTTCCATTAAATCATCTGCAGAAATTACTTTGTTTTCTCCATCTTGGACTAAAGGAAAGACATCGTCTCCCCTTAGTCTTGATGTATAATCCATTTCAGATATTTTTATATTCATTTTTATTATTCAAAATTGTCAGTTCTTGTAGAATCATATGCATAACCACTAAAATTCATAGCTGTTAAATTATCCCAAGTTATTTTATTATCGGCATAAGTTCCACCAGTAGTATTACCTGTAATATTAGCAGTTAAAGTCTAACCATCTATAGATTGAGAAACTATAATTGTAACTGGAGCTACGCTATAACCAGAATGTATTATAACTGTATGATCAGTTCCTGCAGCAACTGTTACTGGACCTTTAGATAAAGTACCATCTACTTCCATATAACGTTCTTTTCCATTAGAATCTATTGCAGTTATTGTTGTTTCTTTATCACAACCATATTCAAAAGTAGCAGTATTCTAATATGGATAATAAAATCCACCATAAGAATGTCTATAAACTGTAGTAGTTGTTCCAGCGGAATCTGTAAATATATATCCAGTACTGTTAGAATAAGTTACATTAGTAGGTAATGTACTACTATTAGCGTATGTTTTATTAGTTATTGCCCAATCAACATTAGCTTCAGAACTTGAATTTTCTGGAGTATAAATATATAATGTATCGTTATTTTTATCCCAATCTAAATCGCATTCTAATGTTTGTGGATTATGAACTGTATCTATACCATATAATAATACTCCATTATCAATTGCTTTTGCATATGAATCACTATCTATTGTATTATATTTATATGTTTTAGCATAACTAGCATTTTCTCCCTCTTCATAACTTGTAATATTAGAAGCGTCTGAAGTATCTCTAGATATTACTCCAGTACTAGTATCTTTTATACAAATTTCTGGACATAAAAATGAATAAGTAACAGTATAATTATATTCCTAACTGGAATCTCCAGTAGGAATATTTAAACTTTCATTATGACAAGTAGCTCCATTAGCTTTTGGATTTAATACTGTATCACTTGGCAATGTAGTAGGTAATGTTTCTGCTACTGTAGTTATTTCAGAATATTGAGATAATGAATCAGATTGAATCTAACTCCAAGTTAAATATTCGCTTGTGGTTGGATTATGATATAAAATATGCCAAGGATATCCAGTAGGCATTGTTGTACTACCACCTTTACCTTTTGCTATATCATTTCTAAATGTATCTGGATATGCTTCTGCATATTTTATAGACATTTTTCCATAACAATGTTGTGGCTTTTTATAATCTAATTCATAAGTTGGATTAACTCCAATAGTTCCTCCATCAGATTCTATTATTTTTCCAGCACAATTTGACATTGTTATATAGAATGTATCAATATCAAATATCCAATATTCACTAGCTTTATCTGAAATCCAAGAAATATGATAGTTTCTACTTTGATTAGCTCTTTTATCTTTTCCCCAATATGTATTTCCATTAAGATTATCATTAGCTGCTCTTACTGGATCTGATGTTGGTATATCTGTTCCTGCAGATAATGCAGTATCCATAGCTGTTGTAATATACCAATCTTTTTTGGCATTTAACATCCCAGAACCAAAATCATCTAACCAACCAGTATAATCATGATAAGCTGTAGATATTGTATTCCAATTAGCATCATCTAAAACTGGATTTGTAGAATCTGCTACAGTATAATATCCATAAGTTTCTGCCTATTGAGTAACCATTTTAGTTTCAGAAATAGTAGAATCTGTTAATTTTATTTCTAATAACCTTGTTTTAGTATACTATTCTGGATTGTTTTCATTAGCTATTACTACTTTAGCTGTACTATCTATTGTATAAGAACCAGACAAATTAGTGTTTGATGTACTAGTATCTGTTACAGTAAATTTAGTCTAATCTGTTATTGTTTCTGATGAACCATCTGTATAAGTTACATTTGCTTCGATATGTAAGCCACCCATGGCATCCATATTACTAGCAGTATAAGTTATATTAGATATAGTTATATTTTTATAGTCTATATCTGAATCTAATACTAGTTGATCATCTTTATAATTAGAAACATAATTTCCATTTCCATAAAAACTTTTTATATATAAACCACTACTATTATTAGCTCCTGTATAATATGGTGTTACTTGTTTGACTTCTGAAACTTTTAATAATTTGGTTTCGAAAACAGATGGAGTAGTTTTTAAACTCCATCCATTTTCTGTTGCCATATTTTTAAGTCTTTTTAAAGTTAATAATTTTCCCTATGTTTTTTTTAATGTTACCATTATGCATTTGTTGAATATGCGTAACCTACTGAAATTGCATCATTAGCTGCAACCTTTGGTTTTAATACATAACCAGATGCTGAAGTTGTAGTTGCATCAGAAGCTACTCTTGTCCATAATAATTTAGCATCTATTAATTCATTTACTTTATCAGTAATTAAAGTACTTAGATTAGTATTAATCCATTTTGTTCCATTATAATAAAGTACATCTCCTGTTGTTGGAGTTGTTAATGTAACATCTGTAGTTAATCCAGCTAATGCAGTCGTTCCTTTAATACTAGTTAAATCTAAATTACCATTAGTATCTGGATTAATTGTAGCTAATGTTAATTAACATCTGTAGTTAATCCACTATATTATCTTTTAACTATAGTAGCTGTTTTAATTACTTTAACATTAGTATCATAAATAGCCTAATCTAAAATAGTATCAGCATCAGCAAATGTATTTGCATTATTAATATAATGAGCAGTTACATTTTTAATATATTCACCTGTTGTAGATAAACCAATATTGGCTTGTGTAACATTAAGTTCATTCTTAACTTGTTCTATAATATCTTTAATATTAGTAAATTGTTGTCCTACAGCTGCTGCATCTGCTGGTCTTCCAGCTTGAGTTAATGTTGCATCTGTTTTTGGAACTGTAACAATTCCTATAATATTTGAATCAACCTAGTCTGTTCCTTGATAAAAAGTATATGTATATTCTGAAGCAGCTTCATAATATTTCATAGTTACTTTCATCTTATTAGCAGTAGCATCTATCTTTTTATCTAATACGTCTAAACGTACATTTATACTACATAAATTACTTTCTAAAGAAGTAATTCTAGATTCATTATTTTCGGCTAAAGTTTTAGTTTCTTTAGATAAATCAAATGCTTTATTAGCTGCTAAGAAAGCTGATTTAGCAGAATCTAATGCTTCTAATGAATTACATAATGCTTCTGCTGCTTTTGTGTCTGCTTGTTTTGCTTCGTATAAAGCTTTCTCACATGAACATGGATCTTCAAAATTATGTCCACAATCATGATGATGATGTTCAATCATCTCATGCATTTCATGTAATAGCTAATCTAATGTTATAATCTTGTTTTTTCCTTCTTGTACTAATGGAAAAATGTCTTCTGGATATAAGTGTCTAGCTTTATCCATTTCTGAAATTTTTAAATTTGTGCAGCTCATTGTATTTCTTTTAAAATTTTACATCCAGTTTCTTGTAATATATAATCTCCACATTCTAATATAATATAGCAATCAGGATCCCCACAAGGATAACCAACTGCATCAAAATCAGATTCAGTGCATCCACAATTACATTGTTTATTTGTCATAATTAATCACTCATTTGTACGACTTTATCATTATAAGGATTTCCGTCGTGTAATTGTAATAATTCTATCTATGTTCTCTTAGTATCATTTTGTTGCTAAGATTCTTTAAATGTTCTATCTGTTTTAGCTTTGAACCACTCAATTTCACTATCAGCTTTAATCTTATATTGTTCTAATTGCATTTTAGCTTCATTAAGTTGTTGTATCTTTTGTTGTTGTTGCTACAACTATTGTTGTGCCTATTGTAACTATTGTTGTAATTGTTGTGCTTGTTGTTGTAATTGACCAAGTTGATTGTTTTCTTCTTTTTGCTTACGCATTGCTTTTGCAATCTTATGTTTAAGATCAGTTAAACTCTTTGTGGTCATTGCTTCTACAACTAAATCTGGTTGTAATGCTCCTGCTTTAACAAATTCTGGTATGATAGTTTTTAACTATTCAAGTTGTCTATTAATATCAGAACTAGTTACTATGTGAATATCATAATCTGAAACTGTAAAATATTCTGGTAAAGCAGTAAATATTCGCTAATATTTATCCCCTAATACTATTGTTCCTTTAAGTCCATTCTTAAAGACTATTTTGCCTTCATTTAATGCATCTAATAATAATTCTTCTACTACTGTATCCATCTATTGATAATACTATTTAGTAATAGTGAATGAATTATTAGCACTTACTTGAACGTTAGTTACTGCATCTCTTTGCTAAATTCCATTTAATCTTTCCTTAAAAACTCCAGTTATAGAAGAACAAGTTTGTTCTATAGAATCAATAGCCATTTGTATTGCCTATATAGCTTGTCCTTTAACTGTATCATCATAACCATTATATATCGTATTTATAGGAGCTTGTCCAGCACCAAGTCTACCTTCCTAAGAAGAATCTATAGGTGCTACTCCAGATTTCTTATATGCAATCCATTTCTATAATCTTTCTGGTAAATTTACTCCAAGAAATTTAGGTAATACTGAAATATCAACAAAGTCTCCAGCTGTTCCTGAATTTGCTATTAAGTTATCACGATAGAAATGTAATAAGTTATATTTATCTTGTAAATCTTTACAGGCTAATACTAATGAATAAGGATTTGTTCCTCTATTAGTAAAATATACTCCATTTACTGTTAAAGAACAATAAGTTGGATTATCTTCACTTCTTATTACATCAATATCTTTACCATAAGGTATATAGATACTTTCTCCTATTTTTACAGTTCTATATCTTTGCATTGTATAATGCTTATCTGTTTTTATCCATTCAACTTCATATACAGGTATTAACTTATAATTATAAGTATTATATGGACCTGAAGGATATCCAGGAATCATTTCTTTTCCAGCCTATAGACCATCGGTCATTGGTGTTCCATTACCATTTTCAAAAGATCTTATATAATAAGTAGAAGTACTAAAAGCATCTTTCCAATTATCATCTATGTCAGATTTATCTTTAGAAGATAATTCTTTTCCATAAATATTTAGAACTTGCTCTTTAGTTAACCATTTTCTAACTACTACTCGATAAGAATCTTTAACATATGGAGATTCTGGATTTCTATCAATAAAAGTATTTAATGGATTTAATACTTCTATTTTTATATTATTTTTACCTACTGTAGGTCTTACTCTATAAAAAGTATAACCAGTAATAAGTAAATCTTTAAATAACTATGTAAGTTGATTTATCATATCTGTATCTCTAGACTACATAATATATTCAACAACATTCTATGCAGCTATTTCATACTAAGATATGAAACTATCATTTAAATCTTCTTTTAATTTATCAATTTCCTATTGTACAGACTAATCAACAATATTGTTTTTCTAATCAGTCTAAAAATATTCAATTAATTTATTTTTTAATCTTTTCTATAAAAAATCAAATACTTCTTTATTAATTGTAAGTTCTTTCTCTCTAGTTATTTTACTAAGAGTTGCAGAATCTTTACAACTAACTTTTGGTAATATTGGAGATCCCAAATATTCGCCAATTAAAGCATCAATATGTTTTTTAATTAAAGGTATAAATTTAACAGAAGTAGGATTTCCTATTCCAAACTATTCTTCAATATATCTATATTGATCAGAATCCATTTGTCCATTATAGTAGTTATATGCTTTCTATAAATCCCATTTAGGAAATACTAATTCTGCTATAGTTTTATTTGTAAAATCAATTAGTTCCTAATCAGTCATTGCAACTACAACTTGAATCGTGTGGACATCCGTTATCTGGATAATTTTTATAACCCATAAAATATTTAGTACAATCCCAATCTCTGTCGAGAAGTTCTTTTCTAAAAAATTTTAAAAATTTATCATCTGGAAGTTCTGCATCAATTATAATAGGTTTGTCATCATTATTCATCCCTAGACGAACTCCCCAACCTATTGGATTTAGTTTAGTTACTTTAATATGTCCAACATATTTTTTATTATATACGTCTTCGATTAACTAAAGTATCTTTTCTTTACATTCCTATTCATTCATATGTATTCATGTATCTTGGATCACTACTATGTTTTCCATTATTAGAATTTGTAATAGCATTCCAATTAAACATTGTTTTTTGTTTATTATTTTCCTTTGGTATTACACCATAATGTTTTATTCCTTTTTCATCATAATAGAAACCTATGTCTTGCCACTTATTCTCATCCTCTTCTTCTATTTGAGAAGGTACAACCCCAGATAATTCTTCATCTGCTAATTCTGCCATTCCCATAGCTGCGACAATATCAAACTTTCCTTTATTTTCATCGGTGTAACGAGCTAATTCATCAAGCATTTCAGGAAACCATATATTCTAACCATAGTCTTCTATTGTCTAAGCAATTAAGTCTGTTTGGTGTGCTATAATTCCAACTGTTGCTGGAGTTCCTATAGTACTAGATGGTTTTCTTTTATCCTCTGGATATGTAGCTAATGGTCGATGCATAAAATAATCTTTCCATCCTTTTCCTTTAGCCCAATTTAACATTGTTAAACGAGTAGCTTCTATGTTACATCTACAATTATAATATATCATTAATTTCATAGCCGTCTCATATGCTTCTCTTTCATCATTTGGTCTAAACTTATAATATGCTACATACATAGGTTCTTGCATTCCAAATGCTCTTTTCTTTATTGTTATACAGAATTTAGATGGATCTTTAGTATAATCAGATGTTTGGTCTTGACCAATATCTATACCATCAATTCCTGCAACATAAAGATTTCTCATTTCTTTATATGATAATTTTTCTCCTTCATCACTTACAGTTTCTGATTCCCATAAAGGTTTTTCTATAATATGAACTAATCCCTAATCTCCAGGAATCCATTTAACTCCTGTTATATTAGAAGCAGTTCTTTCATTTCCCTATTTATATAAGAATTGTAATTCACCATTCTATATAGTAGGTCCTTGATGAAATAGTTTTATTTTGGTTAACTAATCAGTAATAATAACTTTATTAAATTTATTAGTACCTTCTAGTAATAATGCTTCATCAGCAGTAAAACAATATTCTGCACAATATATTATAAAAGCATTCTTATCTTTTATTTTAGATTTTCTAAGCTCTTCATGATAGGCTTTAGATTTCTCTGGATCACAATATCCTCTATTGTCTATATATCCAGGAACATTTACTAAAGAATAAGCTGGAATAAAATATGATGTAATTACTTCTTCACCATTAGTAGTAAAATTATGTCTATAAGGCAAAGCTCCATATACTTCTGGATTAATATAAGCATCAGCTAAACCAGCTAATGCTGGACCACTATCTCCACCTGTACCCCAGGCCATACGTATTCCGAATTTCTGTCCTTGGATATTTACAAGTGCTTCACCCTATATATATGCTTTTTTCCAATTTGGCCAAGAACCACTTTCCTCGTATAATAAAATATCAGTTCTATCACCTCTTATCTTACCAGGTTTATCAGCAGTTATACCATTTATTTCTGAACCCCAACCAGTTTCAACTTCTTCACCATTTATTTTTTTAATGATAGAAGCTTTCTTATTAGTTGCAGTATCTTTTTTCTATCTTAATTTAAAGAATCCGCCATCAGTATGTTCATTACAAAAGTTAAGCTAAGTCCAACATTTAGATAATGTTTTAGCTAAGTATATTTCCTATTGAGCTGCAACAACACACATAGAACCACGTCTACAATTATAAGTATTAACTACTATACTTGCTGCAATCTCACTAAAACCCACTCCTCTGGCCTTTAAACCAATAGCGTCTTTTCTTAATACTTTACACATTTCTATGTAATGGAAATATTCATATTGAGCTACAAAGAACTAAGGAAAATCTTCATTACGACCACCACCCGCTTTTTTGGCAGATGTTAAATCTTCCAACCTATAGAAATTTAAAAAGTAATAATGGTCTCCAGTAATTGTAAATCCATTTACTGTCATACCATCTCTACAATATTCATATTGTTTCTACCAATAATCTCTATATAATTTAGAACCAGGCATAAACTAACAATATCTTTCAGTTTTCTTGTAAGTTCTAGCTGGTTCTGTAAACCATTCTGGATTAAAGTTTAATCCTCTAGTTTTATTAATAGGTCTATATTTAGTTATCTCATAAGAAAGTCTAGAATCGAAAAATTTTATTTCAGTTCCTAATGGAACATCCCAAACTTCATCTGGATTTCTGTATTTATTTTTAGCTTCAACAATTATCTAATGAAATTCTTGTTCTTCTTTTTCTTTAGACTCTTTAACAACATCAATTACTTTCTATACTTCTTCTGGTATTACTTTCTTAGGTCTACCTCTTTTTCTCTTTTCCATAATTAAAAATTTGAAGGAGTAAAGCCTTCAACAGCACCACCTCTTAATTGAGATTGTTCTTCCATTTCTTTCTTTACTTGTTGTTCAACTTGTTTTAATTCATCTAATACTTTAGGTAAATTCTATAGTTCAGTCTATATATCTTTTACTTTCCATATTGGTTTTCCTGTTTGAACATCACGTTCTTCTGGATCAATATTATTAAAGTAATCTATAAATTTATCTACCATACTTTGAGACGCTTGTAGAATTTTTATAGAACGATGACTTTCTTGCAAGTTTCTATATTTTCTACAAGCCTCTCTAAATATTGGATCGTTAAATTCTTCTTCTGTAAGATTAGCATCTTTTAAAGATTCCTAATGTCTATCCTATTCAGAATAATCTCTATAAAAGGATTCCCAATCAATTGCTAACCATATATATTTAAATTCTCTAAATGCTCTTAGATGTTTTTCTCCAGTAGGATCTTCTTTGCATATATTTCTCTTATTATCCATAAGAGCAGCAAATTCTTTGATTAATAGAATTTCTCCCTTTTCCAATTCTACATTACCATTAGCATTATTATATTGAAATATATGTAACATTATTTATTATTTTAATTTCTAGGAATTAATCTAAGTCTTCCACCTCTCATATTAGAAGTAACTCCTCTACGATTACCAGAAGTACCATGTTGTATATCTGCTAGATGTTCAACAAGTTCTTGATAATGTCCTTGTTCGTCTCCTAATATTTCTTTTACTTTAGTATAAGTTACTGGATCTTTTTCACAAGTAAAGTTCACTAAGTCATTGTATGTTTCTATAGCTCCAAGTTCATTTTTAATTTGAAGTTGTAAGTTATCTACTGAAGATATAAGATTACCATTAGAAAAAGTGGGTTTAACATAAGGATGTTTAGTTGTCTTTGCTTTCCAATCTTCTGGACTACAAATATCACTAATACTTCCATTAAGTTGATTTATTCTTTCTAGTAACCATTCTGCATGATCTTCATATTCATCCTTAGCATTATCCTCATATGTATCAGCTATTTCTTTTCTTTCACCTCCAACTAAAAACTTTTCTGTAATTATATATGAATACCAAGCATTCATTTCTTCACAAAAAGCTACTTTTAGTTTTTCTATAAGGTTAGCTACCCACTTAGGATCCTATTTTAAATATTCTACTCCGCCAATGTTAGCGTTTACTTTTATTTCCATCTTCCTGTAAGTCTATTTAATGAATCATTAACAACAATTGAATCAATCTTTCCACCAAAATAATGTTTCTTTACTTTAGTTTTTCCTCCACATTTTTGTTCTTTAACATTTTGAAATTTAGAAAGATTATTAGTTGATTTAACAATACTATTTGTATTTGGTGTAGAAGGATGTAATCTACTATTTACATTCTATTTTGTTACTTTAGTATTTTTTGATGGAATAGGAGGTTGTTCTACTGCTCCTCCAACAGACATTTTCTATTTCTTTCCACCATCATAATTTATAGTATATCTCTTAGATGCTTTCTTTGCTGACTTATCATTAGCTTTAGCTAATGCTCTATCATTTTTAAATTGCTCTGTTGGAGTAAGACCTCTTTCTATTCCAGTAGTTTTACCACCTTTTTTCATTGTTCTTCCCATACAAGCTTTACAAATTCTACCACCAGCTTTATAGTAAACTAATTCTTGACCTTCTGGGCAATCTCCTTTAAGTCTTTTTATAAAGTTTAACTTAGCTCCTCTTCTAGCTAATTGAGCTTGATCTTGGCCTTTTTGATTTTGTATTTCCTAAAAGAAATTTACTAAATCATTATCCGATGGAGTTTGTATATTATTATCTTGACAATATTGTTGAAAGCCTTGAATAAACTATTCTCTTTCTTCTTCTGGTGCCTATTGTAAATAAGCTTTAATTTGTTCTGCTTGATCAGAACTATCTGGCTGTGAAGTTTCTGGATTTGTTGGTGTAACTTCTCCACCATCTTGATATTTATTATAGTAAAACATATTATTATTTAATTTTCCTCCCTGTTTAGCTGAATAACTAGGAACACGAGTATAAAGATATGTAGATTTATTATCTGGAGTCATATTAACATCTGACTAAGTAGTTGTATTATTATTTCCTATTCCTAAACTATTTTTTGCCCAATTAGCAAATTTACCAGCAAAATCTGTATTGTAATTTCTATAATTAGGTATTCCTGTAGATGTTGGAGTAGTTGTTGAAACTCCAGTTGTTGGAGTAGTAGTTGTTGTTTGCAAACTAGGTGTCGTATTATTATAGTTCTAATGTGCAGCAAATTGCCCATTCTATCCTCCTATCCAAGCAGACATATTTCTTGATATATCACCAAAATCTCCACCACCAAAGTTATGGTATCTACCACTTACTCCTAAATCTCCTTCTACTTTCTATTGATTCCATTTATTTACATCGGCTCCAAATCTATTTTTTAATGCTATTATAAAAGGATTGCTATTATTAGCATTATTCATTGCTGCATCTCTCAATCCAGCATAATTATTAAAACCTAAATTTTTAATATCATTATTAGTAAATAAATCTAATCTTGTTGGTTGCTACTACTATTGAGCAACATCATATTCAGTTTGTTGTGGAACTTTATTTACTGCATCATATTGATCTTCAGTATATCCCCAACCTCCTTTTTGTCTACCTGGAGTTGATTCTCCAAGAAACTTATCAAAATCTCCATGCTACTATCTATATGCATCTACTCCTCCATTAGCTACATCATCTTCTGACATAGTGTTATATTTTTTACCATTCCAATCAAATATTCCAGCACCACTAGCTTTTGCTTTATTAAAAGCATCTGTAAAACTACTTCCTGTTGGCCTACTAACTACTCTAGTAGAATGTCTTACTATTTTATGTGCATCTGTTTGTTGTGGTTTTGCATTATTTTTAGGAGTAATTACAGTATCAGGAGCAGTATTACTTGGAGTTGGTTTAGCCTTATCAACAATATATTTTGAATTTTTAAATAATGGTATATATGCAGTATTATATCCCTACTAAGCATTTGTATATCTCCAAGTTCCTTTATCATTTTTTACATATGTTATACCATCACTATCTACAAATATAGGCAAACCAGTATTAGATACATATCCTTCTCCAGTATCACGTGCTCCATTTATTGTATGTACGTTTTTTACTGCATATTTACTATATCTATTTTTATCAAAATCTTCATATTTTGCACGTCTATTTGTAGATCTATTAGTATATCCTGCCATAATTATAATTTAATTAAATCTTTTGTATTAAATATTGCTTCTTGCAATTCTTCATTCTTAGTAAACCATCTGCACTTAATTCCTCGTAATGTAGTTACGTCTTTATTTTTAAATGTATATGATTCTTTCTTTAGTACAATCATAACTGGTTTATTTGGTAAATCCTATTTAAGAGTTACCAAATCACCAGGCATGAAAAATATTTTTTCGTCATACATAATTTTATTCTCCTTTTGAAAATCTTTCTTCTAATCCTTGATTAATAGTAGTTAATATAGAGTGTTCATTTACTAAGATTAGTCCTTGTTTAAAAAAAGGAACTGGTGTTTCTGAAGGTTGTCTCCACATAACAACATCTCCTTCTTTTATATATCGTGTAGTAGGTCCTACCTCTACAACTAAACCAACTTTTACAAATTGTTTTTCTTCATGGTATTCCCCATCTTCATGTGATTTATATATAGGTTTTTGTCCTCCTAAATCAACTATTATTGCTCCTTCTTTTTTAATTTGTTGGAATGGATTTTCTGCATAAGGTTTAATTAATATGCCTTCATATAAAGGTTTGATTTCTAATTTATCTAAATCTTTATTTATTTCTTTTCTATATTCTTCTAATATAGCAGCGTGTTTATTAAACTTGTCTACATATTCATTTACCTTATCATTATACTTTGCTATAGCTTCTTGTTTAGCTATATCTTCTAAACTATCACTATTCATTGCAAATGTACTTCCATCTCCTTCAATACCATTAACTGTTTTGTTTAATTCTAAATTTTTTGTACTTACGAGGTTTACCTCTTTACCGTTCATTCTTGCCATAATTCATATTACCATTTAGTAGCTGGACAACTAGCACCAGGAAGTCTGGTCTTTGCTTGTAATCTACAGCCACACCCTTTATAAAAACCCTATCTAAATTTATTACTTACTTCTCCAGTTTCTGGATTCAAGTATAATCTTGGATTACATTGTCCACGCAATACATCAACAAATAGTGGACACTTCCTACAAATCTACATTCTCTATTCAGAAATATCTCCGTTTAGATTAAGTAGTTCATTAACATGACCTTTTACTATATTTCCTATTTCCATATTAATATTCTATTCTTTGTCTTTTAGCTTTTTGCATATCTTTTACTACTTGATGTTTATGCCATCTTAACATTCTCTCAACTTCATCTTTTAAATAATCAATATGATATACTGTTTGATTATCATTATGATCAAAGTGTACTAATATTAAATCCTTTATTTTAAAATCTGGATTTATCTTTTGTACTAGCCAAGCATATGTAGATAGCTATAAAGTATAATGCATAAAGTTACAATCTTCTAAGTTATTTAAAGGATATAACATTTTAGCTGTTTGTTTTGATTTAGTATCAAATCCAGAATGTTGATTTATTTTTGCATTGGTTTTCCAATCTATAATAGTAATTTCATTACCATTTTTTACAAGTAAATCAATCTATCCAGCTATTCTTAATATACCATCTGGAGATATTCTAGATATTAAATACTCTGGATATACTCCATTCTCTAAGTCTAGAGATGTTCTTCCTTTATCACAAATAAATTTACCTCCAACTCCAAACTTTTTTAAAGTAACATTACCACCCATCTTATACATAGATTTCTCTAGTTTAGCATGAATAGCAGTTCCTCTTATACAAGATTCTCTATTTGTTTTATCCCATTCATCTAATATATCTTGCTATGTTTTATTAAAATCATTATCAGATATATTATATATTTTTAAAATTTCTTTATCAAATCTATGTGAATTTAATAACGACTTTTTTTCTATTTTCCAATTATCTACAGGAATTAATTTTTCTAAAGCTTTATAAGCACTCCAAAAATCTTTATCAAAAGGTTGTGCAAATTTATCTATCAATGTTGTTACAGAAATATACTTACCATTGTCATTCTCATTCCAGTATGTGTGATTTTCTTCATTGAAACATACTTCACCATTTTTCTTATCAATTTCCATTTATTGTATTTAATTTACATTAGTTATTTCTAATACAATCTTTCATATATTTATCTAAGTATTTTTTAAATTCATTTCGTAAATTATCTACTGTTCTGTTTTCAAAATCTCCAAATTTCGTTCTATAATAAATATTAACTCCATATATAGCTCCAGAAAACACTAAAGCTTCAGCTATATACATTAAAACTCCATTTTCTATAACACCTTTTAGAAAAAATGAAATAAATGCTAACACCATTCCAGATAGCATCATTGTAATAGCGCTACCATACTAAATCCATTCTTTTGTATTTGTCTTCATCTTATAGTTTATTTATTTTTTTAAAGTAATAATTATTTACTTATTAATTCATATTCATGTACTATTAAAAGATTAATTTTTTCATATTTTATTTTGAACTAAACAAATATAATTATATATTTGTAATAAACAAAATAAAATTCAAAAAATAATTAGTATGAACAATTTTTATTATTTACAGAACAATGTCTATCCATATTCTTATTTTTAGGATTAGTATGGCTATACTCTAAATCCATAGATGCTAAAATCTGGTGGTAAAACATAGGAATAGCCAAAAATAAAAATAAAAAAATAGAATAGAGGTAAGTTTACAGATTATTGTGGAGGAACAGTTACAGGTGAATGTATAGCTAGAGCTAAAGCTTCTGGTAATCCTACATTAGTTAAAAGAGCAGTATTTGCTCAAAATGTTAGAAAGTAGAAACATAAAAAAGGTGGTATTATTAATGTACATTCTACGAAAATAATACCAGGAGTTACTGACACAAATCCAAATTTAGATAATATGAAAGGAGATTATAAATCAAAGAAACTAATAAAGAAACATTTTACTGGAGGAAATATAGATTATACAAAAGATCCAAGAGCTAATAATGTTATATCTATATATAATAATTTTATATAGAAAGGTATTTCAGATCAAGCTGCTTTAGAATTAACTAATTAGAAAGTAGCAGAAGGAGGATGGAATGGATATTCTACTGGAGACGGAAGAAGATTTAGTAATCCTGATTAGTTTACTTAGCATGTTATTGATTGGCATTAGAAAATGTATCCAGATACATTAAATGTTAAAAACTTTAATTAGTTTTATAATGGATTAGAAAATGGTAGATATAAATATAATAAAAATGTTAAAGGATATAAACAATAGTTATTACTTACTAGGCCTGGAGTATTAAAAAGAATAAATTCTTATAGAAGTTCTTTAGGACAATCTCCTTTATCAATGGTAGAAACAGAAAATAATAATTTAGTATAATGGATATAAATGATATAATTTCTACATATAAACCAATAGAAGATACTGATTATGTATATAGAAATAATGATTTATCAGATTCTTTGTTAGGCATAACTAAATCAGACGATGTTACTCCAGACTATAAATTTAAAAATGTTTTTAATTTAAGTCCTTATGTAAAAAGTAGTAGTTCAACACCAGTAACAACATAGATTACTACTTAGTCATCATCTTCTGATTTATCTAAGAGTCCGATAGAAATATTATAGGAAGAAGGAATTAATTTTAGATTAACTTCTGGATATAGACCTGGAGCAGTAACATCTTCTGGTCATGCAAGTAATCATAGTAAAAAAGATTCTAATGGAAATTCATTAGCTTATGATATAGTTCCAACTAAAGGGCGTACTTTTGCCGATTTGAAAAATGAAATATATAGTAATCCTAGATTAGTAAATTATTTTAAAAATAAAAATATAGGAATACTAGAAGAAACATCTAAAACAGTAATGTCTAAAACACATGCAACAGGTCCTCATTTTCATATAGGGCCAGATACTTGGGCAGTAAGAATGTTTAATAATAACTTAAGAACTAGAATGGCTTAGAATGGTATGAAGTTTGATGTTTCTATTTATGAACCAATAAAAGATACTAATACTACACCTACTACTATAGAAGATTTAATAGATTAGTATGATTAGAATAATTCTAAATTTTCAGATGATTTTAATCTCAATACTGTAAAAGAAGAAAAAGATACTCAAACTTCTTTAGAACCTACTATTTATACTACTGATATGGCAGAAAATAACAATAATAATAATTTAGATATCTATCATCATTTTGGATAGACTAAAGATAAAGAAAAAGAATTTGTTAATGTAATGAAACCAATATATCTAAAAGCATTAGAAGATAATGGTTTTCCTACATATAATATAAATAATATAATTAAACAAGCAGCTTTAGAATCTGGATATGGTTTATCTCCTAGAGGAAATGGATTTAATTTGGGAGGAATAAAAGGATCTGGAACTAAATATAAAGATGGTAATTCATATAAAGACTTTAGTAATTTATATGATTTTGCTAATTATCAAGTTAAATTATTAAATAATAAATATGATGCTTTAACAGCGGAGAATGCATCTGATTATGTTGATAGATTACATGGAAAAAATAAAGATCATGCTAGTTATAGTGCTAGTCCTCAAGGATATAGATCTGCTTTTTCTAGAATGATTCAATTAGATAAATACTTATCATGACATATTAGGAGGCTTGTGAACAAGCTAAACAAGGGAAACAATTATTTATTCCTGGATGGAATGGATATTTTTTCTGGGACTATGGAACTAATTCTTTAGCTTTTAAGAATGGTAATTATAGATCTTCTAATATATATGAATCAGTAAAAAATAGTAATGAATTTTTAATAATAATATAATGCCAATACCAGTAATACCAAATAGATTTGCTCCTAGAACTACTGTTCCTGGAACTAATACAAATAGTAATTATACTATTCCTTAGGCAAGACAATCATATACATATAGACCTAGAAATATGGGTGATATAGCAGCTGAAAGAGCTGTAAGAAATAGATAGCAAAGAACTGCTTATGATAGAGTTAATGGACAAGGAACTTATAATGCATAGTAGTCAAATAAAGATACTTAGATGGATATATTAAAATCTAAACAAGAAGATACTTTAGCATAGATGGCTGGTGGAGCAGCTAATGGAATAGATGCTACTATGGGAATTTTATCAATGGTTCCTGGATCTAATTTAGCTGGAGATACTTATTTTGCATTAAAAGGAGCTAAAGATCTTAATCAAGGAAATTATTTAGGAGCTGCTTTAAATACAGTACCTATAGGTGCTTCTGTACTAGGTAGAGGATTAGATATGGCTACTCCATATATTAGAACTGGATTAGATAATTTATCTAATATGTTTGGTATTGGATTAGATCGTGCTTCACAATTATATAAGCCACTTAGAGATTATAGAGTTAGTAAATTATTTGGAGAGCCAAAATTAACTCCCGAATTTACTACAGCTCCAGATAATAGTTTTTCTTATAAATATCCTTATAGTAATGAAAGATTTGGTTATTATTTTAAAACAACTAATCCTCATACTAATGTTGTTACTGGATTTATTCCATTAAATGAAAAATCAACAGCATTTTTTTAGTCTGATGTTCCAAATTCTTATTATAATGAGATGGCTACTTAGATTAGAAATAAAAATTGGGAAGATAGTGCTAAATTAGGATTGCATAAATCTGAGTGGGTAGATAAAATGAATAATGATGATTTATTAGATTTTGTTAATGGTGGAACTTAGAATATTAAAGATACTCCAATAAATAGTTCTTTATGGAATAAAACAGTTAATTATTTTAATTCTTCAGATTATGCAGATAAAATTAATAGAACTGCAAATAAATATAGATATAATCCATTTATAAAAGAATATCTTCCATACATGTTTAATCATAATTCATTTACAAATGTTTCTGAAAGATTAATGGAAAAATATGATCCATATTCTGGCGCTTTTCATTTTAGTTTACATGGAACTAATGGTGCTAATGGTGCTAATGTATTTAGAAATTTTGCTAATGCGACTCCAGATTATGGTATTCCAACTTATTTTCATGAGGTTGGCGGTCATGGTACAGAAAAATATTTTGGATTTAATAGAACAACAGATCCGACTGGAGTTAGTTAGGCTTCTATATCTAAAATAGGTAGTTCTCCAGCTGCTGAAAATATAATTAATAAAGGCCTTGGTTAGGATTATTATGTTAGGCCAAATGAAATGAGAGCTAGAGCAATATCCACTAATGCATTTATAAATTAGTATCCAAAACGTGCTAAAGAATTATTTAAAATAGATGATTTAGGAAATATTGGTTAGACAATTGGTGGTTCCGAACCTGACCAATTACTTACTGGTTCTTTTAATACTGATTGGCCTGCTTTCGATGATTATTTACATAATGCTTATAAAAAAGGAGGAAAGATATGACTAATACCAAAATATTAGCATCCATGGAGTTTGTTAAATTTAATAGAATAGAATTAGTTTAAACCAACTAAATAGAATATAAATAAAAAATATAAATAGGAAGCTGATTAGTTTATTAATTCTTAGCATCCAGATATTAAAAAAAATATAGATAAATAGGTATCAGATTATACTACAAAGTAATGATAATACTAAAGTTAATAGTGTTTAGCATAGGTAGTATAATCAGAATTTAAAATAGAAAACTAGGAAAGATATAAAATTAATTCCAAAATATTAGCATCCATGGAGTTTATTAAATTTAATAAATTAGAATTAGTTTAAACCAACTAAATAGGATATAAATAAAAAATATATATAGGAAGCTGATTAGTTTATTAATTCTTAGCATCCAGATATTAAGAAAAATATAGATAAATGGGTATCAGATTATACTACAGAAAATAATGATAATACTAAAGTTAATAATGTTTAGCATAGATAGTATAATTAAAATTTAAAATAGAAAACTATTGCTGGAGCTATAGGTAAATAATTTAAAAAAAATAAAAAAGATAAATTATGAAATTAATACCAAAGTATTAGAAAGCTGGAAAAATAAAAACATCTGATATAGATGAACGTAGTGATCATACTACAAGATAGCAATATTAGCTAATGGAGTATCCCGAAACTAATAAAGTGAGGCTAGAAATTAATTCCTAAAGGAAGTTACATATCAAAATAATAAATTAAAAAAAAATAAATTATGAGTGCAAGTTTAGAAAATTACGAGAACGATTTTTATAATAACTATCCAATGTTTGGATAGGATATTAATAAACAAAGATGTTGTACTAAAGTAGATCCTATGGATTATCTTAATGTATTAGTATTGAAATGAAAAAATTATTATTCATACTATTTCTATTTATATCTTGTCAATAGTAGTTAGTAGTTCCAACTAGTTAGAAACTAATCTATGAAACTAAATTTTCTATAGAGTAGTTTGATTCAGTTAGAACTGCTGATACTATTCCAGGATTATATAGATGGTATAAATTGCCAATAAAAAATTAGAATGGTAATATATTATATGAATATCTATATATGAAAAACAATATTATATATAGAGCTTATAAAGATAATGATAGTATTAATTTAACTAAGAGGAAATGATATACGGATTTGTTAAATCAAAATTAGATGGAACTGAATAGATATTTTCTACTTCTTAGAAAGTACCAGAAACATTTAGTTATAAATTACCTAAAGTATTAAATCAATACGATAGACCTATATGTGTTCCTTGTTCTATATCTGCTTTTTTAAATTGGGATATTAATGTAAGAACAGGAGATAATGAAAAAGATAATAAGATAAACTTAGATAAAATATATGAACATAAAACAACAGATACTTAGGGAATGACTTTTAAAGATGCTTTAAATTATTTATATAAAAGTAAATAGATTAAAATGTATGCTTTAATAAAAAGTCCAGAAGCTTTAAAGACAGCTATTCTATTGAATGGCCCTTGTGTTGCAGCTCTTCCTGTTTATGATAGTAATAGATATAATTTCTGGACTGGAGAAACATTAGAAGGCTATCATGCTATAGCTTTGGTTGGTTGGAATAAAGATGGATTTATATTAAGAAATAGTTGGGGACAATCCTTTGGAGATAAAGGATATACAATAGTTCCATATGATTAGTTTAATAAATTTTATGAAATATGGACATTAATTAATTAAAACAAGAAAGGCTACCACAAATTAATGTGGTAGCCTTTTTTTAATACTTTACACTTATCTCATTTAATTTATCCATGAAATCTAAAAACCATTGTTCATTTTGAAAACCGTAGCTTTCAACTAATTTAATTATTGTGTTAGCTACTTCTAAAGTAGCTGAACACGCATCCTTAACATATTCTTCCATATTGTCGCCCCACTTGGATTCGAACCAAGACTATCGGTTTTAGAGACCAAGGTGCTAACCATTACACCATAGGGCAATAAAAAGCTCTTAGCTTCCCCAAACTAAGAGCCGATTATCAAATGATAATCTTATAGATAATTATCCTTTAGCTTTTTCTAATGATTCTATCTTTTTATTTAATTCGGCTATTTTATTATTCAAGTCGTTTACTTGTGTCTTGTAATCATCTATAGTTTTTTTAGCTTTTTCAAAATTATCTAGTAGGGATTTTACCCCATTATCTATTGCATGTAAATCACTTATCGCTCTAACAATTTCTGATAGGTACATTGTATTGTTTTGCTAGTTTATTTATTTTATTAATAGCAGTTTGTTTAACCAATGGTTTAAATAATGAAATTAATTTATCACTATTGTTTAAATATAGATTATTAATATCTTGCATACTCATATGATATAGCTTAGAAAAGTTTTCATATGTTTCTTGAAAAATATCATCGTCTACATTATCTGTAAGCCATTTTTCAAATTGTTCTTTGTTATTATCTTTCTCAATTACTATTGTTACTTTATCTTTTTCTTTATTAAAATCTAACTTGTAAGCAACTCCATCTTCATAGAAAGCTACTTTTTGCTATCCATCAGGTTCTGATAGCAACTCATTTAAAAAACTTTTTTCTATTTCCATATTATTTTATTTTAATTAGTTCCATATAGCGAATATAATATTATAAATCTTATACACAAATATTATATTGTTAAATATTCCTAAAGTGTTAAAATACCTATATTTATAAGGTAACGTTAATTTCTAGTCCCCCCCCCCTAGGGTTAGTCTAAAAGATTTTAATATATATACTAAAATGGATGATTATATATATGTTTTAGAAATAAAAAATTATTTATATATTGAAAGAGGGAGTAGACATAGTCTCATCGCCCCCGCCATGGAAATTTTGGGAAACGATTCGATTCTCTCATCGTCTCCTAAAATTTCGGGAGACTGAAAATTTTTTCAAGCTATCTCTAGCTATGCCTAGGTGCTAGCTCGATGGGCAATGGCTATGGGTAAAGACACATTGGCAAAGGCCAATCTAAATTAAACCTTTTAGGGGAAACATAGTCCCCAATATAAAATCCCAATTATATATAGACGATATTGTCAAACAACCAAAACCCTAGCCTTATGAAATTAAAGGAAGAGCATGACGGTCATATTCAGGATTACGATCCTGAATTTGATGGTCAAAATTGGCATGACGTTTACGAGTAGACGTTATGCCAGGTTGATTTCGAGAGTTTCCTACCAAAGTGGAAACTCTCATTTTTTTTCTTCGACCAATTTCTTGCTAGAGAGGGGAATAGAAGGGGTGGATTTCCTCACAGGGGAAACATAGTCGAAAATATAAAAAACCAATTAAATTTAGCGATATTGCAATGACGCATACCGCTTAACAACAAACCAAATGTCAAATTTAGAAGTAAAATTGACTGACAGTTTTGCTAAGCAGACTGTCAGAATGCCGTCCACATACGTAGACGGTATCGTGTTCAACCTTGTAAGCGTCACCAACGATGCTTTTAACGGCTACGAGTACCTTCAGTTAGGCACTCGCGAGTTCCCCGACAAGCCGATGAGCGCTAGCGTTTTAACACGCAACGTGTTTGGTCGCTTGGTTGCGGCCGATGGCACAGTTGCTACCAAGGCTGTAGTAATACGGCCTGAAGGCACGTTCGTTGAAGCCTACAAAAAGGCTTTGGCGGAGGCTTATGCAGCTCATACGAGCATCGAACCGATGACCTACCTTGAGTTGGCTCAGACTCTTTCCAAGAGCCTACCATCAGGCCCAATCAAGATTAGTACACGCCACTACCTCAACGCCTACGGCAAGGACGTTGAGATCCGCGACTTCAACTTGGTAGAGACTACCAAGAAGAAGTAAATTGCGTTAAAATGAGGGAGGGTCCAGGCTTAATTGCCTGGCTCTCCCTTGTTTTTTTCTCACACCATTTGACCACATGGGGAGAAAAGACAGGGGTGATATTTGCTTGAGTTTCTACTTATGATATATGCTTTCTACTTGAGTTTCTACTTGAGTAAGGGGGGGGGGGGAACCACTAGCGTTCACATAGTCCCAACTACAAACGACCAGTTTGTATTACGGCACAGCAAATATGTATTAATAGTCTCCCGACATGTATTTGCTTACCGTCTTTGTCAGTTAACCTAGGGAGACATAATTTAATTCCAGAAACAATGGATATTAAATCAGAAAATGCTCGTTGCCTCGCAGCAGCTGGAGCGTATGCATCAGATGGCTTTGCAGCCACTGTAATTAACGGCGAAATTAATCCCTTCGAGGAAGGGGATAAATTCACCATGCCGAAAGACCTTAAGGGTAAAGTTATTACTCTGCCATCAGCAGCACAATTGGCTCAGATTAAGGCTCATGAGGCTGATCCAACCAAGCCACTTCCAAATGTGGCTCAGTTCGTTAATGTCGAAGTTACTTCGGCTAATGGCGAAAAGTCGGTAAAACGTTTCTACCCTTCTTCCCTGAAGAAGTCGGCCCAGATCGTTGACCAAGCTGGTGAGTCTTTGCATAAGACCATGAGAGCTGAAGACGCCGCTGAACAGGCTGGCGTTGGACCATGCTCAGTAGTTCGTAATGAGTTAACTCTCGACAAGGCTGTTGATAAGTTACTCGGAAAAACTATCGTAGTCGAGAAGTTGAATATAGGTCGAGTAAGACGTTCTTACGTAGACCGTACCAACAAGGAAACTCGCGAGACTACATTTGGCGTATACAAATTCGCTGAATAATCTGTTCTAAGGCGGTAGGTATATCCTACCGCCTTCATAAAAAACTTAATAACTTCCCAAGTTGTTGAGGGCACCAGTTTCTCATATGTATTATGAGTTTTAGGTGTAAAACACATTATGTGTATTTGAAAATTAATTGTCTTCTAGATGTTGTGAAACATTTTGATGGCAATCGTCATAGTTTGGTTTTGGTTTGTTGTAAGAGTGAGGAGTAAAGGTAAATAACGAGAGTATTGTAAAAATGTACTCTGATGAGACTAAGACGAAATATGTATTACATATAAGTACAAACTAAAAAAGATATATAAATATCTAACTCTTTTTCCGGAGTAAATACAATAGTGTATAGGAACCCAAATGTTCTGAGGGTTACAAGAATTTGATAAAAACGTGTGTCTTATCAACACCAAAGATTGCTACACAGATCGCAAGGTTAAATAAATTGAACTGTTGGCAGCTCGGAAAGACGAGCTTTTTATAGATAATACTAAAAATATAAAAGATATGGAAATAATAAAAATTAATCGTACTATTACTTCTAGACAAAAAGTATTAATAATTAATATTTCTAATAAAGAATCGTTGGGAGTGTATAACGATTCTACTCAGAATTATATTTATTCTGATAATGAAAAATTATTAAGATTTATACATCAAAATCTTCTTAATAAAAATTGGTGTTGTACACTAATTGAGCAACATATATATCCTCCTGCAGGATATGGTTTTACATTAGAGTGGAGTGGTGCATCACGAATAAATATAGTAATGTATAAAGAAATAATTGATTATTCTATAGAGAAATAAATCCATTTAGTATGGTGGCGTAACTTTTGTAAGTTCTATCTCGACACAAAAGTTTCGTTAAAATAAGGTAGCGTTCGCCTTGAAAACGGGGATTGACAGCTTGGAAGAGACAGCATTATAAATTTTAAATTTAGTGATACTAATCGAGAATGCAATATATTGAAAGATAATTGCTAGTGGCGTACATAGTATCTAATAAGGCAGTAGTCAACTACTTAGTGTTGAGATGCGACTCCTACTTTTTTAAAACCTCTGATGAGTCTTTGAAAATTAAGACGAAACATATTATATATGTCAGGTTAAATCAAAATCAATAAAAAAATGGAAAAAGTTAGAATAGATCGCGTTAGTCAATTAGAACCAGTAATTGAACTAAATATCTCCGCAAGAGAAGTTATTTCTGTTTATAATCCAAACAGAGAAAAGGCTTTTAGTTCCAACTACTTGGAATCTAGCAATAAGGAACTTATAAATTTCTTACAGCTCCTCTTGAATGCAAAAGGTTTCCCTGTATCTGTAAACATAGGAGTAAATGGATTTCAGATAAATCCATGTTTGGGTTATGTATTTAATATAGTAGCTACTGATGAAAAAGACAGAGTTGCTATTGTATTATCTAAAAATCTAGGAGTGTCCTATGCAGCTAGGTGAGAAATATACTAAATGGGAAGTAGCCAAATCTTTTGGCTTCTTCCTATTTTTAATGCTAGTAATTAGCATGGTAGCAATAATAGAATTAATGTTAGATATATGAAAGATTTTATCTTATCCTTTGTTTCCTTCACAGCATTGCTGGTAGGAATATTTATGGAGATAGTATTTGATGCAACTATATTTTATATAGTTTGCAGCACTATTTCCTTGTTGGCAATATGTATTTTAATGAATAGATTGTCAAAAAAATATAATTTATGATATACAATAAGCCGGAAATAAATGTGGTGGAAACAGAAAAAAGTTGTTGTTGTCCACCTAATTGTAGTAATTGTTGTCATCATCATCATCATGATAATTGTCTTACTAACGATAATCTAGATTAAAAATGATAAAAGTAAAAGATTCTTATGGTAAAATAGTTAGATGCTTCAATACTTATAAAGAAGCATCTAACTATAAGTTTGCTTATGGTAATTCAAATTGGCAAATAATATGAGAAAAAAAAGAAAGATATGATTCTTTTCTGAGAGATACAGAAAGAACCACAATACACCGTAAATAAAAGACTTTTAAGTTCTTACTTGTGAATAAGTTACGTCGTAAAATTTATGTCCTTTGATAGAAAGAGTCGCAATCTTTCAACATAAATTCCTTATTCATGAGTAAGTTTAAAAAACTAAAATAACCTTCCAAGTTATTGAGGACAGCTTAGTTCTTAGACCCGTCAGTTGAGTGAAGCCTGACAATATAATAAATATTTTATATTCTTTTTAAAAGGACTCTAAGTTTCAGCTGTAAAATACATCTTTTTGATTGATTTTATATAGTGAACAATAGTAGCTATTGATTAAAAATCAATCTGACTCAAGGCGAATTTCACCCGAATTTCTAACCATAAAAAATCGGTATGTTGGTTAGCATACTATGACTTATGAAGAAGTCAAAGAAAGTTTCTAATGTTTTTAATTTCTCATTTGTTCGTAATGGTAAACAAATGAAAGTGATGATTCAGCTTAATAAGAATCTTAGTATTATTGAAATTCTTATTAATGGTATTCGTATACCTAGAGTATACTATGCTCTGTATGGCCGTAATTTCAATAATCAGGCTGCTCTAGTCGAGAGGATTGAATATCAACTCGAAGTTCTTGACAGAATTAATGAAAGGGGCTGGTAATATGTATAACTCTAAGAATATGAATTTTGGTTTGATGATGCGTCTTGCCAAAAAGGATGATCTCGACTACGAAGTAGAAGAGTCTTATCATTCTATTATCAAAGAAAATCCAGGCATTGACCAAGCAACGGCTTGTAGATATGCTCTGGATGAGTGGGACATTATTTATTAACTTAAAAAAAAAGATGATACTGTTATTATTAATTTGTACAATAGTAATTCTAGGATGTGTTACTTTCGTTATCCTAGATAAACAATCCAAAAAAGAGAACTCTCGAAAAAAGATACAAATACAGATAGATTTCTGTAATTACTACTATGAAACCATTAATATGGTGAAAAAGTATGATTGGGAGTCTCTCTTAAAATACCATAAAGCCATAATCAGACATGGCATACAGAATCGTAATGTATTACCTGATATTTATGGTATGTTCAGGACTAGTGATATCTTATCTATGACATTCGATGAGATATATCTAGGAGGTATCTTTGGATTGTTTACAAATACCTTGTCTCATTGGTTAGAAATAACTAATGTTAACTCTGATAAAAACGTTCTTGATATTATTTGGGATCAATATAAATATTTATTGACAAGTAATATCAAAGCAATAAGAATGGATTACGAAGACAAAATGAGAGAGCTTAAATAGCTCTCTCTTTAAAAAAAAATAAAAGAAATGAAGTTATTTAAACATAAAAGATATTCTGCGCTAGAGGCTAGAACACATCAGCTTTATCATAAGGATGATATTAGTAATCTTACTCAAGAGTTTATCAATTTAATAGACTCTAAGATTACAGAGCAAGTGAATTACGGAATGAATCAGTATGTTACTGAATTAATTCCTGAAGATGCAAATTTACAAGAAATCGTAGATTACTATAAGAATAGTGATTTCTTAGTTACAACTTACAACTATGAAATCCATACGCCTAAATTCAGTGTAATAATAATTGATTGGCAAAATGGCAAAAGGGCGTAAAAGAATTGAGATAACTAAAGAATTTTGTAAGAAATTCAATTTAGTTAGAGAATCTTGTTGTGGTGTCAGACTTTCTAGGAAAGATCTGATTGATATTTTCAAAGTGAAGATGAATTATAACATTGAGTATAATTTTCCTTATTTTGTAAAATTTGGTATCTTCAAGAAGTTCGGTAATCCAAGTTGGGGATTTACTTATGAAGTAACTAGTAAACCTGTATATATTGGTGTATTGGAAACAATGCAAGATAATATATATAAGGATAAGCATCTTAGTAATATAAAGTACAAGAAAACATCTAAGTATTCGGTTCAAGAGGATGGAACACTCAAAACCAATACTCCAGAACTTACCTCTGATTTTGTAACAAGATGTGTTGAATTTATAAGTAAGTTATCCGAATTTGAACTCAACTTAATGGGATTAACAAAAATTAAGAAATAATATTTTTTAGTCCCAAAATAAAGTATTATTATAGCAAAACAATAAGGCTACTGATTCAGAAATGAGTTGGTAGCCTATAAAAATCAAAGAATTATGGAAGAAATAAATGAATTGACTCCAGAAAACCTGTATATGTTTAACAAAAACACGATTCTGGATAGAAATAGTCTATCACCAAAAGAATTTGGTGAAAGACATAAACGCTCTTATAAGGTCAAAATCTGAAATAAGAGAAAGTAATAACGTTGTGGATGTAGAATAATTGGTTAGTTCACCAGATTTTCATTCTGGCAATCCAGGTTCAATTCCTGGTATCCATACAAATTAAAAAATTATAGATTATGGAAATATTAGATTTAATAGTATCAAAAGCATGTGCATTCGCCTCTATCAATTTTAAAGATGATGAAGACAGAATAAACAATGCCATTAAAGCTGGTCATGATGTAATTAGAATTTCTTACTTTCATGGCAAGCTAGAAGGAGCTTTAGGCTATGATATTGGAGCTTGTTTAAATGGTGAGCTCATCAACAATGGACATCTTTCATATAAAGAAGGTATCTATGATGCTAAAGTTAAAGGATATCCAAATAAGCTAAAAGCTTTTCTTTGGGATAATGAAGGCCCAAAAGGACTAATTGTTGATTCAACAGTTCCAGAAGATATGGCTTTTGCTCAAGAGAATTTTGATAGAAAAGAACAATATCTTTAAAGAACTTTTACTGCAAGTATAACATTAGGAAGTGGTTCCCAATACAAAAAAAGTTCTGTTTTTTTTAAAGTAGCCATATTATCTAAATCGTATGTTAGAGGTCTCCAGTGAGCTACAAGTAACATAGTGTGGCAGGTGTTACCAGTTAGAGCTCTGATAAAAGCTCGTTTGGCCCCATGGCGGAATTGGTAGACGCGCCAGACTTAAAATCTTGTGGGCAGTAATGCCCGTCCGAGTTCAACTCTCGGTGGAGCTACAATTAAAAGAGAAAAAGTCGAAACTAGTAATGGAGTTATCTTAACACTCCACATTAAATTTAAAATTAGTCCGACCATTAGTGGTTAGCACTGGTTATGACACCAATCTTTTAATTTTAAATTAAAAAAAAAGAATTATGGAACAAACATATTACAATAAAATGAAATGTCATTTCAATTTAAGACAACCTAAAAGTGATAAACCAACAAAAGTCTATTGTGTAATACTTGTTGATGGTAAGCAAATAAAACTATCAACTGGTTTGAAAGTATATTCTAATCAATGGGACAAATACAAACAATGTGCCATTATTGATAATTGTATGAATGAAGAAAGCAAACGTAATAATTTTTTATTAAATTGCAAAATATCTTCTATGCAAGATCAATTTAATTATGCTAAATCTAGAATTTGTAATGATCCTTTAAATAAAAATAAAATTCAAATAATTAGAAAAATATTAGGATAAGAATAATCATCTTATTAATATTAGTTAATTCCTATAAAAAATATAATATCACCAAAGAGTTATACTAATTAATGCTCTAAGGCCCTTTAGTTATAGTTAAAGTTTGTAATAACTAATTGTATATATAACTAAAACTACTGTTTATAATTCTTATGTCGATTATAGACTATGCAATAGAACATAAGTAGTTGTCTCAAAGAGCCAAGTAGCCTTCCACCGTATATCGGGCTTTAAATTAGAGGTTAACAACTAACTTTATTTTTCTTTTAAAAAACTAAATTATGAAAAAAGTAATTGATACAATTTATAAGATATTAATAGGAATTATAATAGTTCCTGTATATATAGTATTAGTGTTTGCTTGTTATATAGCAAGAATGATTAGATAATATGGGAACAGACGCTTAATATATAATGAGCTATGGTGTAATGATTAGCACTGCAGATTTTGATTCTGCCAGTCCAAGTTTGAATCTTGGTAGCTCAACGTGCACTAAATCTTGGTGTAAATGGGAACATTGCGAGATAATCGTAGATCCAGGTTCGAATCCTGGAGATTTTCTTTAAATAACTTAAAAAAAAATAAATATGGGAACTTGTGAATTTGGCAAATGTGAGATATGTGGCAAAGAAACTACATTAGATAGAACTTATTTTCACTATCCAATACATTGTGAATGTTGTGGAAGTAAAGATAAGAATGGTCAAGACCAACATTTTGAATTTATTCGTCATTGTAAAGATTGTATTCCAGAAATACCAACAGAAATACATCTTATGTTAAAAGACAAAGATGGAAAAGATTACAGATTAAGTATTAAAGGAATTAAGCCTTCTAGTATTAGTGGCTCTTATAAAGAATAATCATGTGTTGGCATATCAGTGAACGAATTGAATCTAGTATAGCTAAAGAAGATATTGAGGTTTATAAAATAGGAAGTCCAAATAAAAAGAAGAATAGATTTAATTGTTTATATAATGATACATTTTTCTATATTAAAAATGAAGATACTCCTAAAATAGATTTAGAACTTCAAAAAGATAATATTGCACAAGGATGTACTATATATTTTATAGATGAAGGTTATCATTGTTATGATGAATATACTAAGCTAAGACCTTTATTTACAAATTCTATAAAAGGACATAAATACGATTTTTCAATACGTAATTGTGATACTTTTTATCATAAAGTCTGTGCTGGTAAATTTATAATTCCTAAAGATAGTAAGTATTATGTAAATAATTTTGGAGAAATAGTATCAGAGAAATTAATATTTAAAGAATTTCTAGATATTAAATTTCCAATAACTGAACCTATTGCTTTTAATGAATTAAAGCCAGTTATTCCTTGGTATAAACGTATTTTCAAATGATACAAAAATACTATTTATCTGGAAATCCAGAAAAGAAAGTAAAAGAAGTAAATAGTTCTTTTATTCCTAATGTAGGAGATTTTGTTACTTTTAATAAAAATATATATAGAATTTATTCAAGAACTTTTTGTTTAGGTAATTATAATATTACAAATATTGAATTTTATTTAACACATTAATAATTAAAACTTTTGTAAAGTATGAAAAAGTACGATGAAAGAAGTGTAATCTCTTCACTTAAGAGAACCTTAAGTATCAATGTTAAGCCAACTTCTATTGGGTATAATACCCTGGAATTGCGGGAAGAAGATCGTCCCAAAATTGGGATTCACACATGGGGTAAGCTTGACTACCTCATGCATTATTGCAACTATACTTTGACTTTCATAAAGAAAGTCGGGGACCAAGTTGTAAGAACACCTTATCACGAACGATAAGGTTTCTGGAGGTATAAGCCTAATGTCTAAGGCAGTAGTTTTGAAAACTACCAGTAATCGTGCAAGCGGTGTGCAGGTTGGAATCCTGCTACCTCCACTTTTCAGTCGTCTCGATTCTGACGTCGATGGGTCCCGAAGTTACTGATGTGATATATGCAACGTTATAATAGTTAGACTCATTGCTATTAGAATCCTCTGTATTGGACTCTTTATAAAGTAATACAGACGCTTGAAGAAGTACGTAATAATTTCAAGTAAGAACTTATATATGCATATACTAGCGCTGAAAAATGGTATATAAACAGTATAAGTTATTTAGAGAGATAACCCTAATCTGGTAAGGGAATAGTTTGCTAAACTATCAGTAATCCACACGTGTCAGTTCAAATCTGGCTCTCTCTGCAATGCATAGTTAGTTCAATTGGCAGAACGTTGGTCTCCAAAACCAAAAGTTAGAGGTTCGAGTCCTTTACTTTGCGCAAGTTGGAAATTAAAGAATATTTACAGCAAAACTAATATTCCAAGAGGTTATAATAGTTCGAATCTATTATTCTATTAGTTAGAATTAACTCAATGGTAGAGTGCCTGCAAAAAATATTCTGAAGAATACTCACAGCAAAAATAAAATAATGACTGGTAATCCGAGGTCAATGGTTCGATTCCATTAGCTTATTTATAATAAGTTTAGCTTAGTGGTAAAGCAACGTATATTTAGTATTCTGTAATGCTCTTTTAGTATAATGGTTATTACACTTGACTTGTAATCATGAGATATCTGTTCAATTCAGATAGAGAGCTCAAAGTCCTTTTAGCTCAGTTGGTAGAGCCAACTGTTAAAAATAAAAACAATCCTCTAAAGCATTAAGGTGATGCACGAAACTTTTAATTTCGGGAAGAAAGGTCAGTACTTTCTGGAGGAACTTGTTCACATAATTCAGTTAGTAGAATAATTGATTATTAATGTTAGGGTCATGGATTCGAGCTCCATAGAGGACACAATAAGGGCCTTTAGCTTAATTGGTCAAAGCAGCAGACTCATAATCTGAAGAGTGATGGTTCAATCCCTTCAGGGCCCACTAATATAATATACTATGAAATATGATACTTATAAAGACGGAGATAATACTATCTGTAGTTGTAAAGTAAATGGACAAACTATTAGAATGACCATATATAAAGATTCCTATGAAGAAGCTGATTATTATAGTGTTTGTTTATTTATCAACAAAAGAGGTAAAGGTTATCAACATGGGTTTCAAACTGGTAAAATTGGTTTAACTGGTTTATTAATAGCTAAACAAATGCTATTAGATTTTATAGATGAATTAAAAAATCTCCCAATAGACGAAAAAGGAAATAGAGAAAATCACAATGTAATGTTAATCTTTTGGGATGATAATAGAAGAAGAGATGTATATTATAGAAGCTTAAAGAAATATGGTTTCAAATTTAGTGAATTTGAAAAACATAAATGTTTACGATTAAATATAAATTAATATGAGTGAAATAAAAAATGAAGGTGGTTATACATATATTAAAGACCACGGTAATTGGTTTCAAGTAGATGATAATATAGATGTTGATAAAATAAAAGGTGGAGAAATATTTCTTTTAAATGGTGATATTGTAAGAGCTGCTACTGTTTATATGAGTAATAGTTCTAATAATTGTTCTTTATGTGATAGAAAAGAATGTAAATTTTTATGTCCAAATAGAGTTCATTGGTATCGTCCTGGAAATATTTTCTTTACAACAATGGCAAAAAATGTAAATAGATTTATATAAGATTAGCTACAGCAATTAATATTTATAATGTAAAAATTAATAATTAATTGAAGAGTTTATTCATTAATACCACAAAATTATAATTAGCTCTAACGCTAATCTGACACACATGGGAACTATATTATAATGGTATTAATGATTAATCGGTCCTATAACTAAAATAGAGATTGTGATGTTATAGGATTTTGGAACTTTAGCACTGGTAGTTAGTGCATAGGACTGAAAATCCTGGGAACGTGGGGCAGCACCACGGAGTTCCACATAAAATAATTTAAAAAAGAGGTAATATGACAGAAATGTATTGGTTATTTAGATTAAGTTCTATTAGAGCATTCCTAATTGCTATTATTATTATTAGTGCTATTATTGTTGTAATGATATTAGCAAATGGATGGGACGATGATGCTGAAGAATATGTAAAAAAATGGATAAAACCATTATATTCATTCGTAGGCATAATACTGTTTAATTTGACAGCATTGGTATTTATTCCAACAACAAAAGAAGCTTTTGCTATATATGGAATAGGTGGAACTATTGATTATTTAAAAGGTAGTAAAGAAGCACAAAAACTACCAGACAAAACAATCAAAGCACTAAACGTTTTCTTAGATAAAGAGATTAAAGAAGAAAGTGATAGTATTTAAATATGGAAGTACTTTATTGGATTACTAGATTAGATGGAATAAAAATGTTTCTTTTTATTGCATCAGCAATATTTGTTATTTATTCAATTGCATCAACAATCGGACACTGTGTATTGACAGGATATGAATATTCTGGTGTGCGTACAGAAGATGATTATACCCAGGCTAAAGTTCTTTGGGACAAAACTTGGTTAAAATCAATTATTATTACTATTTTTGTAGTATTATTTAATATTTTTACCCCAACTGAAAAAGATGCTTATATAATTTATGGTGTTGGAGGAACTATTGATTATATTAAAAATAATAAAATAGCTACTAAACTTCCAGACAAGGCTATAAAAGCATTAGATTTATATTTAGATAAAGAAACTAAAGAAATACAAGAATCTAGTGTTGATGTAGATAGTATTTAAATAATATTAACATTTATATATTTTGATAT